CTACATCGTATAGCGTTATGACGGATGCCTTAAAAATTGCTATGGCTAATCCAGACTTCTCATCCGATACGGCCGCGCAACAACAGCAATTAATTAGTCAGGCTCAAGCACAGCTCCAGAATGCTTTGTCAGGGAGTGGTACCTAATGCCAACCAACTGGGATACATTCGTTAATACTCTTGGTAGCAATAATGGGCCGCCAAATATGAGTCCTACGGGGCAAAGCACGAATTGGGATAGCTTTGTCAGTTCTCTAGGGGGCGGTCAAACAGGCGCTCCGGCTCCAGCGGCTCCGGTTGCACCCGCGGCATCAGAGCCAACGCGGACCCCTTATACCGGTTTGGGCGGTGTGTTCGCGGGTAATCCTACGCCTTCGCTGAACAATGCTCCGGTTCCGGGCATGGGCGACGTGCAGGCGGCGGGCTTGCCGCCCCAGCCGATACTTCGCGCAGCGACCAGTGCCGATCAACCATCCCCTTCCTGGTGGCAGAATGCGCTTGGCGCAGTTAAGAAGTTCAACGACCTGATCATATCAGCAGTGCCGGGCGGCCAAACGAACGCGCAAGATGCCCAGTATGCGGCGGCGGACGCGAACACTCCGGGCCTGCCAGCAGCGGCTAAAGCGGCAGAACTTGGAGAGTCGCGCCTATTTCAGAGCAGGATCACTCCGGACAATGCAGGATCGCAGATGGTGCAAAACAGCCCGCTCGCGTCCGGCGCGGCCCGTGTCGTTGGTGGCCTGCTCCCCTGGGTAGCTTCTGCCGCTACTGCTCCTGGCGTCGGCGCTGATACCGCGGGCCTGGGCGCTGAGGACATGGGCAATCTTCCTCTGTGGCAGCAGGTGGCAGGCATGGCCGGGCGTGGCGTGGCTCAAGGCGCAGGAGCGAACGTGTTGCAGGGAATCGACCCTACCTCTCATCAGGGATTGCAGAATGAAGCTCTAGGCGTGGGTATGGACGTGGGCGCCGGCCTGGTCGGTAAAGCCGGGGAAGCGTTGAATGTCGCGCCGATTATCTCGCGCCCGGTCGGTGGCGCTGTCGGTGGCGCGGCAGGGACCGCGGCCGGCTACTCGGTTATGACCCCGCAGGAGCAGCAAAGCTTCGGAAAGTCTCTGGTCAGCCAGGGACTGACGATGGGCGCGGTAGAGTTGGTGATGACCGCCCTGGGAGGCAAGGCAGCTTTCACGACGGACGGAGAGGCAACCCCTACAGAATCGCAGGAGGCGCAACAGGAAGGCGCAGGAGCAGAGCAGCCCCCGGTACAAGGGGATTCACTACGGGCATCCGTGACGGAGAATATCGGGTCGATCATTGATGACATGGAACCTGCTGAAGAAGAAGCGCTGAGCACTGCGGTTGCGAACAACGATGCAGACGGCGCCCTCGGTATAGTCGCTGGGAAGATGAAACCCCCGGTGAATACCGGCGGGGCGCAGACGCCCAACGATAAACTGATCTTGACGCTGAAAGCTATCTTCAGCGATGAACAGCCGGCAAGAATCGGCGGCGCCCAGACAGACATCATCTCAAAACTAAAAGCCATAGACCAAGGGACGTACACGACCGTCACGATGCAGCAAAATAATGAAATTATCGCGAAACTGAAGGCCATAATGGATAGCAGCCACGCGCATAACATCGTGCAAAACGCAGCATCGCAGACGGTACAGCAAGATCAGGATGACCAGCAACGGGCAGGCATGGATGCAGCAGGGGCAAGTCAAAACGTGCCGGCCGACACCCCTGATGCTTCGCAGGCGGGAGCGGTATCGCCAGAAGGTAATGCGGCCATTCCTAGCGACGGAAGTCCTGAAATACAGGTGACACCCAAGGAAGAGGCTCCTGGTGAAACGGCGGGACAAGCGCAGGCGACGGCGGCACCAGCAGCGACGGTGGCAGCACCCGCAGGCGCCAAGCTCCCTGCTGAGTCCAAGGGAACTTCCCCAACTGCCCCCAGCGCCAATCATACCCCTGCCGAGTTAAGCAGGGCCAGCAAAGTCCTTAGCCGATACCGGGAAGTAGCCCCGGGTGTGCTCAAGTCAACATGGGACGCCTTCCCCGAGTTGCGGGACAAATATCCGCACGCCGGGAAGTTCCTCGACAAACAGCCCCCTGATGTTCAGCCAAAGAGCCTCCAGTCATGGGCGGCAGACATGAAGGCACGTGGAGCGGATCAGAATGTGCCCGGCCCCCCGCAAGCCGCTCCCGATCAGGTATCTCCGCAAGGATCTAACACCAAGGGGATGATCGGCAATGTCGGTGGCGCCGGGAAGAATACCGCGTTCGACAAGGCGATCAATTTACCAACCGAGATGCCTTCTAACCCCGCGCCGGAAGAAGATGCACAGGCGAAGCAGTTGGCTACTGCACAGAATCAAAAACTGAAAGAGCAGGCCGTAACGGAGAATATTGACCCCAAAGAAACAGCAAAAACGATGAAGAACCTGAACAACAGCGGCAAACCTCATAAGCCCGCGGGGACCGTGGACGAATGGATACACCAGAAGCCCAGAGACATTTACAGATTCCTAGTAAATAAGAACCTCGCCTTCGATACGTTTACAAAGAACTTGGAAAAGAAACTCGACCTTCAGCTAAGCGACAGAAACAACCCTGCTACTCAGGCCGGGATCCGGATGTATTCCAACCAGAGAGCTTTAACGAATCTCTACATAGAAGGCCGCGGTCCGGACGGAAAGATCCTATCCGATGTAGGTGGCAACCCACTCCCTTCCCTCGCTTCCGTGCTGGATATGCCGAAAGAGGATGTTAAGGATTGGGAAGATTATTTGACGGCGAAGAGGGCCGTCTATAAGGTAGCAAAGGGGCAAGCGGTCTATCCTAAAAGCTACGGTCTCGCTCCGGCAGACGAAGAAGATACCGCCTCAGTGGACAGCGCAAAGGAAGCATTGGATAAGGTCAAGGATGACAAAGAAGACCCCGCTATTATCCAGACATACCAAGACGCCTACGACAAGGCTAGGGAAAACGTGAAAGAGATCAACAAGACGTCCTCTGCTAAGGTCCAGGCAATAATCGATGAATTTGAAAAGCAACACCCCGATTTCAAAGCAAGAGCCGATCAGTATTATTCATGGAACCGAACATGGGGCAAGGCCTGGATGGTAGATACCGGACTCGTCTCGGAAAAAACGTGGGCAAACATGGAAAAGGGTGATCCCGCGTACACTCCATTCTACCGTGTTCATGGAGCGGCAGAGACCGAGACCCACGCCCTGGGTATGAGATTTACCGGATCGGAACGACCTTTGCAGTCTCACTTCTACGCTATTCAGGACTCAATCCTGAGAACGACCAGAAGGGCGATGGACAATAAGCTCTCCGGCTCGGTCTACAACGACCTTCAGCAGTATCCCAAAGAAGTGAACGAACTAGGCATTCGGCTGGCGTCCGATCCCAAAAACGAGATGGCGGCAAGGGAAGCGGGAACGAAAGCGATCAGGGATTCCGACGAGATGCACGAAGACCCCGCCAAAGCGATGGGCGATGAGACCGACGAGAAAGACCGGGAAGAAGAGGACCAGTTCATCCAAAAACACGGGAATACATGGACGACCAGGGTAAACGGTAAAGCCGTAGCGATGAAGATTGACAACACTGAAATGAGAAACACAGTCAGACATCTCGCGCCGGAGCAAGTGCCCAGCTTCCTCAGGGTAGTCTCCAGGGGAACGCACCTGGCGTCCAATCTCCAGGCCGGATTCAACACGTTCTTTACTCTTTTGAAACAGCCGGCGATTGAACAGCCTGGGTATTTCCTGACCAGTAAGACGATTAATCAGCTAAACCCGGTGGATTGGGCGCGATATCCTTTCCAGTTCGTCAAAGCCTTCGGGGAAGTGATGAAAGGGAACTTCGGAAACGACACCGACGACCTCGCCGAGTTCAAAGCATTGGGCGGCGGCAAGCAAGGGTTTTCAGGCAACCAGGATACGTTTGAAGACCTCAACCCTGCGAAGAGAGCCCTGGGCGGAAAAGTATCGACCACGGCAAAGCAGATCATAACAAAGGTAAATACGACCCTGACCAACACGGCGCGGCTGGCTGAGTTCAAAAGGCAGCTCGCTTCGGGCGCAGGAACGGAAAAGGCTTTCGCTGAAACTCAGGCATTAGGAATCAACTTCGGAAGACATGGAGAATTTCAGTTTGGGAACATCGGCGGGATGTTCGTCAATGCCGGGATTCAAGGTGTGGACGCGATGGCAAGATCGCTTATCTCGCGCCCTGCCCAAACAATCGGCGGCGCGATTGCTCTTTTAACCGTAGGCCAAATGCTGACGTATGGGGCGAACAGGAACAACCCCTACTATGTTGGCGATCCCAAAAGAAACATCCCCGGCCTCTCACAGAGCGATAAGGATAATTACTATTGTGTTCCCGATTATGCTTCTCGGGATGCAAACGGTATCCCTAATAAGTTCATCAAGATCGAGAAGCCCAAGGCGTGGGGCCTTCTTTTCTCGACCATACCTGAGCACATCATAACGGCGATAGACAAGCAGGACCCGAAGCAATTAGATGACTGGTACGGGCAGATCGGCAAGGTTCTCCTACCGCTCGACGTGAGCACCATCTTCGATCCATTGTTTCAGGTGTGGGCAAACAAATCCTATTCAGGAGGCCCGATTGTATCCCAGAAATTGTCCTCTCTGTCCCCGGGACTTCAGGGAGACAAGAGCGACACCGCTGCCGCTAATTGGCTCGGCGGGGAATTGAATAAAACCCCTTTACGGGGCTACAGCGCTATTGCCCCGAAGAACATAGACTATTTAGCTCAGTCTTACGGCGGTGTCTTGACTCAGGTATTGAACCCGGCTAAGACATTGCAGACAGACCTGATTGCCGATCCATCCAAAGCGAATGATGTGGACAACAACTTCTACAACCTGAAAACAAAGCTGGACCAGTCTGTGGCCGATTTTAAGCAGAAGGGTGTCAAGTCCAAAGACTATAACCCTGGTCTGGCGAAATCGGTGGATAAGGTGGCCACACAGATGGGAGCTCTCACCAAGGCGATCCAGAATGTGCAGGGCAGCAAGACACTATCCCAGGCCCAGAAGGATCAGACTGCTACTGCGCTGAAACAGAGGCAGCAGCAGATCATGCAACAGATAATACAGCGGGTAGGGGGATTGTCGCAGTGACCAAATGCCCGATTGTCTGCCTCATTTGCGATCCCTTCGATAACTTCTGCGATGAATGCAATTATCCGGTGATTACGGAGCCGGGAGATGTGGAAAGGAGCAACTGATGAAAAAACAGTTCATCATCTTCACCGCCGATCATTCAGGCCTGGCCATTGCAATACGGCTGAAATACGAAGGATACAAGGTTAAACTGGCCATGATCAAACCGTGGGAGAAAACCGGCAAGATCGTGGCAGCAAGGGACGCGAAGCAATCCAAGGAATGGGCCAAGAGAATGAAATACCTGGACCAGAACGGCACCGGCCTGGTGGATAAGGTATGGGCCTCTGATGTGGTCAAGCAGGCGCACAAGGGCGATGGGGTCTATTACATCTTCGATCAGATATACGGCAGCCAGTTCTCCGAAGCGCTGCGTAAGAAGGGCTGCTTGGTGCTTGGAGGCTCGAAGGTAGGCTATGAGCTGGAGAAGGACCGCGATGCCACACTGCGGGTCCTGGGCAAGTCCGGCCTTGATATCCCGGAGCAGCAGGAGTTCGGCAAGGGAAGCAGCAAGAAAGCCATTGAGTTCTTGCAGAAGAATGCCGATAAACTGTATGTGCTGAAGTCGGATAACCCGGCTGTGGTTACTCAGGTGGCCAGCGATTCAAACGACGAACTGATCCAGAAACTTACCGCCGAGGCGAAGCTGATCGACGCGGAGCCCTTTCTGCTTCAGGAGAAGGTGGCCGGCGAGGAGATCGCCATCGAAACATGGTATTACGAAGGCAAACCGGTTCTCTGCTGCCTCAACCTTGAGGATAAATTGAAGTACAACCCGATGTGCGAGGTTCAAACGGGCTGCGCTTTCTCGATCGACGCCATCCTGCCGCCGGACTCTCCGCTGAGGATGGCCACGAACGCAAAGCTAGACGCATACGCAGCGAAGAACATCGGCACGGGGCTTCTGGATATATCGGTGATTTACGATCACTCCCTGGACAAGTATTGGGCGCTGGAGGTCTGCGGCTCGCGCTTCGGCTATAATGCGATATTCTCCACCTTTGCCCTGCTGAAGATCGACGTAGGGCAGTTCCTGGCTGGCTACATGGACGGCAAGCTCGATCCCGAAAAAGCATTCGCCACAGACCAGGTAGCGACCTCTCTGCGCCTGTTCAACGATTCAGAGACACCAGACCAGATGATCGACTTCCCGGCAGAGATGATGCCCGATGTGTGGTTATGGGATTGCTACATGAAAAGCGGGGAGCTGATGACCACCGGCGACGATGCTATAGCGATCATCACGGCGACCGGCGAGAACCCGGAAGGAAGTTTTGCGGAGCTGCGGAAAAAGTTCTTCCAATTCCATTGCGCCACCAAGTACGCCCGGGATGACATCGACGAGGAGGACGATCCCCGGCTGCCGTTGACCAGGTATCACAAATTAAGGCAATACAAACTCATATAAGGAGGAAAAGCGCATGGCAGGAAATTGGATTAAGAAGGCCGTTTCAAAGCATCCTGGAGCTCTGGCCAAGAAAGCGAAGGTGGCCGGAGGCTTGACCAAGGCTGGAACAATCAAACCGGCGTTTTTGAAGAAAGCCGCCAACAGCAGCAACCCGACAACAGCGAAGCAGGCCAACCTTGCCAAGACGCTGAAGAAGCTGCATTAGGGATCATCATCGCTGAAGATGGACAGAAGGAACGCCAGGATTACAACGATGCCTATGGCTTCCATTACCGGCTGAACCAGTGGCGGACGATCCTGACGATAGCCTTCTTGTCCTCGATCTCCCTCTCCTTCTGCTGACGATAGCGCAGTTCATAGAGCGTGGCCAGTGATGCCAATGCGACGAGTACCAAGGCGACGATGAGCATCCAATCCATCTCCTATCCATGCTTCTAACAAACTTCTAACATGAGCGTCACATTCCAGAGTGGAGCAACCTGGATGGCCAACAATGAATCCTTATTTATCAAACCTTTCAGGGCATATAAAATCCGGTAAAAGCGCAAAATTCTAATTCGCATCCAGGTGCGCAAGCAGGAAGTTACCGATCACCTTGGTGTAGCTGCTGACCTTTTCGGCCATCTCAGCCTTGATTTTGGCGATCGCATCAGTGAGCGGATCGCCGGTGGCTTCCTGGACCTGGGGTGCCGGAGCTGCCGGTGTCTCCTGGACCGGTTGTGCTACCTTCTCCGGTGCAGGTTTCTTCGCCCTGGTCTTCTTCTCTGGTTTGGGCTCCTGGACCACCGGCGTTTCGCCTTGCTCGGGCTCCGGAGTAGCTGCGGCTTCCTGGACCGGTTCCTCTTCCTGGACCGGCTTGGGCTTGTCTTCGAAATGTGGGCACTTCGGACCGCAAACGATAGGGGATCCGTCTGTCGGATCGCAGACTTCGCAGCTATCTGGCCAGCAAGGTTTCAGGAAAGGGCACGTAGCGCATTGGTCGTCTGTTGGACTTACTTCAGGTGGGCATAAACAATGTCTATGGTGAGGGCTTGAGTAATCACAGTAATATTTCTGGGTAACGACTTCCTGGTCCGGCCCAACCTTGACCGCAGCGCCCTGCTCAGCGATCTCCTGCTCATATGCCGCCTGGTGCTCGGCGTCATCCGCTTCCTGCTCTTCCGGAGTCAGGCCACTTGGCTTCCACTTGAGATAGCTGCAGGGCTCTCCCTCTCTCCAGCAACTGCTCCAGTCCGGCTGCTCAGGGCAGGTATCATATTTCTTGGCTTTACTGCAATATAGCGTCACACAGGCACTGCACAGATCAGGCTCTACCCAGAAGTCTGCACCCACTCGGTCACGCTCTCCTTGGACACATCATCGAAAATGGCCACCTCGACAGCAGAGAGCGCCTCGATCTTTTCTTCAAGCGCACGGCCGCCAGGCTCGAACTGTGAAGCCCGGAGCTCACCGATCAGGGCCGGGGTCACTACGAAGACTACTGGGATCCGCCGGTCCAGGAACTCGTTTGCAATCGCCTGCACCAACATCGTCTTACCGACGCCCACCCAGCCGGCCAGGGCCAACCCCTTTGCGATCGCCCGGGATTTGTAAAGCTCCGGGAACTCCTCGAGGTATTTATGCACCGCCTTGAACATGGCAATCGTGCTCTTCGTCACGTTGAAGTCCACCAGCCGGATTTCCCGCTCGTTATCGTCCAGGCCGGAGGTCTCGATCATCCGCTCGATCGCCTTTTGCTCCACGCATCGGCAGGGGCTGGCATACCATTCCCCGTTGCGCTCCCGGAGCACCATGCCCTTGTCGCCGCAGAACGGGCAATCAGCTTGTGTCTCCGGTTTCGAAGTGCATCGGGTATTTCGATTGAGCTGAGCCTGCTGCAGGTCTCGTATCAGTTCCGACATGGGTTTCATGAGCTTGTGCCTCCTTCTCCAGTTTCTCCAGGGATATCTGACACCACTTTCTGAACTGCAAGCGTGGGTTGGAATCCTTCTTTAGCGGCTTGTCCCGCTTGTATGTGCGCCAGGCCTTGACCTCCGACAGTAGGTTCAGCGTTGGGAAATCCGCCCTTAATTGTTTCAAGTTTTCTGAGTCCTTCTGCTCGTCGAAGGGGTAGGCCAGTATTTGTTTCAGTTCAGCTATAAACAACTGGTCATCGTCAGGGGTGGGCGGCGGAATCTCATCCCTACCCAACCCAACCCTATCTAGATCCAAACCCAACCCAACCCTACCCAATCTAGGGAGTAAGTCTTCCGGCAAATGTTCTCCATCTTTTCCCCCATTTTGGAGAAAGCTTTCTCCATTATTTTTCTCGGGCGGTACAGGCAGCTTGGAAGACTTGGCGTATTTAGGTTTTTGGTATCTCTCCCACTTGGTAAAGGCCAGGTATTCAAGACCATCGGCCTCATAGAGAATGATGTTTTTACAGTGCTCAATGACGTGATCCCGCATCTCCCGCACCTGGTCGATGGTGAAATCGTCATAGGGAAAGACCGTCGATCTCAGATAGGCTGGGTTGCCAAGGAGTCGCCCCTCATCGTCAGCGTTTGAGAAGCAACCGATGAAAAGAAGACGCTCGAGCGGTGGTAATTGTCCTACCGTTGGATCTGTCCATAGTTCGGGATGTATAAAGCGCTGTCTCGCCAATTCTCCTGCCCCCAATAGCCTTAAGCTGTAGCTTCAATCTCCCTGATCCATCCGGATGGTACATTCCCGAAGTATACATACCAGTGTTCGCTTCCTGACCAGTCCGTGATAATCGTCCATGCCGATTTAGGGAACGGCCACCGATATTTAGGCAAGTCCCGAGCCTTATGCAGTTGGTACCGGTGCGACTTAGGGATAGCTATCGTCAGCCTGGTCTCCGTCCGGCTGTACTCCAGGCCCTCGCTGGTCGCCCAGCTCTGCTCCTCCGGCCGGCGCTCATCCGTCAGCCACTGCCATTTATCCAGCATCCGGACCAGGTTCCCATGCTCGTCAAGTATCGGGAACATCCCCAGGGTCAGCCCGCTACGCTTTATCTCAGGCACAAAATGATTCGCTGTGAAGTGGTAGAGTTTCATATCTTCCTCCCGTGTGGGTTCTAGTCGCTCCAGCGGCACCTAACCACACGCCTTTTACAGCCTCTCCGACATCTTGCCGATCAGTCCGCTCACGGCGCCCCGATATTTGTCATGATCTAATCCCTGCATCTCGGCCAGGTCCTCGAGCAGCTTCTGGAATCCGCTCACTAGGGCATCGAAGTGTGCCCTGAATCTGACGACCGCCGGGCTCTGCTTCCGGAGTTCGGCCAGCTCCTTTTGCACGTCCTCAGGGATCCGCTCCTCGACCGTCGTGGCCGTGGTCTCGATCGGCTTCGCCTTGAGTTGGGCCTCGAGTTCATCGATGCGATCAGCGGATGTTGTCAGGTCCTTGTTAGCTTCAGCGAGCTGCTCCCGGAGTGTGGCCACCTCATCGTCATTGCCGGCAGCCTGGGCGGTTTCAAGTCGCTCCGTCAGTCCTGTGATCCTCTCGTGCAAGAGGTCGATGTCATGCTCCTTGGCCTTGATTGCCCGATCGGCACTCTGGGCTTGCTTGACCGCCAAATTTGTCTGCTGTTCCGCCTCGGTCAGCTTCTCCTCGAATAGTTGCTCTTGCCTCACCTTTTCCCGAAGGCCGGCCTCGGCCTCTGCCAACTGTCGCTCGAGTTCCTGCTTTTCCTTGATGGCCTTCTGCAACTCCCGGGTGGAAAGGCTCTCAAGGTCGTGATCCTCGACGAAATGCTCCCGCTCATCCCGGGGGATGCCTAAGAGTGCTACCGCCTGCGTGTAACTCAAATCTCCAAGCGCTTGGAGATTTGAAGTATGGCCGAGGAGATTGGTACGATCGGTGCCGTACTCCTCGAATATTTTCATCAGGTTATTGGCCGTGCTCTTGGAGTAATCAACCGATTGCTCCAGCCAGTTGCCCCACTCCCCGTGGTCGATCATCGCCTTGGCCTCGACCAGGCGCCGGCCGATCTCGATGCTGCTATAGAGGATCATGGTCCGGGTCTGCCCCTTGATGTCGTTGATCTCCGCAGCTATAAGGTTCGGGGTTCTCTCTATGGCGATCACGCTCACGTTTATTCCTCCTTCCGGCTACGCCGGGATTCTGATGCGCTCCTGCTCCTTCTTCTTGGCCAGCCTCTCATCCGTGAAGGCCTTGATAAACTCTTCAACATCCTGCCCGGGTGGCCGGTTATGCCTGCCATGTATCTGGAAAACTTCCTTGTCACCCGGGCGAACCTCGACTGTGTAATAGGGCTTGTCCGGCTCGTCAGTCTTCCGCACGAAGAGGATGACGGTCTGCCCTTTGGCATAGTTAATGCCATACCTGCCAACACAATGGTTCAGCGCCTCTCCCTCGCTGATCATCTCCAGAGTGTCCTTCGCCGGTCGGATACTGAGTCCACCATGCTCGAAGAAGTATCTCTTGTTGAGCTCTTCAAGCTGCTTCGCAATCTGCTCGTTGAGCTTTGCATCAGCCTTAATCCGTAGCTGGGTAAGCGTGTTCTGATGGATGGTATAGACGCTCTTGGGATAGAGCACATTATCCGATTTCAGATCCATCCGTAGCCTTTTGGCGTCCTCGAGGTAATCGCGCCAGGTGATGGTCACGTTGCTTTTTGATGAATAGTGCTCTTTGTCCCGGGCATATTGTTTGTCCAGGTAGCGCAGAACCTTTTTGACCGGTATCTTCTTTATAACGTCATGCGCCAGGAATTTCTTGAAATGCTCGAATCCATACGAATTACCGAAGTCACTGGCCAGCGAGACTGCTTCCTGGACTGTCAGGTTCCAGCCGGCCGCCTTGCAGCATTTCAGAGCCTCGAGAAATCCATAGCCCACATCGACCTTCTGGCGCCGGATCTCGTTCAGTTCCTGCTTGGTCATCCGGAGCACTTTCAGGACGTTTTTGCCGCGCCAGTTGATGGCGTTGTAGGTCATATCATTGCAGATCTTGCCTTCAACTAGGCGGTTGAACCCCAGTTTCGTGAGGTATTCGACGCAAGGGTACCTGGCAGCCAAGTGGAAAAATGAGGTCATGTCGCCTAGGTCGTATTTCTGCCATGTGCTGTAGCGGAACGGAGTCCCGGCCACTGCGGCCTCGACACTATCCCGGGAGTAGGAGCTTGGAAAGGCGCTATAGTATTTAGGGAGCGTGTAGACCGTAGCTGCCACCTCCCATTCGCCATACCGATTTCTGATCATGGCAGCATGGCCCGGCTCGAACACGTAGTATGCCAGCACGATATACTCGGTCTCAACATTCCTGTAGTTTCTGCTGTAGTCCCGGATGGCATGGATCCCCCTGGCCACGATGGCATCAGGGTTGGCAGGCACCTTATCATAGTGGAGGAAGTAGGTCTGGTCGATCATGTACGAGTGGCCGCGCCCGGATGCCTTGACCATACATGCGCTCAAGCAGTGCGGGCACATGGCCACGGAGTTGTGCTTCAGGGTTTCATCGGGAGTAAATCCCCCGTGGCAGTGAGTGCAGTATGCCCACTGCTTCTTCCCCATCCGCTCAGTGAATATGTACCGGCTTGCGAGCAGAGCGGCGTCGGTGGCATACTGCTCGGCGCCAGGAGTGATTACTGCAGCGTAAGGCTTGTATGGCTCCAGCCATTTTCTATCTCTTGATATCATTGGCGCCACCCCCTACAACAGGTCATCCAGATTGACGTCGAAACTGACGCTCTTCTTTGCTTCCTGGACCGGCGGCGCCGGAGCTGCAGCTTCCTGGACCGGTGCTGGAGCTGCTTCTGCCGGAGTCACCGATTCTGCAGGCCTCGGGGAAGCGCTGCCCTCGATGCCGTAGTATTTGAGCACGATCGCAAAACCTTCGGGATCGGACAGCACGGCGCAGTCGCCGGATGATTGCTTTCGGGCCTCTTTCCGCATCTCATCCAGGCTGCCCTTGATGGTCTTATCTTTGGCCAGGATCTTCGCTGCGTCCTCCTGGTTCGCATCCAGGAGGTCAGGGGTTCGAGTCCCCTCACGTCCACCAGAATTGCCAAGGCTTCCGGGGTTCCGGGAGCCTTTTCTAACGCCCCGGATTCTAACATTCTTCTAACATGGTCATCAAAGACAAGAGCAGAATAGAACATTCTATCGCTCCTTTTTCTCCCTGGCTTTCTTAATCAGGCCATTCACTGCGTCTGTTCCCTGCTGCTGCATTGCCGGCAATATATGCTCGTATGTGTGCCGGGTAAAGTCCTCTCGCTTGTGTCCAAGAATAGCCGCTACTATCTTTATATCAACACCTTTGAGCAGCAGAAACGTGGCAAAGGAATGCCGCAGATCGTGCACGCGCATGGCAGGAAGGCCCAGCTTGGTCATGATCTTTTTGAAATGCTTATAAAGGTAATTCGGACCGTACGGCAGCCCATCATCCCGGCGCCAGACGTAACCGGTCGGCCGGTTTATCTTTTTCTGCTTCCCCAGCAGAAATTCTGCTTCCTGGATCAGATCCCCCACATCATCATCAACATCGTATCCCTGCTTTCGCGCTTCGCACCTGAGCATTTGCTCAAGGTCCTCCGGCAGCATGATCGTCCGTTCGCTGTCCTCAGTTTTGACATCGTTTGGTTTGACTTTACCCCTGATCATCGCCAGGGCACGCCAGATATGGATCTGCTTCTTCTCCAGATCGACATCTTCCCACCAGAGGCCGGAGATCTCCCCCCGGCGCATGCCGCATTGAAGCCCCTCATTCACTGGCAGGTCCATCTCCGTGCCGGCCACTTCATCCAGCAATAACCCCAGTTGTTCTTCATCCAACACGACAGGCCGGAATTTATCCCTCTTCGGCGCATCCACGGCATCGCAGGGGTTCGTCTTGATTATCTTCCACTTGACGGCTTGCCGCAGCGCGATGTGGAACACGCCATGAAGATTGTTAGCCGAGGTGCCCCCGAGCGTTCCCTCTGGTTTCCGAAGCCGCTTTTCCATCTCTTCGATGTCGAGCGGTTGCAACTTGGAGATCATCACCCTACCCAGGTGCTCATTGATGTGCTTGATCGCCCACTCGTAATCCACTTGCGTCTTCTCCCTCAAATCAGGCTGGGCGTAGCCATACCATTTCTTCAGGTATTCTTCGATGGTCAGGGTGGATGGATCGATAAACTCACCGATCAATATCTCATGGTTGATCTCGATCAGTTTAGCGTCGGCTTCTTCCTGGGATGCGCCGGCGGGGATCCACTTCGGCTTGCGGGCGCCGTTGACGTACCGGTCGAGGATGACGTAGTAACGATTACCTTTTTTGGCGATGCTGCCGCGCATGGGTTGCCTCCTTGGTAGGGGATCAGATCTTCATTCGCCATCGTCATTACAAAATATCTTTCTTATCAACATCACGATAAATGACACAGCACAGACAATTCCGATCACCATAAAGAAGGATTCCATGCCTCTCCTTTGCCTACATCCCATCGTTAAGGTCGAATAAAGTCGAAATACCGAGAAAGTCCTAATTAAAATTAGGATAAAAGGGCTATGGACAAATTTATGATGCAGAGTAAAATCAGGTCATAAGAACCTACGTTTGTGATAGAGAAGGGGGAGGGGTGGAATTTGGAGTATCAAGTCTTTGACTTAGGCGGCCCATTCAAATGGGCACGAGGTCAGAATGATAAGTACGTCGTGGACAAGCAATGTGAGACCGAGTTTATTGAGTTTATGCAAAGGGCGGGAATCCAGGTGAAACGTACTCAAGAGCCTTCAGGTACTCGTAAGGATCTTTCCCCAGTTCCTTGAGCTTTATTGCAAAACGGATCCAGTGAATAATATCTTCTTTTTCTTCGCGCATTAGGAAACAAAGAGCATCATTCGGCAATGGCGGCATCATGTCCATTGGCACATCGTCCATAAAGAAGAATAGAGCATCTACGTCTACTCCCTGGCCAATCCGTTTATGACGTCTAGGCTGGGGTTATTTTTTTTGCCATTTTCAAGCGATGATATGTAGGCAGGGCTAATCCCTGTCGCGTTGGATAAGCCCTCTATTTTAATATCGAGAGAGTTTCTTCTACTGCTTAGCCTACCGCCATGGAACTCCATTCCTTTGAATCCCATCGTCTTTACCTCCAGCGAATTAATCATTTAAAACACTTCTATAGCGGCTATTGTTCCCCTTTTTCCCCTAAGTAAACATCAATAATAAATATTCGCCAACAGTGTTGACACAACTTTACTGAGGGTGTAATATGTGACTATAGGCTTTACTCAGAGAGAAGGTGCACCAAATGACTACCAGCGAAATCCTTAAGATTTGGCGTGGTGACAGAAAGAAAAAGGACATGGCCGCAATCCTCGGAGTTGTTCCGGGTTTCTACTCCGATCTCGAAAACGGCAAGAAGCAGCCAGGCAAACAACTGATTCTCAAATTAGTCGGGCTCACCGGACATCCGGCAGAAGTCTTTCTCCGTCAGAAGGTTTCTTAACCCCTGGGAAAGGAGGACCCACATGGCAATCGAGCTTCAACAGTTTACCTGCAAGCACTGCAACATTCCGGCGCCCGAAGGTTCTAGATTCTGCCCGGCCTGCGGGAAGCGCATCCCCAAACCGAAGATGCAGCCGGCCATCGATGACCAGCTCGTCATCAAGCAGACGGACGCCGTTCTCACGGTGAAGGGCGTCTGCGCCTTCTTCCACATCAGCGAGTGGAAGATCTACGACCTGATGAAGCAGCACAAGATCCCTTTCTTCATGGTCGGTGAGCACAAGCGATTTCTCACCAGCGACCTGATCGAGTGGGCGAGGGATCAGGAGATGTTCAACCCGGTAACAGAGTAACTTCGGTGGAACGAGAAACGAAACGGAGGAAGCACAATGAACATTCAACCGATTGAGTACCGGAACCAAAGAATCTTGACCACGGCGCAGTTGGCAGAAGCCTACGGTACGGACGAGAAGCGCATCTCCGAGAACTTCAACCGCAATGAGGGCCGCTATACCGAGGGAAAGCACTTCTATTCCTTGTCTGGCGAATCGCTCAAGGCTTTCAAGGAAGGGTATCCGCAAATTGCGGAAAGCCTCAAGTTTACTTCTATTCTCTACCTCTGGACTGAAAAGGGTGCTTGGCATCACGCAAAGTCTCTGAACACCGATCGGGCATGGGAAGCCTATGAGAAGTTGGTTGATGATTATTACCAGATCAAGTCGTCCCAGCCCGTCTCCCCAACCGAAGCGCTGCTGCAAACCGTCCAGCTTCTGGTTGCTCAAGAAAAACGCCTTGTCGCCGTAGAAGAAACCCTGACCACCGTCAACCACCGCGTTGACAGCCTGGATGCAACCAACATTGACGGAACTCCACAACAGCGCCTCAACTCCATGGTTAAAAAGTACGCCTACGACAACGGCATCATCTATGCCAAGGGCTGGGAAAATTTCCGGACCGCCTTCAACAACGCCTACCATACCAACCTTGAAGCGCGCCGCCTGAATTACATGGCACAGCACAACCTCAAACGCCTTTCGATGCCGGGCTATTTGACAGCCGCCGGTCTGATTGAAGACGCCCTGCGAGTAGCAGATAAAATGCTGAACCGTCAACAGGCGATGTAGCAAGAGTAACAATTTCCCGTGTCCGATTAAACAGGCAAAAAACGACGAGAGAGGAGGGATTAACGATGGGGATAGGTACGATGGTGCGTGAGGCAATCGAGCGGAGCGATACACCGGTGAAGGCGTGGGCAATCGAATGCGGCGTCAGCACAGATGCGCTGTACTCATGTTGCCAGGAGAAGCGCCCGATACCGCGGCAGGCCCGGCGCAAATTATCGACGATGCATCTGCTGGCGGGGTTGGCCGTGGCGCTGGAAGACACCGGCTACGTCTGCTTCGAGCCGTTGGCTGGCGACAGACATCCGCTGGCGATGGTGGAGAAGGTGAAGCAGGAAGTGCTACGTCTGGCGGGGGAGCTCGCGGTTCTGCCGCAGCACTTGGTCGATAAGTTGCGAGCTGGTGACCTGGCGCCGGATGACAAGGCGCTCCTGGAAGATGTTGACCAGGAGATGATCAGACTGCTGCGGGCACTGTTCAGCTTCTTGGTGGAATCAGAAAGTCAGTACGCGGAGCCAGTCACAGCGATGCTGGCAAATGAAAAAGCGCCTCTGCAAAGGCGCTCATAGTAACACTCACTAGAAAGGATAACACACAATGGCATGTCACGTCTACGAGTTTGAGCAAGCGCACTGGACCAGGGACATCCTGGATGCCACAATGCACAGCCTCATCAAGCACGGGAGCGCCGAGTACCGGGACACCTTTCACACCGTTGCCAGCGCCGTCCTGTCGGCCAAGAAGCTGCAGCAGATTAAATTCCCCGGCTACATCATCTACCCCGGCCGCGATGGCTATGTCCACGTCAGGGCACGGCAGACGATAGTTGGCAACATCTGCCCCAAGTGCGGGGTGATGCTCAAGCATGACAAACTGCGGCTGATCCAGGTGGCCAAGGAATGCGCTCAGCAGGATTTGCCAGTATGGGGCTGTATGTTGTGCTGCGCCATATTTGCGAGGTGGGAGGACAACCGTGAGAAGAGCACTGGAGTTCCTGCTGACCGTTCTCTGCTGCGGTCTGGGAATGGCAGAGACAGCCTGGTGTCAGGGAGGCGAATGGATTGAACGGTTACGTAGTCATGGCAATACTGGCGCTGTTTTTGGTCGTGGGATTTATCCTGCTACCCGAAGAGAAAGAATCGTTGGAGACTAAACTGATTCGGGCAAACAAGTTAGTGAGATAGGAGGAGTAGGGATGCACGTATTCAAAATCGGCGACAGCGTTCTCATCCCGGCCATCGTCGTCAAGATCGACGGCGATCGCGCCAGGGTCCACATCGGCAGCGAGAAGTTGCCAATATCGATCACCGTCCCGGTTGCATCGTTGGTGCCAGGGAATCGGCGGTTAGGCATGGATGGGTTAACCAGTGCTTTACGAGCGTATCACAACAGGCGCATTAAGAGCGCACAGGAGGCGATTTCTGGTGAGTAGATACGAAGTTAAACATGAGGATAGAGGATTGGCGTTTGGCAATGACCATGCTTGCGGAGAGTTTTTGATGATATGGCAGCGCCCGACCGATCCGAAGGAACGCAATGCCCAGGATCAATACGGGCCAGATCCTGAGGAAGTGATTGTTGACCTGGATACCAAGTTTCATCCCAAGTTTGACCGGGACATGATGGTTCGGCTAATTAGCAAGCACGGATTCGACCTGTCCGAATTAGAAGAGGCCAGAAACGAGGCGGAACTGAATGCCTGAAGGATTAATCGCACCGCCTCGCCACAGTTACTGCAATTCACAATGTGAGGGCTGCCGGCTGTACCCGGATTGCCCGACCGACGTGCACGAGGATGACCCGATGGATGAGACACCTTATCCTCTGCTGTGCTGCATGTGCCGCTTCAGGGGCGAGGATCGCACGGAGATCGACATCGACCTGCCGAGCATCCTGGATAGCGTGTCATGCCATCACCCGGAGATTCAGAATGACTTTGGGCGGCAGGGTGCGATCGCAAGATGGAAAAACTGCATCGTGTTTGAGAGGAGGGCTTCACTTGCCTGAGATGTACCGATTCACCGACTGCTGTATCGTCGGCATGTGCGGACAGTGCGAACACAAGCACCTCGACCGGCACAACCTGAACGCTCTGCTAGACAGACCCAACGAGGACGGCATGAAGCCGCTGGCCGGGCAGTACGACTTCCAGCGGCAACCCTGTGCAGCCTGCGGATCGCTCAGCGCCCTCCACCAGAGAGGAGCCCGCAAACCATTTTGGCGGCAGGCGGCAGATGCAGTGCCCTGGACATACTTTGGCGGCGCATTCACCGCCTCAGGGCGGCAAATCGAAGGGAGCGATACCGAATGAGCGCGGATATGAACGGGTTCAAGGTTGGCGACAGAGTAGAAATGGTTAACCCTCACTGGAAACGTAGTGACTCGGAGAACCAGGGAACGGTAGGCACCATTTCGGATTATGACACGGATGCTTTGTTTAGGATTCAGTACGACAACGGCCACTGGACTTGGGCAGCAGGCTACGAGGTCAGGCATCTGGCGGAACCGCCGCAGCCCTGGACTTGGGCAGCAGGCTACGAGGTCAGGCATCTGGCGGAACCGCCGCAGCCCGATCCCGTCCTCGTCGCCGCTAAAGCCCTCCTCACATTTCTTGAGAGCAACGGTAGGCAGGATATTCCCACTGGATACCGTCCTGCCACCAGGATAGACCCGGAAGAACCTATCTATTTGGATCTGAGCTGCCACGACCTTGTGGCCTTCCCGGGCAAGGAATTAGCGAGACTCCAAGAGGCGCTGAGCGAGGCGATAGAAGGGGGCAGCAAGGATGAATAGCAAGTTCATTTACATCTGCGACGACTGCGGTTTTGAAAATGAGGATGAATCCAGGGTAAGGGAATGTGAGGGTACCCATCAAATACCGCAGCGTTTCAATTCGGTCACTATCCCCCAGGGCGCTTTCAACATCCCGAGCCAGTCGTACCCTGATGCCGTCCTCGTCACGTTTAGGGATGGCGCAGTTGGCAAGTACAGCAGGATCAGCATTACGGCGCCCCCATCAGAGGAGCCAGAGGAAGAGGAATAGAAAGACCGCCTCAGGGCGGCAAATTGAAGGGAGCGATACCGAATGACATCGACACGCGAGCAAGTGATTAACCGGCTGTTGGCACTTCCGAAGGAGATCGAATCTGCAGAATCTGATCTGATCAGGGTACAGCAGAACCTTATCAACGCCCAAGACGATCTCAAGGTTGCGGAAGGAGAACTATTGTCCAGCGGTACCATCGACGGCAAGAACGTTGAGATCAGAACAGCACAACTGCATCAGATGACCCACGGATTGCGGGACACCGTCAGTAATTATGAGGCTGCACTGCCGGATTACCGCAAACTGTTGAACCGGGCGCAGAACGAATTCGCAGCCTATCGCAACGTGGCACGGATTCTATCGAAGGATGATGATTAATGGGAAGCGGTGGCAGCAATAAAATTAACCTTGATCCTAACTGGCTTCAGCACAAGTACCTCGAGGAAAAAATGACCGCCGCTGAAATTGCTGCCTTATGTGGGTGCAGCAAAGATACCATTTTCCGGGGTCTGCGACAACTTGATATTCCCAGAAGATCTCCGAAAGAAGCTGCTGCCCTACCCAATGCAAGGGAAAAACTGCTACAGCGAATGTTAAAAAATCCACCTGGGTTTAAGCGAGGATATTTCAAATTCAAAGGTTACTATGCCATAGGAAGAAGGCGCATATTCCAACATCGAATTGTTGCTGAAAAGATGCTTGGCCGTAAACTCTTACCAACGGAAGTAGTGCATCACATCAACGGAGATACCTACGACAACCGTCCTGAAAACTTACTTATAACAACGCAAGGTGAGCACACACGCCTGCATGGTCAACTAAGGAGGGAAAAACGGATGCCAGCGATCTTGAACTTGCGTAATTGGGGACTGACATATGAGGCAATAGCAAAAACGCTATGTATAGGCGTAAACACGGTGAGCAGAGATATGAGACTCATGGCGGGGGTGGAGTAGATGGCTATGCAGTTTACGAAAGCCGTCAAGTCTCAGGCTAAAGGCCGCATCGGCCTCATCGGGCCCAGCGGGTCCGGCAAGACATTCACCGCCCTGGTGCTGGCAGCCGGCCTGGGCGGGACGACCGCCTTGATCGACACGGAGCACGGCAGCGCCAGCAAGTACGCCGACCTGTTCACCTTCGACACCCTGGAGCTTACCACATTCAGCCCTGAGGTCTACATCGAGGCGATCCACACCGCCGGCGCCGCAGGATACGACAACCTGATCATTGACAGCCTATCTCACGCCTGGGCGGGTACCGGTGGCGCTCTGGAGATGGTCGAGAAACTCAAAGCGAAGCACAGCGGCAACAAGTTCGCTGCCTGGGGTGACATCACTCCGTTGCAGAACCGCCTCATTGAGGCCATGCTGACCAGCCCCTGCCACGTCATCGTGACGATTCGCTCCAAGATGGAGTACATCCAGACAGAGGAGAACGGCAAAAAGGTTGTCAAGAAAGTCGGTATGCAGCCGGTCCAGCGTGACGGCTTAGAGTACGAGTTCGATATCGTGGCCGACATGGACACCGAGCATAACTTCATCGTCAGCAAGACCCGCTGCGCCTCGATGGACGGCTTCATCGTCAACAAGCCCACTGCCGAAGTCGCAACCATGATCAAGACATGGCTGGATGGTGGAGCGGTTCCCCCCGCTAAGCCTCCCCTGGCGCTTGCGCCCCCGCTCGTATCTCCGCCAGCACCACCAACGCAGACCGCCCCGGCAACCAACGGTGCCAACCCACAGCAGGCAGCGTTCTACAAGCAAATGTGCGACTGGTCCCTGATCCACGGCTACGCCTGGGGCGAGGTCGATGTGTGCGTCAAGAAGCGCATTGATGCCAACCCCAAGCGCAGCAAGGCCGGCTTCTGGGAGCAACTGCAAAAACCGGAGTTCCTGCTGCAGTTCCAGGCGTTGATTACTGACGACTTAGCCTGTCTGCATCCGGATACCTTGACAGACGAGGAGATTCTTAACGGCGATATGCCGCTGCCAGGCGAACGCCAGCCAGGCGAGGACGACCTGGGCTTCAACGAATAGACCTGCTAACCCGGTGGCCTCTTCGGGGGCTGCCGGGATACTTTCATCGAGAGGAGAGACGGAGATGCCCGAGATTACCAAGACACGAACCACCACAACCACATATAAGATTACGCACGTTATAGTTGATTTTTGTGCGTTCAATAACGCTTGGCGACGGATCAGAGGCAATATGCGCTACAAAGGATTCGACTGTTTTCTATGCCACAAGAAGTTCGAGGATGGGGAACGCATGGGGTTGATGTTCACCATCAAAGGGAACAAGGTAGTTTGCCAGAAATGCGGCACGGAAATTGAGAAACAACTAGCCGAGGAGAATGCGCCCGAAGTTGCCGAGCCCACGCCATGATCAAAGATAAGCTCCCCATGGGCCAGCAAGTGAGCTTCACGGCAATATCAGAACGCCAATGCAAACACAATTCCTGGCGAGATAAAGATGTCATTAGAGTCGATTGCAAGGGCGAGGGCATCATTGCCGGAGTTAGACAACTGCAGTCAGGTTATACGGATGGGGGCGCCCCGGATCAGGCATACGGATGGATCTGCACGAAGCACGTCGATGTCTACTTGGTAGCCGTATCCTACGGGCAAATCGTCAGGGTGCAGCCGGAAGACATCACCGAGGTCACGCCATGACCGCCTATCCCGTCGTGCTTCCCCTCGTAGAGCGATACCCAGTGAACTCACGGGGTCATCAAGCCCACTGGACGCAGCAGGTGCCCTGTCCGAAGTGCAAACGGTTATGCTGGGTACCCGGCGGGGGAGAGGATGCCCTGAAGGGAAAGGAGCCGGTTCTGTGCCAGCGATGTAATTCAGGGGATCTCTGCTGAAACTGCACAGAAGGAATAATTTTTTATCGTCTCACGGGAAAGCACATAATACCCCAGTCTAGTGTATCCAATGACAACCAGGATTATGCAAGGAGATCACGACAATGCTGACCGCTCACCGTCCCATCATAGCGAAACCGACGGATTACCAGCGCCTCTACTACATGTCCCTGGCGAGAGAGGGGCGTTACCTCAAAAAATTGAGGATCTACATGGCCGAGAATGCAGAGTTGGCGGCCAGAGTGAAGGAGTTGAGCGTTAAAGATGATTACAACATCGAGACGATTAGAAACACAAGGAAAACAAAAGTTTGCGCTTCTGTTTGAACGAATTTTCCCAGATGGCACGGAAACAAACGACCTCAAATACAGCGACTATGGCCATGCGGTGGAGAAGCGACTGCACGCCTTTGAGATTCGCAATTCAGAGGTGGTTGTGCGCTGTGAAACATGCGGCAAACATTTTACCGTTCATACATGGACAATCGCCAGGGCATTAAAAGATCAGAAGCCGGTCCCCTGTTGCAGTTGCAATGGAGATGGTAACGCGCTCCCAGTTTATTGCAAGAGGGGTGCTGCATCATGACCGACACCACCACCACCGTCCGCGCCCGCTTTACATCCTGCGCCGAGGTTAGATCGTTCTTTGCCGAGAAGGGAGTAAGTCCACATGAATCATATCTGCCAGCAATGCGGTAAGCAATTTATTAGCTATAATTCGAAAGCAAAATGCTGCTCAAGGCAATGCACTGTAAAAGCGCGAATGTACCCGATTTCTTTTGAAGACGTTAAGAGGCTATACGAATCAGGCATGACTCAATCAGAAGTTGGTGCAGCCCTGGGAACAACGCAAACGGTTATACTCAAAACATTTCGGCGCAATCAATACAAGCCAAGAATAGAGATTAAAAGAGATATTGGTCGTAAAAAATCATGGAAAGGTTCAAATTCTTGTTATGTTGCTTTGCACAAGAGGCTATATGCGCTTTATGGCAAACCGCAAAAATGCGAAATATGCGGAACAACAGATCCAAGCAAAGGATATGATTGGGCAAATCTCACCGGTAATTATGAAGATCCCGCTGATTATAAGCGAATGTGCCGATCCTGCCATTCTAAATATGATGGCAAGATAAAAAGCATAAAGCATATGCAGGAGTATATCTATGACAGTCAATGAATACAAAGAGTTCATCAAAAACCGATATGATGAAGAACCGAGCGAATCAATGATCAAACGTTTTTGCGAAATCAACGATATCCCCTATGGCATGGTGATCAACGAACGAATGGTCGCCAAAACCTGCGAGAATCACGGGATCGAGTATCAACCGCCGCCTGACGGTGGCGCCTGCTGGGATCTGTGGGGCGGCACAATTGAACTGAGGGAGTGTGAGGCATGAACATGGATCGCTGGCTGAACAAAGTAATATGCGGAGATTGCCTGGAAGTCATGCGGGAGATGCCAGACAACAGTATCGATTCTTTTGTGACCGATCCTCCATATGGAATAGATTATCAATCCGCCTGGCGGATTGATAAAACGCAATTGAAGCCTAAGATCGCCAACGACAAACTCCCGTTTATCTGGTGGCTCTATGATGCTTATCGCATTACAAAACTAACCGGATCATTGCTTTGTTTCTGCCGGTGGGATGTACAGGATGCCTTCAAGCAAGCAATAGAATGGGCAGGATTCACGATCAAGTCTCAGGTGATATGGGATAGGGCAGTACACGGCTTAGGGGATTTAGAGGGCGCATACGCTCTACAGCATGACGTTGTATGGTTCGCCACAAAAGGACTGTTCAAGTTTCCGAATCATAGACCACAATCAATCGTTCGTTCGCCAAGGGTAGATGCAGAAAAACTCCAGCACCCAAACGAAAAGCCCGTTCCTCTTATGGAAAAGTTGATCCGTGATGTTAGCGTAAAAGGTCAAACGATTTGCGATCCATTCCTTGGAAGTGGGTCAACGGCAATAGCGGCTGCAAGCACAGGCAGGAATTACATCGGCATAGAAATATCTCCCGAATACGCGGCCCTAGCGCAAAAGCGTATAGCCCAAGAAACGGCACAGCAAAGGATGTTCGTATGATGGAGTGTGGCAATATGAACCAAGAATACGTCATCTGCCACATGGGGCGCGTAGTCGCAGCCAGCAGGGAGACGGCGGTCGAGCAGATCGAAAAGAAGCACCCGGGGCTGATCAGGCTGAAGGTATCCGAGATCGAGCAGCGAGGGATTTACGAGTACTATGCGACGGAGAGCGACAGTGCAATATGCACAAAGGGGGCGGCAGAGGCATGAAAATAGTGAGACCAAATATTCCCTACACGCCAACGCCGGGATTCTACGACCTCACCACCAAGCCAAAAAATATGCCCGTGAGACTGCACAGGAAGGTTCAAGGGATGCAAATGGTCTTGGTGAGGGAATGCCCCAAGTACGATGATCCCAGGGTCAGAGAGGCAAACAGGACGTCCTATGGGCAGTTGAAGGAGTACATAGCAAAGTTGCAGATGATCATTCTGGAATATTGGGGGGACTTGGCAGGATGAAACTCTATTTTACCACCCCGGGCATCGCCCTCGACATCACCCCCTATGCGGCTCAAAACGCCAAGGATGCGTGGCAGGCAGGCAGACTCGTCCAAGAGGTGTCCGAGGTCAAGGATGGCGATGGGAAGGCGTGGATCGTGACATTGACGCCGAAAGGGAAGGCAACTAGGCAAGTAAATATGTTTGAGGATGAATAACTATGCATTCTGAGGGGAGCGAAAAACGATGAAATTATGGCATATCTGCTGCACAAGTAGGTATTGTGAGTTGGAATGCGCTTGTCATGTGGCCGCTGAAACCAAAGAAGATGCCAAAGAAGCAGCAAGAGCCAACCCGGATTGTACCAATCCTGACGACTGCAAGAATGTTGATCCGTGCGCTTATGAGATTACCACCGTCGCCGACAAGGATGGCAACGCGTTCCGCCCTATTCTGCTGCCACAGTATAAATTGGCCGTGACTGTCCCGGAAAGTTGCTACAAGGAGTTTGGCAGCGACCTGGATAGCTGCTCAAGGCAAGAGAGTCAGGGATGCCAGGGATGTAGAGTTTTAAGGGAGGCGAAAAGCGGCAAACTGCAAGCCGTATCACACGTTGCAGACCTAAAGCATCAACTATTTGAGCAATTCGAGGGGCATAGTGCAGAAGTCAAGGCAATTATGCCGGCCCTGTGTGACTATCAGAAAGTGGAGAACGAGAATCGCAAGTTGCAGCAAGATCTCACATGCCGGAGCGAGCAGTACCGCCAGGCCATCGGGCTGATCCAGGTGCAGCGAGAAGAGATCGCCGCCAAGGATGCCCGCTTCGTTGCGCCTATCGTCTGCCTATGCGGTTCTACCAGGTTCAAGCAGACATGGATAGCCGAGAACGCCCGGCTAACAGGTGAGGGTAACATCGTCCTGGCTGTCGGCTTATGGGGGCATCATGAGAGGCAATATCCGGACGAAGCAACCAAGGCATTTCTGGACGCCCTGCATAAGCGCAAAATTGACTTGTGCGACTGGGTATGGGTGCTTGACGTGAATGGCTACATCGGAGACTCTACCCGCTCAGAAATCGACTACGCCGTGGCTCATGGCAAGCCTGTGAGACGCCTGTCAGTGGAATTTCCGGAATACGTGGAACCGGTTGATCCGATGGTAGCCGCGATCGCCGCTAAAGAAACCGAGATCGCGGAAATCAAAGAAGAACTCCGTTTTTCACAGAACAACTTTGAAAAAGCAAATAACTTTGCACATGAATTGAACGTCATGCTTATCGCCGAGGAAGAAGAGATCGCCCGGCTGCAAACATCCCTGGCTGCTGAACATCGCAACGATGATCTGCCTCTTCCCTTCACTGACAGGGAAATGACGGCGCTAAGGCATGCCAGAGAGCGGCGTCTGAAATGCGGCGGTGGATGTGCTTGCGATATGTGCTCCCAGGTTATTGAGATGTTGAAAGGCGGTGACTAAAAATGTATTGCCCATGCCTAGATAAAGGCCACTGCAAGATAGACAACGCCGTGGTCACAAACATTGAGATCTGCCGAGACCCGTTTGATCAGTGCCCGTTGAAGACACGTTACTCCGATTCCCTGCGTGCCGAAAATAAGGGGCTGCGGCGCCTGGTAGTAGAGCAGAAGGCTTGGCTGGACAATGCAGGCGATACCATCAAGCAGAGAATAGCCGAGCGTGATACCCTGCGCGCTGAGAATGCCCAACTAATAGAGGCGCTGGACAAAATTCACACCCGCGCCGTGATCAAACCCGATGGCGATCTGCTGGCACAGATAGCGGTGATAGCGGAACATGCCCTGAATAGAAGGCCCATGCTTCCTAAATTAGTACGTGACAAATGTCCGACGCTGTTTCCTAAAAACGTCTATCGTGTTGCCACCACGGAAGAGATGCCCTGTCTCCTTCGGGATAAGCTCATTGAGGAAATGCATGAATACTTGGCCAGCGGGGAGATCGAGGAATTGGCCGACCTGTGCGAGGTAATCAATGGTGTCCTGGCTTTCAACAACTGGGATAAAGGTGAGGTTCTTGATGTTGGTCTAAGTAAACATGCTCGTAAAGGCGGCTTTACAAAAGGTATTGTGCTTATTGAGATAGCGGAACTGGAAGGTGATAAGTGATGCGAGACCCCAAAAACGGAATCATGGACGCTGATGGTAGCCTGACACGCCAGCTAACAGCCGAGATCTCCCGGTTGTCACGGCAATTAGAGCAGACCAACGCGCTCCTGGCGGAGATGCGGGAAGCCATCAGGGATGCCGCTATTGCCGTTGAAGAGTTGGACTACCCAACCCAAGATATCTTTCGTGCCGTTGGAAAGCTAGAAAAGTTAGCGGAGACTTCAACTGCCGGCACCGCGATGCTCCGGGTAATCACCGCCGCAAAAGAACAACAGCGTGCCCGAAATGCCTATACGCAACATGCCCTTAGCGGAGACAAGAGCCTTGCAGCGTTTCAAAAGGTACAACAGGCATTTTCGTCCGCTGAGGATAATTTGGACGCTGCCGTAGCAGATTTGGACGCAGATTGTGCAACATGCACAAAGGACGGTGACCACAATGAATGATTTCACCCAAGACCGCACAGGCCACGGCACCCAGGAGTGGGCGGAAATCAACGCCAACATCCAGCAGGGTTGCAGCAACGCTTGCCTTTATTGTTATGCCAACGCCAACGCCCTCAGATTCGGGAAAATCAAATTAAGTGAGGAATGGACGCAGGAAAAGATCAACTGGAAAGCGGTAAGAAAGCCTGCCAGAAAAAGGAAAGGCGTGACCATGTTCCCGACGGCCCATGACATAACACAGAACAATCTTCCATCGGTATTGGAATTCCTGGACAACCTCCTGGCGCCGGGCAATAAGGTGCTTATCGTGAGCAAGCCCGACCCTGTTTGCATCGCGGATATCTGCAGTAGCTTCAAAAAGTACAGGGATCAGATCCTTTTCCGGTTCACCATCGGCACAACCGACATTGATACGTCAATTTTTTGGGAACCAGGAGCGCCTTTGCCGGGGGATAGAATTGAGGCGCTTAAACATGCCGCATTCATGGGTTATCAGACTTCCGTATCCATGGAACCGATGTTAGCAGGCACTGGCATGGCCATTGATACCTACAGGGCTGTTGAGCCGTATGTCACGGAGACAGTGTGGATCGGCAAAATGAACCGGATGCGGGAGAGGATCGAGCAGACACCGGCGAACCTGATGGCGATTGGCTGGATAGAAGAATACCAAAAGGACAGCGAGATTCTAAAACTGGTGGCTGCGCTGAAAGACGAGCCTAAAGTGCGGTGGAAGGATTCGATCAAAGAAATAATCGCGAGATACGGGGAAGTCAAACATGCCTGAGACAGCGTGAATCATCTCAACGGAAATTACGTTGCAGTGACCAAAACGGCACTCGGTAGTTAGTAATGGAGCAACACTGGGAGATGGAGACTTGAGCGATTCCCAAAACGATATTATATTGCAATCTGCCCTGGGTTACCGAAGCCGTGGCTTCTCGGTCATTCCCTGCGATTTCATGACCAAGAAACCTTTGCTTAAAGCTTGGCAGCACCTGCAGAAAACTCCTGCCTCAGAGCAGGAAATAATGGCCTGGGCACAAGCGTATCCGGTCTACAACGTGGCTATTATCGCCGGTGCCGTCTCCGGTTTAGTAGTCCTTGACGTAGACGGTCCGGAAGGCATCGAAACTATCAAGCAGAAACACTTGCCCATAACGCCCTGTGCCAGCACGGGCAAAGGCTTTCACTACTACTTCAAGCATCCGGGATTTGAAATCAGAAACTTTGTACGCAAAGCGCCGGGCCTGGATCTGCGCGGAGACGGCGGCTACGTCATAGCCCCTCCAAGCATACACGCCAATGGAAATACTTATACATGGTGCGACGGGTTATCTCTTGACGATGTACCTCTGGCGGACATGCCAGAGTGGCTGATCGCGTTAGTAAAAGAACCTGCTCCATCGCCAGAAGCCTCATCCATTGACTGGGAGCAGGACATTGTGTCGGGTGGCCGCAACGATGCGCTGGCAAAACGGGCCGGGTCTCTTTTAACTAAGATGCCCGCGTCTGAAGCCCTTCCCATGCTGCTGGCCTGGAACCGTCGGCGCTGCAAGCCACCATTGGACGATGCCGAAGTACAGACGACTGTCGAATCTATTGCCTCGAAAGAAGCAGCCAAACCAATAAGCAGATCTAGCTCAGAAGCTTTAGGCTTGACCGACATGGGCAATGCAAAACGATTGATTAAATGTCATGGTGAAAATATTCGTTACTGCCATGCCTGGAAATCGTGGCTGATCTGGAACGCGGCTCAGTGGGAACGGGATGAAAACGGGACGATCTTCGAGTTTGCCAAAGATACAGTGAAGCGGATCCCGGAAGAGACTAAAACAGCGCTCGATAACAAGGAAGTTGAAGCTATCTACAGCCATGCCAAAAGATCTGAAAGCGAATCCCGGCTAAAATCCATGATCAACCTCGCCCAATCGGAACCAGGAATCCCGGTCACCCCGGACCAACTTGACGGCGATACCTGGCTGCTCAATTGCAAGAATGGCATCGTGGATCTTAGAAACGGCGAACTGATGCCTCACGATAAGGACAAGTTGCTTACGAAGCTAGCGCCGGTGGACTATGACCAGGGCGCCAAGTGCCCTACTTTTGAAAACTTTCTCAATACGATCATGGCATGCAACACCAACTTGACGGAATTTCTGCAGAAGGCATTCGGTTATTCTCTAACCGGTGACATCTCCGAACATAAGATATTTTTCCTCTACGGCAACGGCGCCAATGGAAAATCGACGCTGATGGAAGCGGTCAAAAATGTCATGGGTGACTATGCCAAGCAGACGCCGATTACCACGTTCACGCTTAAAAACAATAATGATTCCGCCTCGAATGACCTGGCCGGGCTCAAGGGATCGAGAATGGTCAGCGCCACGGAGGCAGAGGAAACGCACCGGCTGGCAGAGTCGCTGGTCAAATCGGTCACCGGTGGCGATACCATTGCCTGCCGGTTTCTGTTCAAGGAATTCTTTGAATACACGCCACAATTTAAAGTGTTCATCTCAACCAATAAAAAGCCATACATCTCAGGCACCGACCTGGGTATCTGGCGCCGGGTCTGCCTTGTTCCATTCGACGTTTCTATTCCAGAAGAGAAGCAGGACCGCAAACTGGCCGAGAAACTGCGGGCTGAGCAGCAGGGAATTCTGATCTGGCTACTCACAGGATGCCTGAAGTGGCAGCGATTAGGGCTAGAAATGCCGGACGAAGTGAGGGCGGCGACTGAGGAATACAAAACGGAGATGGATTGGCTGGCCGGCTTCCTTGATGAGTACTGCATGGTTAACAATCAGATGAGCTGCGGTTCAACTGAACTCTATGACGAATATGTAAAATGGGCGGACAAGAGCGGAGAGCGGATCAAGTCGCAAAAGAAGTTCGGGGCAGCTCTGGCGGAAAAGGGATATGAAAGAGATCGCCCCGGGAATGGACGGATCCGGTGGATGGGGATCGGATTAAGATATGACGAAAATGCGAAACCGGCCTTTGGCGATCGGGGAAACCATGAACGAGGCAGAGTGATCCCTATGAACATGCAAGAACGCTGGAACGAATAGGGTGGATGCAAAACGGATGTCACACCAGTTGGCGCAGGGATTATGGGGCGATCATGGAACTACGGAGCGATTATGCATAAATATGCATCCGAAGGATCCGAAGGATTGTCGAAGGATTAAATCCCGATCATTCGGAGCGTCAATTCCATAGGGGATACAGACTACAGGGATCATCCGAATGATACGAATGATTAATCTCTATTACCGTGTATAGCGGATCACAATTATATGTGATCGTGATCGCTATATGTGTGCAATGGGGGTCAAAGGTTCGGATCCTTCGACGAAGGCAAGTCCTATGGATGAATCCGTTGGGGGGCAACAGTCTTCATTCCGAAGGATTGACTATTCTGACTATTTGATCCTTCGGAGCAGGAAAAAACAGGGAGGATGCTTGAGACGAAGAGATTTAAAAGCATAGTCAAGATAAAAAAGCATAGGTGCAAATACCCTGGTTGCAACTGGCTTACAAGAAATCCTAGATATTGCGCATATCATAGACAACTCTTTAAGCGCCGAGCGCTAAAGGGTTGACAGCGAAGAGGTTGACAGCGAAGAGGCTGACAGCAAAGGGGAGAGATATGGAAAATACTTTTCTGCAGGAAAAGCAAATGGCGCTTGAAATAACCTTGGCTGGGATGTATTGCAAAGTGGTTGACCAACTGGCCGCGGTATACCAGGGCGCTGATGGCAACGGTAATCCCGGGTGCATCCCATGGATCGAAATCAACAGGCCGGACATTGAACGGCAGATCAGCCAGGCCAATAACCAGGCGAATCAGACATGGCTCGATTGCCTGAATGGGGTAAAAAATGTGGAGCAGGTTAAGGCGGCGCTGGTGGCATGGTACAAGGCTTATCGCCAGGGAATCGTGGCATACAGTGAGTATTTAAGCGTAGAGAGGGGAGCCTGAGCGAGTCCATGAAAAATGGAGATAATTGCCAGAGGAAGCCAGATTCCGGCGTTAAAGGGGCTAATTTCACTGATGATCTTACCGCCGCTGCCCAGAGTGAAACGCTGCCAATAAAAGGCGCAACACTGCCGCCAGGTATCTCGCTCCATGCCCTGACCCCCGAAGACGATAAGGACGTTGCCGGCTACGTCGAGGATCTGATTCATGCCCGGGCGCCGCTATCGGAGCACTGGCCGCCGTATGCTGAGTCCCCTATTTCTGCCGCGGTGAACCTGGCGAAAGTTAAAGGGGAGATCAAGGCGAGGACGGTCGAGCGAGATCTGTGCGGGTCAAAAAACATTGATGCTCCGCCTATTGGCGTTGCCGGGGCATTAATCGAGGTTGCCCAGATGCCGGCTGGCAAGGAGATGGATTCCCTAATCGCTGAACGGGTTATGGGGTGGGCGAAGCATCCTCACGTTGATAGCCCTACCTACTGGTGGGAAGGGCCAACGAAATCGTATCTGATCGATAATCTGCCCCATTTTTCGTCAGACATTGCAGCGGCGTGGCAGGTCGTAGAGCAGCTACAACAAAGGGGCTATACCAGGATAACGGTAGGCCTACAGGGGCTAGGCAAAACCGTTGATTTCTGCCACATAGAAGGTGATGGCCCTGCCTGGCACGAGGTCATTGACGGCCACGGCCACGATGCATTTTCACTGCCGTTGGCGATCTGCAGGGGGGCGCTGGGGTGTGTTGGCGAGGGAAAATCCAGTAGTGGTCAGATTGAACGGAGCTGACGGTTTTATGACACATTAAAAAGGGGATGTAGGTGCTGAATGGATGAAGTTGATACCAATTCAGGGGTATGGATTCTAGTTAAAGGGACGAACAATGGTAAATATCTAGTTATGTTTAAGATCGATGGAGTAGAAAAGACATATCCAGAGTCTTTTGATTTAAGAACGGCATGGGAAATGTCTGGAATGGCGCAAAAAATGCTTGAGTTGCCGGACGAAAAAGTGCTGTTTAGCGTTACGGATATCGTTAAAAATGCTAGCAATTCCTTAGATGAATACAAGTTTAAGAAGTTTGCTCAGCGTAACGGTATCCCGGTTTAACTTATAAATAAAGGGAGATGGAAAATATGAACGATCTTTTTCCTGTATTTAATTACCAAGGAAACCAGGTACGTACTATTATTGAGAACGGTGAACCCCTGTTTGTCGCTAAAGATGTCTGCGATATTTTGGATCTCGGTGATGTGTCTAGGGCGGTTGGTCGTCTTGATGACGATGAAAAGGGTACGAGTTCAATTCGTACCCTTGGTGGGCAGCAGGAGATGCTAACTGTTAACGAGCCGGGTCTTTACTCATTGATTTTTGCTAGCCGTAAACCAGAGGCCAAGCAATTTAAGCGGTTGGTATACCATGAAATTCTTCCATCTATCCGCAAAACTGGTCAGTATGGCGATCAGAAACTGTATCTGCGCCGGGTTCAGCTTGACACCAAAAAGCTGCAAATTGAAGCCGAAACGATGCGGTTGTCTTTTCTTGACAGCGTAAAGGACAGGCTGTCGTCTTCAGAACTGGTTTCCCTTGCTAGCAGCATAATGGGGAATGCCCAACCTCGCCAAGTTCAGCGCATGCCTAAAATAGCAATGATGGATGCTGGTTGGATGATCGACTTCACGGCCTTCTTAAACGACTGTTGCATTCTAAGCGAGAAGCTAATATGCGAAACATCGGCGCTATACGATGAATATGTGAAATGGGCGCAGAAGAACGGTGAGCCGGTTCGAACACGGACAAAATTTGGGCGCACATTAGCGCAAAAAGGTTTTGAAAAGGAGCGTACAGGGACTGGCCGGGTGGCCCGGCGTGGCATTGGAGTGCGAATAGCAGAGAAGGGCGGTGAAGCCTAATGTTAGCCCTAATCGTTGCCCCTGACCGCGTGATCGTCTCCCCGATCCCGGATCAAGTCGTTACCGACTGCATCATCCACGCGGGATCAAGGCTGCCTCTGTCTTCTGGTTTCGTTTCGTCCTGGGAAGGGTATTGTTTGACTGACTGGAAGTGGGAGATCTCGGTGACCCAGGGTTTCGACGGTCGGATGAAGAGAGAGTTTGAGGGGATCGTGCTGGGGGAACTACCAGATACTGTGCGTCATAGGGTTATACCTGACATGGTGATCGGCGAGGACGATCACGGGGGTGCCGTATTTGCCAAGAGGGCGCGGCGTGGGAAACCATTTTCCCATAAGTCGGCGCAGGCTCCTACCGGGGTGTATTGCCCGGGACTCAAACGAGTCTGCCGGTGCGAGGGGGTCCAAGGGTTCGAGGTGAAGGCGTTGGATTTTAAATCAGTTCCGCTTGATACAGTGGCGCCAATGCTTGATGCCGAGGGATTTCAGGATAGAGTGTTGACCGAATTAGGTGTGCCGGCTGAGTTGCTGGGATTCAAGGGTGATAAGCAAAAGGAGCGGTGCCCCTACAATTCTTCAAGCCTCGGTTGTGGCGCTAACAGTTGCGGCGACAATCCTAATTGCCCTGAGAAGACCTGAGTAAGGGGAAACGTCAATCAGGATTATTGCGAAGAGGGGAATATCGGGGTGTCGTTCGTGGGAGATGGGCCGCCGGTGGTGATCGATGCGGTGGTGAAGAAGAAGCGGGGACGGCCGCGGAAGGGGGTGGCGTAGATGCCCGACGATCGTACTCATTATGCGATGCATTGCTCTGTCTGCGATAAGTGGGAGCACCTGTATCAATGTTTCGACCTGGTTACCTGCAAAAAGATCGCCCATGAGCGGGGGTGGACGTTTGACGAGGAGGAAGGTTGGACATGTCCTGTGTGTGAGAAGAAAGTTACCGATGAGGATGATACGGCAATGGGGATAGGTGTTGAAATTCGGGGGGTAGGTTGATAGTTGGGGGATGTTGACGTGTCAGTGGGCTTACCGGGGGGATAGGAATGGTTCCAGGGTGAAAAAAGAGGCATGAATATTTATTGGTGGACAATGATGTGAATCTGCTTGGTAGTAAAGATTTTGGGTTTTGGGGATATGAAGATTAAAAAAAAGGATGGTGCTCAAGATGTTCATACTTTTTCTAGCCGATGACCGTGCTATTGTCGCTTCCCTATCTGAATATCAGGAGCAGGAGGCCGTTAGGGAGCATACCAGGTTTGGTCCGTTAAGAGGCGATGGCAAGATGATTCTCTCTCCCTGGGATGGATACGAGGTCACGCAGTATTGTGAGGACGGGTATTTGCCGTTGCCGAAGCTGGAAAGTGTAGTCGATAGGTTGGATTAGGTGCAGTAACTATGTTGATTATAATTAATTTTGGTTTACGTTGGATATTTTCGAGAAATATCGGCAAGGAAAGGTAAGGTGGTAGTAAATGAATGAAATCAGTAGTTTATGCTTGAAATGCCCACAGTATAATAGAGTGTGTGGGGGAAAAGCATTCAACAAAAAATATTGTATTTATCAACATATTCCTAGCATGGTTACTGGGCCTGAAAATGCAATAAAGCAGTTTGATACTTTAGATGAGTTAGAGAATATTGAATTTGTCAATCGTTTTAAAAGCATCATGATTGATTTTAGGGGGTTCAAAATAGAAGATTATATGCACAATACGAAAATTATGTCTGCGCAATATGAAAAATAAAGTTGGGTGATAGGATATATTATTTATGATAGAGATTTTGACTTAAACCCTAGCATGGAGTCAGCCAAAGGTGATCTGCCGAAGGTTATTGAAAAATTGCAGCAGCAAATAGATTCCTGTAATTACAACATGGACGTTCTTTTTGAGTGCTTAAGAATGTCTACCGGAATTGGTAAATCGGAAATTGATAAGGCAAATGAAATCGTGAAAGCGAAAAAGGGGATGGCGTGATATGTGGCCATGGGGGAAGAAGGCAGCCAGATCGATTGGCAGCCCGGGGCGGAAACCGACGAAGTTGACTGATGCGCCACGCGATGCGTCACAGCAGGAATATCTTGCTGGTGAGTTTGTAAAGGCAGTGCAAAAAGCGCTGGAGCGTAGAGTGATCTGCCGGGCATGCGGAAGGGAAGTCACGATGGAGAACCTGGGAGATACCTGCCATATTGGGCCACTGCCACTCGATCCGCCGCCTATCCGGTATCTCAAGGATGAATGTCCCAAGGCAGTTAACCAGGCAGAGATTGACGAATGGGAAAGGAGACACCAACCATGAAAGTTATGCTCGTCGATCCTTGTATTGATTGTCCAGATGTTCAATTTGAGCGCAACAAGCCAAAATGTTTTATAGGTTGCCAGAAGGCTATTGATTACGCTAAATGGTGTTATCGGCAAACAGCAGAGCATGAACAGCGGGTTAGGGAATTGTTTTTGGAAGATGGTTATCATTGGGATGATTACGATCCTCGTGATTATGAAATTAAGAACTTGGATGGACATGGTGAATACTTAAAGTATGTTGGGCCGGATGATGTTGATTGCCCATTGAATTTTAACAGGAAGAAAGGAGACACCAATGAGTGAAATTATGAAAGGTGATAATCTAACTGTGCAAATCCCAATATCCGCTGTCGGTTCTCCCGTTCATGATGAAAAAGGAAACATTGTGGGTAAGGTTATTAAAGTTACGATTAGTCTGAGTGGTGAGCCTACAAGCTTCGAGTGCAAGATTTTTGATCCGGAAATCATTGAGAAATTGAAAGATCAGACAAGGGATGTATCTATCGGTTATGGTCGGAGTCCGATAGAGAAAGCGTTTCCAATATTCAAGCAAATGGAAAAGTTGGAGAAGGCAGAAAGAGAGCTAGAAAAAGAAAATATCGTGAATTTTTCTGTCAATCAGCATGTTCGACATAAAGCTGAAAAGTGGGTTGGAACTGTCGTTGAAGTCAATGGAGAAAATGTAACCATTGCTATTTGGGGGCAATTAAGGGTGTATTCTTCGAGTGATTTTGATGTTGTTGAGCCGAAAGTTATCTGGGAGAAAGTTATTTCGAAGCCGACAATGGACGAGATTATAGCGACTCCTGATGGCAGGATGTCGTCCGCAGAGAGGTCGTTCTATGAGAAATATAACCTCACTCCTGGCGAGTTCCTTGATGAGATCGGCAAACAATACTCAAGGGAATTGATGCAGGAAGAGATAAAGCAGATCAACGAAGCTATGATAACAGAGGCAGGGAAACCGGCATTGCCGGATGCTAAGGCAAGTGCGCTGCTAAATAAGTTAACAGAGGCAACCGTGAATGATTCCAAGTTTCTATTGAGGCTTTATCGTGAGGATTGGCGGTTCAGGAAGTTTATCGACGCGGAGAAGAATGCAGAGTTATTTAGGGGAAATCTGAAATAGGGAGTGGTGGTAAGTTGGAGAATATGCTAGCGATTGAGTTTTCTGGTTATATGAGTCAAGTAGCAGGCCGTGGGCTAAGTAAAGAACAACTGATATTGCTCATTAAAGACAAATTGTTGTCGAAAGGAATTAATCCAGAACAAGTCTGCGAATGCTTAATGGACTACAGAACGGAGCGGATTTGTTGTTATTTTAGAGGAAATTTGGAAAATTATCAATTAAAGAAAGTAGCAAGCGACAAACTAGATAAAGAGATCTACGAAGCTATACGCGGCCAATCTTCCAATGCAACAAGTACAAATTGGAGCACCTGTGAATCTGGAGATGTGCTGACCGCGGAGAAATTCGACGAGATGATCAAAAACTTTAACGACGAATGGAATAACCCAGAAAAGCAAAAAGAGCGAATGTTGCAGTCTATATACCAGCACTATGTTATGGGTTTTGGCGCTTGGATGCTTTACGAAAATGATGTTCCATGTGAAGTGAGGGGCGCAGCTATGAACGTGATGAGAAGTGCGGGAATGTTCGGAGCGCCCGCGGTTATTTCACTAAAGGAACACGATTTGCTGGCTCCATGGTTTGAAAAGTATCAGGAACTGCATCCACTAGATTAAGGTGAGAGGAGCAAACGATAATGCCTGATTTTGAAACAGATTATTGCCGAGCACAGTTAGAAACAAATATGCAGAAACATTGCAAAGAACTTACCCCCTGGCCGGAAATGGACGCTAAGACAAGGCTCTTACTGGTAGAGTTCCTTGCAAAAATGCCGCTGGCAAACGACGATTCGGCTTTCTATCAGATGACGCAGCTTATTTTGAATGGTCATGATCCCATCGAAGTTCTGCTTGAAGCGATCAAGTATTATTCTGAGGATCATAAGAGACTTGTTGATGAACTGGTAAAGTTTGAGTGTAGGGCGAGATACGACCTATAATTTTGACTAAGTAGAGAGGCGTAACTAAATGATACTAGCTGAGGTTACTAACGATTTTATGGCAGATAGCTATTTGCGAATATATGTGATTGTGGAGACAAAAGAAAAAGCATTGGAAGTGGCAAGAGAAAAATATGAGAAACGAGGGCGAGAAGGCAAGTATTCAAGTTGTTATTGGGACAATCTCGACGTACAAGTATTGTCTGAGGATACTACAAAACCATATGTAGGTGAAATCGAAAGTTGAATTAGAGAGAGGAGCAACCCCAATGCCGCAAATAATACTAAATCCCAACTTCGATCCTGCCCAGCAGCGCCGTGCACTAAAACAACAGATCCAGGATAACCTGCCTGAAATACTCTCAGGCATCAAAACGGCGATGGACAAAATTAATTACAGGCTTGATTTGATTGACCAATTACTGCTTATGGTCGGTTTTACCGCAAAAGAAGTAGAAGCGGCTAGGATCATCGTTGACATGAACAATCGAATTAAGCAGGAACAGATCAAGGTAAACGCAGCAAAACAATAAAAAAGGAGATGAAACATATGATATGGGATTCGTCAAATGCTCCAGTATGGGAACAAAACTTGCGACTACGATTATGGCGCGATCCGGTGTTGGCTCAAATTAGGCGAGAGGAGTATTTCAAGAAACGAATGCAGGATGCAAGCAGGATGCATTTTGTGATAGAAACGGAGAAAGCAACAGAGCAATTTGATAGATTATGTAAACACTTGGGAATTGTCAGATGCACAGATGAAGCCTACGCTGTTTTTGAAAAAAGGTTGGCGTTGGCCCTATTGGTATCTGAAGAAGAAGGTTGGGTTAAGATAGGAGATCCCCAATTACAGCAGAAAATTAAGCAGGAACAGATCAGGGTAAATGCAGCAAAACAGCAGTAGCAGGGAAGGATGAAGCCAAGTTGTCTGCTGAAATTTAACTAGGCAAAATGCACCAAAAACTGAAAATATCACAACAAACACTCTCTTTTTGTAGCAATAAACCAAGCAGATAACATTACAACATATTTTCCGGGGGTGGCAAGTTGGTTGAACTGGAGCAAGAGGTGTCGAGGGACAATCGTATCGCTTCAGGTTGGCTATTATGGGTGGATGAGCGGGAAGTTGATATGCAGCAGCATCGTGAGGAAATCATCGATGCCTCATCAGGGGCAATTAACGCGGCGGGGATAACTGTGATCGGCAAAGGACAGAGGGCCGGGGTGGGACATTGGCAGATGCCATATATCAAAACGACACCGAGCAGTGATTCGACAGGAAGCAGGGGGGCGGCCCTGGCCGATCTGGGGGAAGTAGAAAAGTGGATTGCGCTGGTCCGGGAGATTGAAAAGCGTATTCCCTGGAAAATGAGAATCTTTCTGATGCTGCGGCGAGAATGTCGGCACCATGTCGGCCGTAGGGGATGGGTAGCTTATGTGCAGTATCATTACGCTAGGCAGGTCGCCGAGAAGCTTGGCAAGAAGCCGGAGCAAACATGGGTCGAATCAAGGTTCACTTTTAGCCAGTGGTGGTCCAGGATTGTGGAGTATACCGTGATTTTGGCTTCAAAGAGGGGGCTGCTATGAACCGGTTCAAACAGTTATTTTGCCCGCACACTTGGCGCAAGCATCATTGGATCGACGGGCCACGAGAAGAATTTCTTGGTGATGAAAAGTGGAAATGTACCAGGTGCGGTAAAATTATAGTCACTCGCTGGGGTAGATCGCCTTTGTCCTATGAGCCAGATCTGCGATGATAAAGATATTTTACTGTGATACACCGCAGCATTAAAAATCAGTGATAGTCTATAAAATAGCGAGAGCCGCTCCAAAACGTGGGCGGCTTTTTTGTTTCCGAGATTCACCCGCAAAACTGGAGTTGAGGAGCGATGGGGCGCACTGCGACACACGACTGGCGAAGCCTTTACCTGGAATATTGCCAGGGACGATATAAAAGCATTGCCGAGTTTGCCCGGAAGAAGAATTTAAATTCCAACCAGGTCCGGGACGAGTTCCGCAGACTTAATGGCAGCCGGTCAAAGTTGATGCGTGAGGCACTGTCGGCAACAGACAAGCAACAGGAAAAGAAACAACAGAGATCAGTAGAGGAAAAGAAACAGGAAAAGAAACGACAGGGATCGACAGAGAAAAAGCAACGGTTAACAGATAAACCGACTAAGATCTGGAATTCCTTGAAGCAGCAGTTTGCCGGCTGGCCACAGGAGAAGCTTGATAACTATTTAATTCAAATAGAATCTCGCCTGGCTGAACTGAGCAGTGACTATGACGAGTTGACTAAAGAGGAGCAGAAGGAGTTCGGGTTGCTCCGCAGAGAGCGCCGGACGATTCTCAGCAATCCGGACCCGGACAAGATATGCGCTGGCCACCGTCGTGGTGGTGAGCCCTGTAAGAACCCGGTAGAGCGCGGCAAGAATACTTGCTGGATGCATGGCGGAGCTCCCGGAAGCGGTGGGCAGATAGGGAACAGGAACCCTATGCGGCACGGCTTCTACACCAAGATCATGCCTGACGATCCGGAATTGAAAGAAATCATCGAGGCCATCGACGCCAAGAGCCCGATCGACATAGTTTGGGATCAGATCGTCATCCAGTACGCTCAGATTGCCCGGGCGCAGAAGATCATGTACGTGCGTGACCGGGATGAGATGATCAAGGAGATAAAAAAGGTTAAAGTCGAGAAAGAGGGCAACTCAAAATATAATCCTGAAATTTCTGGCAGCGAACCCTTGGTCGAAGTATTCCGGGAAGAGGAATGGGAGTTCCAGTTCTCTTGGGACAGGCAAGCCACATTCATGGCGGCTCAGTCAAGGGCGATGGTCACTCTGGATAGATTGATCGCCAGGTACGACGCAATGGCCAACGACGAGCAGAAACTGAAGATTGAGAAGATGAAACAGGAGATGGCTATTGAGCGTGAGCGCCTGGAGATCGAAAAGAAAAAGTCTCTGGGTGACAGTGGTGCGGCTGAAACGGCTCACAACGAGCGGGTGACGACGCTGGCTCAGTTGATCAATCATCCGGAGCCGGATCGGTGTATTGAGGATTTCGAGGAAGAAGAAGAAGACAAGAACGGCGATGATTGATCATGCCAGAATATGCTGCGTTCTGCCAGAAACAAGTTAATTACCTGAAGAGATCATACAAAAGTTGGTTAAATATAGCAGAAGGTGGAAAAAGAGCGGGAAAAAATGTCCTGAACATCATAGCATGGTGCGAATGTCTGGAGACACATCCTGACAAACTCCACCTGGCATCTGGCTTCTCTGTGGCATCAGCAAAACTTAACATAATTGACTGCAATGGCTTTGGCGTTGCCAATTGGTTTGAGGGGCGTTCGCATCCAGGTAAGTATCAAAACCGGGATTGCCTCTATGTCTCCACAAAGACCGGAGAGAAGATAATCCTTATCTCCGGCGGAGGCAAGGACGGCGACGAAAAATCGATTCATGGCAACACTTATGGGACCGTTTACGCAACAGAAGTCAATGATTGCGCCAAGCCTTTTGTTAAAGAAATTTTCGACCGGACACTCTCGTCTTCGGATCGGAAACTTTTTTTTGATCTCAACCCGAAGCCTCCGCAGCATTGGTTCTACCCTGAAATTTTGGATATGCATCAGAAAAACAACGATCAATATCCAAACTATGGACTGAACTATGAACATTTTACGATATTCGATAATCTGTCATTCACTGCTGAAAAGATACGAACAACGTTAATAACTTACGCAAAAAACTCAGTCTGGTATCTTCGGGATATCCTGGGGAAGCGTAGTGCCGCAGAAGGTATTGTCTACGATATGTTTGCTCCCAAGAATCAGTATCACACCGGCCAAGGTGGCCCTGATTATGATTTATATTACCTGCGTTGGTACAGTGTGGATTATGGGACTACAAATCCCTTTGCTATGCATGAAATCATTGAGCAGACTGATTTATTGACCAATATCAAATATTACTACGTTGAAGATGAATATTACTACGATTCAAAGCAGCATAATCAGCAGAAAGATGACTCTGAATATGTCGAGGATGTTTATAAATTCATCCAAGACGAAAACGGAGCATTAAAGCGATATTCTTCTCTCATCGTTGACCCTTCGGCGGCATCGTTCAAGGTGGCATTAAGGAAGAAGTTACTGAGGGCTAGGGGAACAGACGATGTGATCAACGCAAAACATGAAGTAATAGAAGGAATCAGGTTAGTATCATCATTATTGCGGCAAGGTCGGCTATTAATTAACGTCGATAAATGCCCTAACCTGAAGAAAGAGTTTGCAGCTTATGTGTGGAACGAGAAGGCTTCTGAGCGAGGATCGGAAGAAGTTGTGAAGGCATTTGACCATTGCCTCGATGATATTCGTTACTTCGTCAAAACTATCGTCAAACGAGCAGCTTGATTTTATATTCGTATTTCCACCAAAGGGGGCGATCAACCAACATGGCAACCAAAAAAGGTATCGTCAATCGCCCCAACTCGCGTCCCGGAAATTTAACTACCCAGCGAAACGTCCGCCCGGTTCGCTCCACCGTCATGGACACCTTCCAAAATTCCCTGGCTCGTCTCGGCAGCGCGTCAGAGAATATTATCTCTGCCGCCACCTATCCGTTAACCCGCTTATCTCGCAACTACCAGCTCCTCAATTCTCTATATCGCAATTCCTGGATCTGCAATAAGATCGTCAACACCGTCCCCGAAGACATGATGAAAAACGGCTGGGCATTGACCACTGATCTCCAACCCAAAGAGACGGACAGGATCAATAAGCTTGAGCAACGCACGTTAGTCAAAGAGAAGCTGCTCGAGGGACTCTACTGGGGCCGTTTGTATGGCGGCGCCGGCGCTATTATGATGATCGACGGCCACGAGGATAAACTCGATGAGCCGTTAGATTACGATGATATCCTGCCTGGCTCGTTCTGTGGCTTAATGGTGGTGGATCGCTGGTCCGGCATTTACCCGGGGCTGGAACTGATCAAGGATATTCGGGACCCTGAATTCGGGATGCCTGAGTTCTACGAGGTCAGGGACACCGTATCCGAGGCGATTATTTCCAAGGTGCATCATAGTAGGGTCCTACGGTTTACCGGCAAGAAACTGCCCTTCTGGGAAGAGATGGCCGAGATCTACTGGGGATCGTCGGTGATGGAGCACGTTTATGAGGAGTTACTGAAAAGAGACTCCACATCCTGGAATATCGCGTCCCTAGTGTTCCAGGCCAATCTACTGGTTGACCAGGTTGAAGGATTCAACCAGTTGCAGGCAGCCTCTGATCCGGAGATGCAGAGAAACTTTTATAATATTAAATCGGCTCAGAACCAGATGAGGTCGAATAATGGCATGATGATCGTCGGCGAAGGTGAGACGATTTCGGCGATCAATTACACCTTTGCCGGGCTGGAAGAAATAAGCGAGTCTCAGATGATGGATATTTCCGGGGCCTGCGACATACCAATGACGCGGCTGTTTGGGAGAAGTCCGGCCGGCATGAACGCCACCGGTGAGTCCGACATCCAAATGTACACAGACATGATCGGGCAGCAGCAGAATAAGGATCTGCGACCGAAGCTGAACAAACTGTACCCGGTGCTGTTTATGAGCGAATTTGGGAAGATACCGAAGGATCTGGGGATCAAGTTTAATCCGGTTTCGACACCTACCGAGGATAAGGCATCGGACACGGTTGCGAAAAAGGTGGAGTCGATCTCGAAGGCCTGGAACGACGGGGCGATAAGCCAGAAGCATTATTTGACTGAACTTCATGAATTAAGTTACTCGACAAATATCTTTACAAGTATAAGCGATAAGGATATTGCCCGGGCCAGTGATGATTTTGGGGGCGCAGGGGAAGATACGCCGGATCTGGGGCTGCTGGGGGACGAAAAAGAGAAGCAATCAAGCAAAGAGATGTTAGGCGAAAAAAAAGGCAGCGCGGCCGATTCCAACGATGTTTTTAAGGGGATGACCAGAATGGCACTATTGCAAATGGCTTTAGACGGTGAAATTGAAGCTATCAATCTTTATGATCAAATTCTTCAGTCTCCTAGTATAGAAGAAAAGGATAAGGCAAAATTGCAAGAAATTCTCAACGAAGAAAAGCAACATTTTGCCGAATTAACTTTGATGATGAAGCAGGGGTAATATGGTATAATTACATTGTGGGATAGGGCTGTACACCTGACAAGGGCGGTTTCCTGACCGCCTTTCCCACAAATAAAAATCAGGAAAACACTACAGGAGGTGCTATTGTTATGGGTAAGTTTGTCGATTTAACTGGGCAAAGATTTGGGAAATTGACTGTTGTTGAACCTAGTGAAAAGCGATCCAGAGGTAGGTTTAGATGGAAATGTATTTGTGATTGTGGGATGGAAACGCATCCCCTATCATTTAATTTGATGAGTGGATCGACCACAACGTGTGGTACCGAAGGATGCAATTTATCAAAAAACATTTTTTATGAACAAGATGGGTGTATGGTAGGCATCACGCAAAAAGGTAAAAAGTTTTATTTTGATAAAATTGATTTTGAATTCATAAAGAATTATACATGGTGTATTGGTTCTCAAGGTTATCCATCTACGCGTTTTAATAGAAAGATCAAATTAATGCACAGGATAATTACCGATGCACAAGAAGGTCAGTACGTTGATCACATTAACCATGATACTTGTGATAATAGAAGAGAAAACTTAAGAATTTGCACAAATGCTGAAAATCTTCATAATACTAATAAACGCAAAAATACCATTAGTAAATATAAGGGTGTTTATTGCTATAAAAGAGGAAAGAAGCGATACAACGCATATATAAAGCATGATGGTAGGAATCGAAGTTTAGGCTATTATGAGACAGAAGAAGAAGCCGCTCTTGCATACAACAAGGCAGCGACAGAACTCTTTGGTGAATTCGCAAAACTTAATGATATATAATTAAAATAATAAGTAAAATAGGGCATCCTTCGGGGTGCTTTTTTATTTGAAGTGAATAAAGACAAGAATCAAGGTGATCCCCTATGCCAATGGATGCCGCACTCCGCAAATACGACTTTTGGAGTTCAAAACCCAGAATCGAAAAGAACTTTCTCGCCCAGCTTCAAAAACTCGTCAATGCCCTATACGGCATCATCAAAGACGAAAAAGATCCGCTCCAGATGGTACGAAACCTGAGATCCTTCACCTCACTTTACCGAGTCAACGATTTCGCCGACCAGGTAGCAAAAAACATGGTGACGATGCTCCTGCACGATGGCGCTCACAGTTGGCGGGAAGCCGCGAGGGAATCATCGAAGGGACGTTTAATCTACGAGGCCTTACGGCATGAGTTGAACGGATCAGTTGGTGGCGTGTTTAATTTCCAGATTTTGCGTAATGCTGAACTGATAAAAACGTTGCCCCTGGATATCGCGGGCCATGTGACCGAGTATGTTGGGAAAGAAACGATTGCAGGCAGAAGGGCTGAGGACATCGCAGGGGATATCGTGAAGATGTTTCCGGCTAATAGTAGGGCGAAGGCGCGGTTGATCGCTCGGACAGAGTGCAGCAAAACCGGAGCAAGCCTGACGCAGGCTCGGGCCGAGGATATGGGCATCAGTGCCTATATCTGGCGGACAAGTGAAGACGAGAGGGTCAGAGAAGGCCACAAGAAGATGGATGATGTGATCGTTTTCTGGAATGAACCACCCCGGCCTGAAACCCTGATGGGGAAGCCACCCAAGACGATTCCTGCGCCGTACCATGCTGGAAACATATGGAATTGTAGGTGCTATGCCGAGCCAATTATTGACATTAACCGGATTGTGTTCCCGCATAGGGTTTGGCACAACAATCGAGTAATGATGATGGCAAAGAGCGAATTTTTAAGACTTGCAGCGTAATTTGTATGCTGGCTGGTTTCCTGAAATTATCCGCGCATCAAGTAGCTTAATCGAGGTGTTGTCGGTTGTCATTATCCTTAAATGATATCCTCAACATTAGGTACAGTTTGTTAAAAGGGCTGGAACGCCAAATACAAGCACAGGAGAGGTGGTTATCCCCATGCCAAACCCCACAGTCAATAATATACCCCCGAATACCGGCCGCATTCTCGACGAATACGGCGGCACATTTAACATCGCCAACTTCCTGGAATCGATCTGCTCTACAGGCTATGAGACCGGCGCTTCTTCACCGAGCACCAACGTTTCGGCTCTGACCGGGATCGTCAACTTCAACATTTCTGCCGATGCCGATGCAGTTAACGGGAATGTTCATAATGTCGTTGTCAACGTGGCCGGATTGACCACTGGTTTGCTGATAGCGGCTGCGGTTCAATCGGCGATCCAGAGGGTTGGTGGCGTCACCTATGCGGGCATTACGTTTGCCTACGTAGGCGGGGTGTATGTCACGACTTCGGGTGCGGTTGGGCCGGGGTCGAAAATACGGATCACGGCAGGGACTGCAACGTCGGGGTATAGTGATCTGGCGGCGGCGTTGAAGGTTGGAGCGGCGAACGGGGCCGTTGATACGGATGGGAAGATCTCGGGGCTGCCTGTCGCGATCTCTGGGAGTATAGCAGTAAAAGGAGCCCTCACCGACAGAAGCGGAACTATCACAACAGGGGGCGCGGCTCAGCAATTAGCAGCAGCCAATTCTAACCGAAACTATTTCCTGATACAGAATCCATCGGCGGCTACGGAATCGCTCTGGTTCAGGTTCGGAACAGGCGCGGTTGTCGGAGAACCGTCAATAGAATTGACCCCCGGAAATGGATTTGTCATGGATGGAAATTACGTCGAAACCGAGTTAATTTCCGTCATTGCTGCTACTACCGGGCACACCTTCACAGCGAAGGAGGGCTAACCATATGGGCTTCTTCGGCGGCACAAAATTAGCAAGTGCTCCCCAGGTGGTGACGGGCATAAGTCCGGAAGGTGGCATTTCTACTGGAGGAACATCAGTCGTTATCGCTGGAACAGGTTTTGTCGGGGTAGAGAATGTTTATTTTGGTACTACTCCTGCAACATCATTTACAGTCAATTCGTCAACTTCGATTACCGCGGTAGCACCAGCGGGCACAGCCAGTACGGAAGTAGACATTACTGTAATCACTACCAGCGCGACTGGTTTAGCGGATCAGTTCACGTTTACAGATCCGCGTGTCTGGGGCGTGTCCTGGAATAAGGGATCGAATCCAACCATGACGAGAACCGATTCGGCGGTCGGGCTAGTCGCAAATGCTGGCGTGGATGGATCTACCCCTACAAATAACTTTGATAGCCTCCCGATATTTGGAGAAATTACGCAGGTAACCGATACCCATGGAAATACATTTATCCGCATCCCCAAGTTCTATATCAAGAAAACTGATGGCGTAGGCTATAAAACCTGGCAGGTCTCGAAAACCAATTATTCTGGCTATTACCTGCCTCAATGTTTTTGGAACTTCACTACCGGCACTGAATTGCCCTACATCGACGTGGGCAAATACAAAGCCTCAGTCAGCGGTGGCAAATTGCAGTCTGTCTCCGGCGGTTTTCCGTATATCAACGATACTATCGTCAACTTCCGTACATTTGCTAAGGCCAACAATACTGGGGTTGCCGGGACAAATGGGTATCAGCAACTAGATATACACGTTGTAGACATGCTGCAAACATTGTTTTACATCGAGTTTGCCACGCTGAATAGTCAGGCGATTATGCAGGGCTGGGCAAACGGTCAATACACTGCAACGCATCTGGCGACCTTCGCCACGACAAATGGCAATCAGATAGTCGTCGCCAACGCCACCGCTGCGTTATATGCGGTAGGTCAGCCTATCGGTATCGGCACAACCCAGGGCGGAAATCAAGTATGCTACGGGCGTACAATCACCGCTATTAATACGTATGATGCTGGGGATAAGGCAATCGTTTTCGATGGTGCGGCGGTCAATATCGCTATCGGCAACATGCTGTACAATGTTGGCTGGAAAAACGGATTCTCGTCTGGCATAGCAGCATCGAGTGGCAGCCCTGTTAGTAATTTAAGTGGATTGCAACCGTGCTGTTATCGTGGAATTGAATCGCCCTGGGGTGATATCTGGCAGTTTGTAGACGGGCTAAACGTCAACAATGATCAGGCATGGATATGCCAAAACGCGGCATCGTATGCCAGCAACGTGTTTGCTAGCCCATACCTAAAGCTTGCGTATGCCAACTACGGCATTAATGACTGGGCTTCAGCGATGGGATACGATCCTGCCAACCCAGAAGCAGAATTCCCGGTGACAGGAGGTGGTAGCAGTTCGACGTACTACTCGGACTACTATTACCAGAATTCGAGCGGCCAGTATATTGCCTTGCTCGGTGGTGACTGGGGCGTCGGGTCGGGTGCGGGTTTCTCGTGCTGGGGTCTGTACGGTTCGTCGGGGTTCACCGTCGTCTACGTCGGCGGGCGGCTTCTTAGAAAAGCTCTTTAGGGGGGTTTGGGGGCGTTAGCCCCCAATATCAAGGGATATGGGGTGCGGCTTGCCTTACTCAGTGGTAACTGGAACAACAGGTCGAATGCAGGTTTCTCGTACTGGAATCTGAACAATTCGTCAGGGAACACCAACGTCAACATCGGCAGGCAGACTCTTATTAGCGTAAACAAATAGATTTTGCGCCCCATATTCCTCACCGCTGATTAGTGACACCACTTGAAACCACCCGCAGTTTTAAGCTTGCCGTTGCAACATTTGTTAATTGATGAAGAATCTACCCCCGTAATTTTAGAAGCAACATGACTACTTTTGTAAGAAGCAATAAGTTTGTTGTCCAGTGTATATTGATACACCTTAAGACCTTGAAGGGAGTTTACTCTATCATAAGCTTTGTGGGCTTTGCTCCCACGCACTCCAGCTAAGCGGTTTTCTTTAAATGTCATTAACTGAATGTTGTCCAGGGTATATGGTTTATCATCACTAATTCTATCTACAGATGGTCTTAAATCTTGAATGTAATTGTTGCTCATCCAGCCATCAAATAATGTATCAAATTCAGATTGGGAAAATGCCCATTGCTTAAACTCTTCAAATGTATAACTTGGCATAGGATGTTTACGGGCTTTGGAAGATTTCCTTTGAGTAAGATATGTTATTCTTATCCATCCATCTTTTGTTCTTTTATAGTTTAGCTGATAACTTTTATACCATTTTTGGCATACAAAATAACCACCGTTTTTTAGGGATTTATTTCTTTGCCAACGCCAATATTTATTTTGGGTTCCTATGGGCGGCACAGGATGCGCTGTATTGCAGTGGGAGCAAAAAGCCATATCCATTTAAAATCACCTCATATAATTTTTACTATACTCCAATTATAGAGGAAAATACAGAAAAAATCAATAGCTAAAAAGGTGGTGAGTAGACATGCCAGGGCCAAACGTGTACGCTCCGATTCCTGATTTTGATCAGGAAACTCAGATGGTAATTCAGTTAGCTCCGGTTGACGAGGGTGATTATATCTACTATGGGGTTGAGGTGGTAGATTTACCGCCGCAAAATGATCCGCCTGATACGCCCTGATCTCGCGCTTTAGAAGGGCGAGAGCTTCACAAGAAAATTAAGTGAATCGACCGCCGCCTCCGGGCGGTTTTTTCATGCCCAGCGAAAGGGGGTGATGAAGATTCCCCTAGAAGAAGGAAGCGGTCAATCCGTTATTTCCCACAACATAGCCGAAATGATCAAGAGCGGCCACCCGCCCGATCAAGCAAAGGCCGCCGCTGAGGAAAATGCCCGGCAGACAAGCCATGATGCATTCAACAATGCTGGTCACCTATCCGGCATGGAAGAGATCCTGAATCATCCGATCTCGAACAAGTAAGGCCTTGTCGCTTTTCCTATAGGTTTCATAATTCAATCTTCCCCCCCTAGGTTTCACAGCGCCTCCTTTCGTGGGGCGTTTTTTCAACATCAATTTCCAATCAAAGGAGGCTAAATGCTTTGCCAGACGCTAATCTTCAAATTGTAAGGCAAGTTGGTTTTCCCATTGCCAATGGCACCTTCGTCGTCGGTACTGCTTCAGGGTCAGCTACCGCTGGAACTCTGACTTCCGCGGCCAGCCCAGCCACCACCTTGTCGGGCATTACTGGTCCGAACTTCAACATCCAGCTTGACGGGGACCCGACCCCGCGAAACATCGTCCTCACCAACACCGATGCCACCGGAGCGGCCATCGCCGGTGAGATTCAGTCCGTGATGCAGGCTTTAACCGGAGTCCCGGCCAGCTACAAGACGGCTACCTGCGCCTACACCAGTTCCAAGTACGTCATCACATCCGCTCTCAAGAGCAGCGCATCCCAGGTCGTAGTGACGCCAGGCGCCACGGTATTAAGCACTTCGACGGACATCGCTGTGTCTACCCTGAAGCTGACCGCAGGGGCCGTTGCCGCCCAGGGCACAGACGTGGGCATCCTGCAGACAGCCGCAGGGGCGCAGAATCCCTGGGTCTCCCCGATGAATACGCGGTCCCGCCTGATGGTGACGTCCGATACCGCAGGGGATTTGTGGCTGAAGCAGGATGGCATCCCAATCAAACTGGCGGCAAGCATGGCAGCCAATGTCCCGAGCTTCACATCGGATCTGTCGATCATGGCCGGATCATCGTACAACCTGGAGTTCTCGGCAGCCGGCGCTAAACTGAAAGTGAATTGGCTTGCCGGTATGTAGCATTTTGTCGTGAAATTTTGTTCTGATTCGAGGTGGTGAACAGTGAACTACTACGGTGACAAGATCAGTCCTAATATGCAGGTAACCCCGGAAGGCTATCTTTTATGCCTGAATACTCCGCTGGGTCGCACCGGCTGGATGGACTACCAGGGGCAGGAGATTCCGGCATCCTTCAATGAGCCAATGGGTAAAAAAGTCAGGGTTTACCGGAGCCCCGAGGAACTGTTCTCCCCGACCACTATCGCCAGCTTTGAGGGCAAGCCGATCACCAATTTGCACCCCACGGCCAACCTGGATGTGAACACGGCTTCGGCGATCGAGCGGGGCCATGTCCAGAATGTGCGTCCGCAGGGTGAATTCCTGGTTGGCGATCTACATGTCCGGGATGCCGGATTGATCTCCGAGATCCAAAACGATCTCAAACGTGAAGTCAGTAGTGGGTATGACTGCTCATGGCACAAGATTGACGGTGGTTACGAGCAGCGGGAGATAGTGGGCAATCACGTGGCCGTGGTGCAGAACGGCCGCGCAGGGCATAAGGTAGCGATCCACGACGCGGAGCCGGAAGAAACACCGGAAAACGTGAAAGTGAAATCGGAAGAAAAACCAATAGGAAGGAGACCCAAGATGAAAAAATTCACTAAGGATATTCTGCAGGCTATCGGATTCAAGCAGATGGCGCAGGATGCGGAACCGGAAGATATCGCCCAGGCGATCGAGGCCATGAAAGAGGATGACGCCAAGGACTGCAAGGACAAGAAGGCCAAGGACGAGGCGCCCCCGGATGCTCCGAAGAAAGAAGAGGTCAAGGACGAGGAGCCGCCTGCCTGGTTCAAGGCTTACAAAGAGGAGCAGGACAGGGCGGCCAAAGATAAGGCGGCCAGGGACGAGGAATCCGGCGCCACGTTGAAGGATCTCATATCCAAAGTAGAAGCGCTCAAGGACGCGGAGAAGAAAGAAGAACCTAAGAAAGAAACCGCCGACTCCGTTCTGGATGCCCTGAAAGAGGATCTGGAAAAGGACGAGACCGAGGAAGAGAAGAAGGAGCGCGAAGCGAAAGAGGCCGCGGATAAAGCAACCAAGGATGCCCTGACTGCTTCTGACCCCGATGCGCCCAAGAAAACCGCTGCCGATGCTTTCATCCGCAAGATCGTCCAGGATATGGCCCCCTTGATCTTGGCGATTCCCGACGAGGCCGCCCGGCTGGAAGCAACCAGGAAGTTCCGCCAGGGCATCCAGGACATTCGGGGCCGCGCCGCTGCAAATGGCTATGCTGACATCCTGGATGTCGTGGCCGGCAACAAGAAAGCGGCCATGGATGCCTTCCAGACGAAACAGGCGTCCATGGAGGAGCGGGCAGAGGTTGCCTGCGACAACTGGAACAAGGCCGGCGAGGCCATGAAGAAGCTTTAAGCAATATCAGTTAAATTGAGCACAACGTCAACCCAAACCAAAGGAGGACAAACAAATGTCTGGAACAGCAATTGGAATGGATCTCAACCTGGGTTATGCGGGCAAAGTATCCCGCAACCCGCTCAACAAGATCAATTCAAGATTTGTCAAATCGATCCTGAACGGTAGCGGCGTGCAGACGCAGCCCGTAATTCCGTTTGGATCTGCGGTGGTCGTCAACGCCGACAACTCCTATTCCCTGTGGGGCGCATCCGGTGTCGGCGTATCGTCTGCCGTGCTGGCTAACTTCGGCGGGATCGCCGTGTCTGAGGTCAAGCAGTCGCTGACCTACGGCATCGGGCAAAATGCAGGCGGTAGCGGCCAATTTGAGCCGCTTGGGCCTCCCTGTGATGCGCTGCAGGTTGGCAGTTGCACCGTGTTTGTCGCCGAGGGCACGCCGACCGCCAATGGCCTGGTCTACATCGTCACTGTGGCCGGCACCGTCAGTCCTGTGGGGTCCATCGTCGCCACAGCTACTCCTGCCGGTGGCACCTCAATTCAGTTGACCAATGCCCGGTTCACTACCGGCAAGGTGGACGGTAATGGCATCACTGAGATCACGCTGTTGACGCAGGTTGCTGCTTAATCTGGGCAGAAACGCCTTAGGAAACATTAGGCATGATGATCAATTGCACTGACCGGGATCGCCACTTGTATGGCGGTTTTTTTATTTGTGGTCAGTTTTACCCAAACCGCTAATCGAAAGGAGCAAGAATAAGAAATGGATATCAAAGATTTGTTTGTGCCTACCGGCAAGGACTACAAGGCCGCGATGGACTCCCTGATGGCATCGGGCAGACTTGGATCCGTCATGCCTCAAATTTCTGGTGTTGCCTACGGCCCTGGTATGGATACCGGGTCGGCCACCGGCCTGGTTTTCCTGGTCGGTCAGCTGGAGAAGCAGGATCCCCGTCTCCTGGAGCCGTTGACATCCCTGACCGCCCCCCGGGACATCGATATGATCCCCGGTGGTGGTTGGACGAGTATCACCAGCAACGTGTTTGTGGATTACAGCACCACCGGCAATGAAGAGGACAGCATCGTTGGTTCCGAGACTACCAACATCCCCACGTCTCAGGCCAACATCAGCAAAGACGTATTCATCGTGCATACGTTCTCCGAGATCCTGAAGGCGCCGCTGTTCGACGAGTTGAAACTGCAGCAGGTGGGTAAGTCATTGACGCAGATCTACGACGACGGCGTGAGACTGAACCACGCTAAACTGCTCGACCGCAATGTCTACTACGGCATCACCAAGTCCGGCACCTACGGGCTGATCAACAATCCGCTGGTCACTTCTTCCCTGGCAATGGCCGGCGCTGGCGGATCGACACTGTGGTCGCAGAAGACTCCGGTCGAGATCATGAATGACATGAATGTGCTGATCGATGACACCTGGGCGGCTTCCCAGTACGATCTTTCCGGTATGGCGAACCGGATCTTGATCGATCCGGCAAATTATACCTATATCTCCATGACACCGGTCACGCTGGCAGGCTCGGAGTCAATCTTGACGTACTTCCTGCGAAACAACATCGCTGTCAACCAGGGCCGTCAGTTGGAGATCTATCCATCCCGGTGGTGCATCGGAGCCGGTGTCGGTGGAACGCAGCGGTTGGTCGCCTACGTCAAGGCCAAGAACCGGCTCAACATCGACCTGACCGTGCCTCTGAGCAGAGTGATGACAGCGCCGAATACGTCAAGTTTGTCATACGAAACCATCTTCGCCAGTCAATTTTCACAAGTGAAAATTCTCTACTATCAGCCGATCCAGTACGCTGATCAGATTTAAACTATGAGGCATGCTATGAAATAATGCTAGACAAATCCTCTCTTTTGTTGTAAAATGTAAGAAAAAGAGAGGATGCGGAGCCAATGGGAAAAGGACAATGGGTGGACTTAACTGGTCAGACGTTTGGTCGATTAACAGCGCTGGAATATGATTCAAAAATATGCAGATGGCTCTGTCTCTGCGAATGTGGCAGAAAAAAATGGATATTTTCTTCTGCCTTGACGAGGGGCAATACGAGAAGTTGCGGTTGCCTAAAAAGCCAACTTGCGCGTGAGGCTCATTTGACTCATGGCAAAAGTGGATCCAAAGTTTTTAATACCTGGGTTCATATGAGAGATCGTTGTTTTAACCCCAAGTCCAAGTTTTATAAGGATTATGGGGGTCGCGGTATAACAGTATGCGAACGCTGGCTGGTTTTTGAAAACTTTTATGCAGATATGGGTGATCCAGCAGAAGGGGCAGAACGCATATCCCTTGATCGTAAGGATAACAATGGGGACTACGAACTAGGTAATTGCCGTTGGGCCACTCAAAAGATGCAGACAGATAATCAGAGGCGTTCAAGATTCCATGAATACCAGGGTGAATCGCATACCCTAAACGACTGGGCTAAGATCAAAGGCGTGTCCTATAAGCAGCTTCGACAGCGGGTCTATCAACGTGGCTGGGATTTCGAAGAAGCTATTACTATGCCGCCAAGGGGCATAAGACATCCATCGAAGCCCAAGCAGTAAAATAAACTCAAAGCGTCTGTAGCCAGGGAGCCTCCCGCAAAGAGGCTCTTTTCCATTTTCAAAATATCTGATTTTTTCTACGTTTCAAAATGAGAGGAGACCTGTTTTTATGCTCAAACTAATGGCAAATAAGGTCCTTGCCTTTACCCAGGGCGAGAAAGACGCCAAAGGCCGGCTGATCAAGGTGAAAACAAAAGTTGGTTTCTGCACGCTGCCCGACTGGGTAGAACAAGATGATTATTACAAGCTGGCAATCAGTGATGGCTCGATCACGTCCTTCACCGCTTCTGCCGACGACGAAAACGTCCTGAAGGCACAGCAGAGACTGGCAGCTTTGAAAGAGGAGATCAAGGCGCTGGAAGAAAAAAAGGAGTCCCTGGTCGCTCCGGCTGCAACTGCTCCGGCCTCGACTGCAACCGTTTCCGCTCCGGTCATGGCCGAAACTCTAGCAGAGAAGATCGATGCCAAGGATGTCGAGAAGATCGAGTCAATTGATGCCGAACTCGAGGCCCGGAAAGAGGAAGTCAGGGGCGTCAAGAAGCCTACATAAGGCATGCGACGGTATTGCTGTAGTAATATGACCGGCCGCCTTAAATCAGCATTCCCCCTGCGGAGGTGATTCCCATGTTTGACGATCCGATAGGCATCGGAGGAGCCATCTCTCCCTATGGGCAGAACGTGGAAGCAATGGTCGAACAGGTTACGGCTGTTGCGTCCGGCATTCTGCAAGGCACGAATTCGCCCTATCTGCTGTCTGATTTCCTGGCCGCTTGCCCTCAGTTCGGGGGATCCGCAATATCTGCAGCCGGGACGGCCGCGATCGGCAGCAACGTATTAACCCTGTCCAGCACCACAGGGATCACCCCGGGGATGCTGGCCGTCGGTATTGGCTATATCCCTGATGGCGCTACAGTGACCACCGTAGGCGCCACTACGGTTACGCTGTCGGCTCCGACCACTGCGTCAGGATCTGTGAATCTGACATGCTATCCGCTCATGGTGCCGCTGTTTATTCTGCAGACGTACCTAAGCCTGGGCAACGCCGTGATCCTTCAGATCCGGTATAAAAGCTTCTGGCAGGCTGCTATCGGCTTCTTCGTCGCCCATTTCGTCACGATTTACATGATGAGCATGACGCCGGCCGGGGCATCGGCGCAGCAGGTCATGGTGGCCGGGGAAGCCCGGGGACTGAAAACGGGGAAGTCGGCCGGAGATGTTTCAGTTAGCGTGGACTTCTCGACTGTGGCTAAAGGGATCGATGGGTGGGGCGCGTACCATTTGACTTTAGCTGGGCAAATGTTCGCATCGATTGGGAAACTCGCGGGTATGGGTGGAATGTATGTTCGCTAGAAAAGGGGTGAAAAACGGTGGCAGAGTTGATTAATGCTGGCGAAAAACTAAATGGACAATTCATTAAACTGGCTGCTCGGGTTGAATCAGTAATTGATAACACGACGAGCGTCAGTGAGATTCTAACCCTGATAGAAGCCCAGAAGGTGCTCGTAGAAACCATGCATTTAAAAGTGTCTGGCGGCCATGCTGAAGGCTAAAGTCACCGTCAAGGATCAATCTCAGCAGATGTTCCAGTCCCTTGCCGATCTAACCAGAGCCGAAGTCCTGGTCGGCATCCCGGAGCAATATGCCGGCAGGTCCGGCAAGATCACCAATGCCCAACTCTGCTACATCCACACTCACGGGGTACGCTCCAAAAATATGCAACAGGAAATGGCCCAGGCCATGATCGGCCCCAATGGATTGCCGCACACACTGGACTATGACCGCCTGATGGACAACCTGGACAAGGGGATGCCATATTCGCAAGCCCTATCACTTTATACCAAAGCGCATGGCAAGGCCGACTGGCGCATCCCGCCCAGACCGATCATCGAACCGGCGATCCGGGACCCGCAGAACGCGAAGATGTTATCTGAGGATCTGGCCAAGGCCGCGGGGCTGGCCCTGGATGGGAATCTGTCTGGGGCTGAGAATGCGCTGAAGCGGGCTGGCATGGACGCGCAGAATCTTTGCAGAAATTGGTTCGTGAATCCAAAAAATCATTGGCCGAAGAATGCAGAAAGTACGATCAGGGCTAAAGGAAGCTCGCGCCCCTTGGTGGATACTGGCCAGCTCCGGAGAGCCATAGTATTTGTCGTTCGCAAGAAGGGATCATCCCAGAATCTCACCATGGGCAAGCAGATGGGCAAATCCAATGCAACTAAGGATTTCACCTATAAAGTAGGGAAGTGATCCCCACGGATCTCTCTGAAATTCTCAACGACTCCGAGTTTTGGCAACCCTACACGGTTTACCGCAAAACAGGCACATACTCCGCGGGCCGTCTGATCGAGACTGAACAGCCTCTTTCCTTTGGTGGTCCGGTGATGCCGGCTTCAGGCAAGGAAATCCAGCAGACACCCGATGCTGACCGTGTAACCAGCATGACCAAGTTTTATTCCCCCGGGCAGCAGATTTTCGTCACTCACAAAAACGATGGATCCGGCAATACCGGAACGTCAGATGAGATCTGCTATCGCGGTGACCGGTACAGGGTGTCTCAGGTGAATCCTTGGATCTCTTCTAGTGGTGATCAGTGGTTTATCGCCTTCGCTGTATATATGCAGGGTGATTAAGTCGCGATTTCGACAAGAGGCCTTGCTTCCCGACAGCGCAGAAGTCTCGTTTTTCCGATAGTAGGTGATCTCAAATGGCCCTCACAGTGGCCAGGCTGACAACTTCATACGGGCCCCTATCCGGGGGTACTACGGTAGGCGTGATGGGCAGCGGATTCACCGGCATGACCACTGTCTACTTTGGCTCAACCCCAGGAACAAATCCTATTCTGGCATCTGACCGGTATCTTGAAGTAATCGCTCCTCCATCTGACATCGGAACCATAGACGTCACAGTTGTGACTCCATCAGGCGCCAGCGCTACCAGCGCATCTGATCAGTTTTCCTACGTGGAAACGGGTCCGGCAAATCAGATCCTCACCCGGCTACAATTCGGGGATCTCATTCAGAAGATGGCTGCATCCTTCACCGGGTTAGATCCCAATTCCGGGGTGAGAATCAGTTGGCCGCAGGACGGCGCTCCCGCCTGGTCAATCGGCAATGATCAGGTATTCCTGAAGGCATACTTCGATCCAGATCAGATCACTCAGCAACGCGATACCGAATATGGCGACGACGTAGGCGATGGAGTCAATCAGCAGGTTACTACCACCTATGTCAGGGTTCATGCGGTGGACTTCGATGTCTACGGCCCCCACTCCGAAGAGAACGCCGAAAAACTGCACAACGGTTTCCTTGACGATACCTCTACGACTTTGGCTGAAGCCAATGTTGCCCTGATCCTGGATCCCTACAGCACTGTCTGGGAGCCGGAGAATTTCGAGGGGCAGTGGTGGCCGGTCGGTCATCTGCGATTGCGATTCAACGAGGAAGTCAAACTGTATACCCAGATCCCCTGGCTGGCATCGACCCAGATCATCGTGGAAACCGACCGGGGAGTGTTTGATACGATTGACACGTAACACATTCCCGAATAGTCAAGTAGTCTGGATTAACTCGAATCGCCAAAGAATGGCCGTCATCAGGCGGCTTTTTTGTTGCCCTGAATTTCCAGAAAGCGAGGTGAATATTTAACGTGAGTACATTAAACCTGAACGACATCATCCAGATTTCAGTAGTCATCTCTCCGTCCTCGGCAGTCGGGCCAAGCTTCAACCAGGGCTTGATCGTCGGCACATCTTCAATTATTGCCGGAACGTCGCTTGATCGCACCCGCGCCTATTCGAGCACCAACGGCATGACCGCCGATGGGTTCTCTTTGACCAGCCCGGAATACCTAGCGGCTGAGATCTACTTCGGGCAGACTCCGCAGCCCACTCAGGTAGTCATTGGCCGGTGGAACAGCTCAACGGAAACTGCGCTGGCCGCGGTCCAGGCCTGCCGATCGCTAAACCCCAACTGGTATCTGGTGTCCGTGTGCGGCGCATCCGCTCAGGATATCTTGATGATCTCCGCCTACGTGAACAGTTGCCAGCCGGCGGCGCAGCATTTTGTCACGACCGCCGATGCCGCGGTACTCGCCAGCACAGCCCTGGCAGCCGGGTATCAGATCGGCGCGGCATCACCAAGTACGAACATCTCTGCTGGCAGCCAGACTACGCTGCAGATTGCTGTTGACGCCGATGTCTACGGCCTGACTCCGACCTACCACGCTGTTACCCTGACGAGCGTTACCGGGCTCAACACTGGGGCATTGGTTGCCTCTGCGCTGCAGGCTGCTATTCAAGCGCTGGGTGGCGCCTATGCTGCCGTGACTGTGGCATTCACCGGTGGGGTCTACCTCGTCACCTCGGCAACATCCGGACCATTGTCAAGAATCAGGATTGTCAACGGCGCGACTAATGACCTGGCGGCTGCGCTGAAACTGGGGGCGGCCAATGGAGCGACTAACACCGATGGCGTAGGTTCTGTTGCCCTGGCCTTAATGGATGCCAATTATATGCGTACCTTGACGCAGTACAGCACCCAGACGCCAAACGCCGTAGTCGGGGCTATGGGCTACGCTATGGGGTCCAACACGGGCACAGCCAATAGCTCCTTTGCCCTGGCTGACAAGGTGATAACCGGGGTGACCCCGGAGCCGTTGACTGAGGCTCAGGCGGCCATTTTCGTTGGTGTAGATGGCGTTGGCGGCGATAACGTCAACTTCGTGGCTACCTACAACAACACCTATACCGTTTTTGAAAACGGCACGATGGCCAACGGCATGTGGTTTGACGAAGTTTTGGGGCTGGATCAACTGGTGAGCCAGATTGCCACTGCCGTGATGAATTTGAAAACTGGTAGCCAGAAGATTCCCTACACTGAAGGCGGCATGACGCTATTGAGGAACGGGATCAAGGTCCCGCTGGAGAGCGCTGTCACGACTGGGTTCCTGGCTCCAGGCACCTGGGATGGGCCGCCTTTGACCATTGGAGCTACGACGCTGAACACCGGCGATACGCTGAGCGAGGGATATCTGGTACTGTCGGCGACGATTGCTTCACAGAGCTCCGCGAATAAGGGCGCCCGGATATCTCCGCCGATCTACGTGATACCTTGTCTGGCCGGGGCCATTCAGGGGATCGTGATCGCGGTCCAGGTGCCGATGTAGGAACAAATTAGCGGCATCCCCTATTGGGAACAAATTAGGGTTGTGGCTCTGGCAGTTTCGGTCAGGGCTTTTTCAATTCTGGGAAAGGAGTATATAACCAATGATCTATAGCTTCAAGGATCTCCAGACCGTGTTTTCGCATCCAGCTTATGGGCAGTACATTGCTACCGGTTCCGGCCTTGGAACGATCACCTTCAGTATGGCGACGGATCGTACAGTACAGGACGTGGCGGCGGATGGCCGTGTTATGACAAGTGATGTTGAAGGCGAGAACGGTTCGATTGCCATAGCGATTCAGCAGACATCGGCGTTTCATAAATGGTTGCAGGGCCTATACAACTACCTCAAAGGTAACCCTGCGGAATGGAACCAGTTGACCATTACGGCGGACAGCGCGGTCATGGGTGACAATAACCAATGCACGGGGTGCGCCTTTCAGAAGAGGGCGGATTTGCCGTACCAGGCCCAGGGACAACTTGTAACTTGGACGGTACTCGCGGAAAATATGTTCCAATCATAACCATTTTTGCGGGATAGGGCGGCCACCCGAAAGCAGACATTCCGAATCTGTTTCCCGCAAATTTTATTTAATCGGAACAGCATTAAACACTACGGAGGTGTCTTTCTATGGGGAAATTTATTGACATTACAGGGCAAAGGTTTGGCAGATTAACTGCAATAAGGCCAGAAGGTAAGGATATTAACAATAACTTTAAATGGCTATGCAACTGTGATTGTGGAAATGCAACTGTTGTTGTTTCCGTTGATCTTAGAAGAGGAAAGTCTAAGAGTTGTGGTTGTTACAAAAAAGAAGTTGACCAAGTTAAATGCATAAAACATAGATTATCTTATTTACGTGTTTATAGAATTTGGGCAGATTTAAAAGGAAGATGCTGCAATACAAAGCATAAAAGCTATGATCGTTATGGTGGTCGAGGAATAACAATTTGTCAAGAATGGTTTCACGATGCAGAAGCGTTTGTTTCTTGGGCACTTTCTCATGGCTATAGAGATGACTTAACTATTGATAGAAAAAATAACGATAAAGGTTATTCTCCAGAAAATTGTCGATGGGCAACGATGCAAGAACAAGCCAGAAATACGAGCGCTAATCACCTTATTACACATAATGGGCAAACAAAATGTTTGATAGAATGGGCAATACAGTATGGCTTAACTTTTACGCAATTGTATTATCGCGTTAGCAATGGCTGGCCATTTGAAAAAGCAATTGCACAGCCAATTCAAGAAGGTCATGGGAAACAAGCATAACAATTAAATTGTATTCAAAGCGGAGGCTTAAAACGATGGAAGATATACGACCAAAATTCAAAGATATTGGACTAGGCGGCAGGCAGTTCCGTCTCAGAAAGTTTCCTGCCCAGACAGGCGGTTTCATCGCGATCAAGGTGGCAGGGATCCTGGCCCCAGTGTTTGACATGCTTGCAACGAACCAGGGGATTGAGATCAGCCAAATCATATCACCAGTTTTAGGGGCTTTGTCGAAGTTGTCAGAGGCTGATTTCGTTGACATCCAGAACAAATCTCTGAGGGTTTGCTTCGAGATCCTGTCTGGCGGCGAAATACAGGTGTTAAATCCCGAGGGGCATCTTGGCGTCATTGGCCTGGACGATGATGCCATGACCTGCCTGGCGCTAATGGTGCAGGCGCTCGTTTTCAACCTGTCGGGTTTTTCGCCAGGCGCCCTCTCAGCTTTACTCCCCGAGGGGTTACTTACGAAGTCGCCGAGTGTCCAAACGTAGCAGCATGGATGTTTGCGCCGGTTATCGCCGGGCACTGGAGACAGAAGGAATTGTCTGACGGCACATACGATCTAGATGATCTGCTGGATATCCTGGAAGTCATGACCGTGCAAAGCGAGAATGAGGCACGGGGAATCGATGCGGCAAAGGGCGCTGGGATGGCTTAGTTACTTTGAAAAGCCATGCGGTGTCCTTTGCTTATTGATAAGCGGGGTGGCGTTAAATGTCTGAATTAGGGATCATACGTTCGTATCTCGTTTCGCTGGGGTTTTCTACCGACGCTGCCTCTTTTAGTAAGGCCCAAGACTCCCTTGGCCAGATAGCAAAATCGATCTCAAGTTTTTCCAGTTCGCTGCAAGGTATTGCCATAGCCGGCGGAGCGATAGCAGGAATAGGCGCCCTGGCTGATGTTATCAATCAGTTCACCCTTGGGGTCGCCAACGCTACAATTCAGAATGAAATGTTCGCAAGGCAGATGTGGCTCAATTTTAATTCTGCCGTGGCTTTTAAGTCTAGCTTAGACGCGTTAGGCGTTTCTATTCAAGATTTGTATTTAAGCCCGCAGTTGATGGACGCTTTTATTAAGTTTCGCCAGGTAGCTCAAGAAATGGAGCCTCCGGCAGATTATCAATCTGTGATGAATAATTTATTTGGGATCACCCTTCAATTTCGCCAGCTAAAACTTGAAATGACAATGGGGATCATGAATATCGGCTATGATTTAGCAAAAGACTTATCCGGCCCCTTGGGAAACTTCCAGGATGGCTTGCAGAAGATGAACAACTGGATTGTCGAGAATGCCCCTAAATGGGAAGCCAAGATCGCTGACCTCATCGCCAGGATAGTAACTTTATTTGAAAAAGTATACGATGCGGGCAAAGATTTCGTTAATTGGTGGGACAACCTCGGAACGAAGTGGCAACACGTCATCGAGATCTCGGCCGGGTTAATAATTGCAATTCTGGCAATAGGCAAAGCAATCGAGATTACCATGGGAATCTTGGCGGGATTGGCGGACGCGAACCTCCCCCTATTGGTGATTTCGGCGGCCATTCTTGCGATTATTCTGTTGGTGCAGGACTATATAACCTACTCAAAAGGTGGCCAGAGTGCATTATCAGGAGTTTGGAAGGCCATTACCCCGGATATCAAAGCCTTATGGGATGCCTTTAAGGGATTAGGAACAGCCTTGCTGGATATGATCAACGCAATAGCGCAACTGATCGGTGGACAGGGGAAGCTTGTCAATTGGGGAACTGTGATAGCAGATGCCTTTAAAGCGGTGCTGACTGTTATAACCGCAGTAGTAATGGGAGTGTCTTCTATTGCCGATGGTATTTCAATTGTCGCGGGTGAAGCGGAAAAACTTTTGGGGATGCACGAGAACAATCCTCAAATGATTGCTCAGGGAGAAGCCGATATCAAGACGGGGGAGCAGGGACTTTATGATACGTGGATTGCGCCGGATCAACCGGGTGCTCCCGGCAGTCCTGTTTTCGGTCCTCCCGATCCGCCCGGCAAAGCATCCGGTGGCCTTGCATCCGGCCCCACCCTGGTAGGCGAAAAGGGACCGGAGATTCTCAACCTACCTGGTGGAAGCCAGATATTTAGCAACTCTGTGCTCACGAATATGCTGTCTGCTTTCAAGAATCTCGGAGCACCTCGAGCAAGCAATAAGACCAATACGATAACCTTAAGCCCGGTTTACTACATCAGCGGAGCCGGTAGCCCGCAGCAGACTGCCGATGCTATTCAGGGAAACAATTTGAGTCTGATCATGCGAGTTCAGCAGGGAATTATGGGTTAACTTAGGCAGGTGATCTATCAATGTCGATCTCTCAATCAAATCTTTTTTCTGGCAGCCAGCAACTGGCCTCGGGGGTTGTTTTGCCTCCCCTTGGCCAGCAGTTATTATACATAAAATACAATATTGGCGGGCTTTTCCTGGATGCATTTCTCAAAATTGTTCATACTTTGAATCTAACCGTCACTCAGCATCCGGTCGAAACAGGCGCGAACATTTCGGATCACAGCTACATTGAGCCGGCCCAGTTGCAGATCAGTTTTCTCATGTCTGATTGCGCCACTTCGATCATCCCTGGGCAGTTCGGGGATTGGTCGTCTCGATCCGTTTCTGCTTTCCAAGCATTGAGGCAGATTCAACTTCAAAGGGTTCCTGTTCAAGTTACAACGCGGTTGAATGTTTACCAGAATATGTTAATCACGTCATTGCTGCCGACAGAAGACAACACGACTTGCCATGGGTTGCGGGGTACTTGTACGCTGCAAGAAGTTTTTATCGCTACTGTGCAGACAGTGCAGATCAAGGTTAGCGCGAATCCGCAGGTGACAGATTCAAATACTGTCGGGACTGTGATTCCAAGCACACCGGCACCGGCACAGGCGGCACAAATAGAGAGTTGGCTTGTGCAGGGAGAAAAATTACTTGGGAAATAAGCAAATATTTGCAGGAAAAACGATCCCTTTGTGGTATATACTGTTGCTATAAGGGGAGGGATTATGATGAGTGGGGAACAAAATTCTAAGCGCAAAGGTTTACCGATCTGGCTTTGGGTTATTATTGGAATAATCGTGCTTACCGTCATCAGCAACCTAAGCAGCAAGGACACTTCTTCGACGGCTACAACGGATTCTAGTTCGGCCAGTTCTCAGCAGCCAAGTACGCCAGCACCATCGCCAGCGCCGCCGCCTATTAAGGTATCCGATGAAGCGCTCACCAACGAATATGTCAATAACCAATTTTCTGCAGACGAGAAATACAAAAATCAGGTTTTGGATGTGAGCGGAACCGTTGCCGCTGTCGATCGAGACGTAATGGGAAATCCTTATGTGTCGCTCAGTAATAGCCAATTCATAGAAGATACTGTTTTTCATTTTACCAATAACGCCACCGATACCGCATCCCTGGCTAACATTAGCGCCGGTGAGCAGGTAACCATTCAAGGAACATGCAAGGGCAAAACAGGTACTGAAGTTGACATGGAAAACTGCAGCATTATCCCTAATAATCAAGTATCAGCACAAATTCAAACTAACCAACAAAATACGCAGGAAACATTGCAAACTTCGACTGTCCAGGAATCCATTCCAGAAACCCAGGTATCAACTGCTTCAGTAGTGCAAGCACCATTAGGGCAAATTGTGCCTTCTCAAGGTGAAATAAATGCAGAATTGAGTGGAACGGTTGAAGTGAACAATCCACCAATTAGTTTTACGTCAGATGAAACTATTACGAGTTCAGACGGAAATGGTGGATGGATTACATCGGTTCATGGTACGAGGAACCCTTCAGCGGATGGATATGGACAACTGATATTTTTCTGGCATAATGAACAGTTTATTGGCTGCGATGCGGCATACGAATCAAGCCATTCTAATATCTTGTATGCTAAACCTGGTTATATCGTGGTAAGTTATACTCATTATGCAGAAAATGATCCAATATCTACTCCGTCTTTACCGGATGTTAATATAGCATATACTTGGAATGGAACGAATTTTACATCGTCTGGGTCGCCACCAACTAATATTTATGGAGCCGAAAAACTGATTTATGTCAAAGCATTGTCATAAAACTTAAAATTCAATAAATCTTAAAAGTAAATAAAAATGAATATTTAGAAGCCTTTCGGGGCTTCTTTTTATTTTGGGGGATGATCTTACGGCAACTTATTCAGTGATTCCTTTAAGCAGTTTGCCAAATCAAAGTTTAACAGCTACGATTTCGATCAACGGTTCTAATATTACCCTTAATCTCAAGTTTTCATATAATCAACAAGCACAATACTGGGTCATGACTATTCTTGATCAATCAAATAACATGATCCTTGACTCTATACCTTTACTCTGTGGGCAACCACCCGCGCAGGATCTTTTAGGGCAATACCAATATCTCGGCATTGGATCGTGCTTTATCATGAATGTTGGCAATTCGATGCTAGATTCGCCAAACGACCAGGCAGGGGTATTAGGTCAAGAATTCATTTTGGTTTGGGGCGACTCGCTTACGTAGAGGTGATTTCCCATGTCGATCCAAGATGCAGCTACAGCCGCGGCAGCAACCTTTCCCTCGTCTATTATATCTACAATGGTCGCCATCGCCGGTGCTGAATCATCCTGGGTCAATAATTGCCCGGGGGATTTCGGTCTAGGTGGCCCTACTAGTGGGGATGGCGCTACAAGCTGGGGATTGTGGCAGATACATAATGCGAACTCTGATCTGTTGATTCAGTTTACAGGATCGACTAGCCCCGATACTTGGGAGCAGTGGCTATTCGTTCCGGCAAACAATGCCCAAGTTGCCTTGGCAATCTATAATCGGCAAGGCTTCCGAGCCTGGTCAACATATAATTCCGGGGCATACCTGAACTATACGACGGATGCCCATAATGCTCTTTCAGGGGTCCCGCTGACAGGGATTTCAAGTCCCACTAGTCCAACTGCCTTCGCGAGTCCATATTCGAACCTTATAATCCCGGCCACAAATTTTGAAGTTGTCGCTGGCACACAGGCGCAGGGCAACGTTTTATATGGCCGCAGATACAGAATCCTGGTAACAAGACAGGGAGATCCAAACCCGTTCATAACAGGCACAATAGGCGGTGTTCCGATCACAGGCGTGGCAGGCGAGGATACGGCTACCCAGGGGCAAAGTTTGGTGAATCCCCTGACCCCGACAACTGCCCTGGACGTAAGCCAGCTTCATTGCCAATTTTCTCTAACTGTGACAATGATCACCGCTCCGCAATGGTCAACGGTCAAAATTTACAATTTATCGCCAGAAACAGAAAATACGATTATCCAGGAAGGCTATACCATAATAATTGAGGCCGGATACATTGGAACTCAATATGGTCAAATTTACCAGGGTGAGATCGTGCAATGCCTTCGAGATAAGCCCGATGCAGCAACTTACACTTTAACCTTAGTTTGCATGAATGCCCAGCAATTTCAGACCTACGGCGCTCTGATCGGCACATTAACCAGGGGGCAGAATGCCCGGTCGCAGATCGGTTACATAGCTTCTGCTAATTCGGTTCCGACTCAGTTAGGGAAGCTTACTTCTGACTTCTCCCAGACGCAGTTGACCCGTGGCAAGTCGTATTTCGGCAAAGCAAACAAATACTTGAGGCAACTTGCTCAAAGTGAGAATGCTGCTTACTATCTGGAGAATGGGCAGGTTAATTTCATTAAGATGACTGATCTGCCGACAGACGAGGTTGTCGATCTTACGCCGAATACCGGATTGATCGGGGTGCCAGCGCAGAACAATTATGGGGCAACCATCAAAATGTTGCTGAATCCTGCAATTAAGATAGGTAGTATAGTGCATGTGGACAATAGTTTGATTGCAAATCAAGAATACAATCAGGGTTCCGCGATCTACCAGCTTGATCAGTCGGGGTTATATCGCGTAATCCAATACAATATTGAAGCAGACTCGCGCGGTCAAGCATGGTACACGACCGTAGAAACATGCACTCAAGCAGGGGTTCAGCCTTCGATGATCACAAGTAGCGCGCAAAGTCCATACTAACGACTAAAATCAAATCAAATATTAGCGCCTTTCGGGGTGCTTTTTTATTTGGGGGTGATTATCGTTCAGCCTATTAGTGAGAGAGTCACAAATGACAAGAATCCGAGCACGTTTTACGACAAAATGAGCGACAATATCTCGAATGACATACGTGTGGCTTGCATCGGCATAATTCAATCTTTTAATCCTACCCCAGGCGAGCAGACAGTCACCGTTCAACCAGCAATCAGAGAGCGCGTCAAGGATCAATATGGAACCTTTTCTTACGTGAATCTCCCTCTCCTAGTGGATGTGCCAGTGCAGTGGCCGCGGGGTGGTGGTTTTCTCCTTACGTTTCCCATCAATCCGGGTGACGAATGCGAGCTTTCTTTCTGCGATTCCTGTATCGATGCCTGGTGGTCTAACGGTGGCGTGCAGAATCCCATGGAGCAGCGGCGCCATGACATATCTGATGCAGTTGCCAAAGTGGGCATTACATCGCAGCACAATCCTATAGGCAATTACAATATGTCGGCCGTCGAACTTCGCAACGAAGCCGGCACGGTTAAGCTTTCATTATCTGCATCCGGGGTGAACATTACCGGGGGCCTGACCGTGGATGGGGTGGCATTCGCTCCACATTATCATCTGGCGCCGGCCGGTGGTGGGAATACGGGGGGAGCGCTATGATATACCGTCAATTAGACCAGAATGGCGACTACAGTTTTGGCCAAGGGGCACAAGATTTCCTGCAAGGCACAGATGCTATCGGGCAAGCAATCCTTACTAATTTAAAGCTTTTGGCCGGCGAATGGTGGGAGAACACATCAATAGGGTTACCTGCCTTCCAGTCGATTCTTGGCAAGCCTGGTGTCACCAAGGAATCCGTTGATATGCTTATACGCAATCAGATTCTGAGCACTCAGGATGTCTCGTCGATTTCGTCTTTCAGTAGCACATATAGCCCCCCAACCCGGCAATATTCCATCGGCAATTGCGTTGTTAACACCGCTTATGGAGCTGTCACGCTTACAAATATATCGTTCTAGTGGGAGGTCAACTGCCCACAGATGAAGCAAGGGGCTTGCAGATCAAATCGTCTGCTTCGGGGCTGGTTGACAACAGCCCATCCGCCAGCGTATCCAAGTGTACCTGACGAATATTGCGGCAAGCATTGAGGTCAGCATTAGCGGTATGGCCACAGGAGACGCATTTAAAGAGGTGTTTATGACGATTATTCCGGGAAACATGTCCGCAGACAGGGCATCGCTGGCTGGTGTAGTGGGGATCGACATAGACCACGTTGATCCCTCTCTCTGTAGTCTTATACTCGATGAAATCACCGAGTTCACCGAACGCCCAGGAGTGCTGGATCTGCCTCTGTTTCCTTGCTACCCGGATGCGGTCGCGGATGTATTTCAAATCTTCCATGACCAAGGTATCTCCGGGTTTGCAGGACTGGACAATCGCCTTACTGATCTTGTGGTTGATATCGCGCATAACTCTCTGCTCTTTGCCAGACAGCCGTTTCAGGAGGCATTTTGCCCCTTTTGTGCCTTTCTTTTGCAGAGACTGCCGCAGTTTGGAATAGTGTTTTCTCATGTGCATGGCCTGACGGCCAGAGAACTTCAAGTCGGTGGATGTAGTAGCGAGGTTGTAGATGCCCCGGTCGATACCGACCACCCTTCCGTTGTTGGGGGGAAAAGGGACATCCCGGTTGATGACCATGTTGATGTAAAACGCCTTCTTCTGCTTGTGGTAGAAGAGGACAGCCGAAGTGGGCTTCTGGTTAATAAGGAGTCCGCGTTGGAAGTTACCAATGTCAAGTTTAAGCTTGAGCCTGCCGCCAATGGTGGAGACGGTTATTTCCTCCCGCTTCTCCACGAAGGCAAACGTCCTGGCGTCCAGGTTCATACTTGTGGGGTTGAATTTCCGGGGCTTGCTCAGTTTGCGCTTCTCTTTGCTGGCCGCGGCGACACGGGCGATGGCACGAATGACCAGGTTGGCGTTCAGGTTATATCGCTCTCTGAGATCATAGTAGCAGAGGTGCTGGAGATTGACCTTGTTGGTGGTGTGGTTATCCTGAGAAACTTGCAGGATGTCGTTGCAAGCGGAAGCGAATCTGCACAGTGTTTCCGCCAGGATAGTTGCTTCTTCGGTATTAACTTGGAGCTTGCACTTGACGGCTTTAGCGGTTTTCATAGGTTAATTATATCACATACGAAAGAATACGGCAAGGATACGGCAATTCATCCCACGGCTGAAGGCGTGGGCTTCCTTGCCGCTAAAGGAGGTGATCCATATGAGCTACGTACCGCCTAGCATCGATTCCACGGGGTGCCACATTCCCCTATTCGCCGATATCATCGCCGATCTTGTCTCCGACATGCAGAGTATTTACGGCCAGGACATCTACTTGGCACCCTCAAGCCAGGACTACCAAATGCTTTCATCCTTTGCCTCAAAGATCAACGATACCAATCAACTCCTGGTCCAGGTTTACAACTCCCGCGGCCCCGGCACCGCCGTAGGCTCTGGCCTGGACTCCATCATCAAGCTAAACGGCATCGCCAGGGAATCATCCACCTACTCAATCTGCCCAGTGATTTGCGCCGGCATCACAGGAACCCCGCTGACCAACTGCATTGCCCAGGACACATCCGGCTACCAGTGGTCAATCCCCGCTACGGTAATCGGTACCGGGGGGACAGTGACCGTCACGGCTACCTGCACCACCTTGGGCCCCATCGCAGCCAATCCGGGGGCAATTTCAATCATGGCCACTCCAACCTATGGGTGGTCTAGCGTGACAAATCCTAACGCCGTTTCCGCATCCCAGATAGGGCAATCGCAGGAATCTGATTCAGCGTTGAAAGCTAGGCAAGCAATCAGTACGGCAGAGAGCAACACGACTTTGCTAGACCAGACGAAAGCTGCCATTGCCTCAGTAATCGGCGTAACCCGCTTCGTTGTCTACGAGAATTTCACATCTTCAGCAGATGCCAACGGAGCGCCTTCACACTGTATCTATGCGGTTGTGGACGGCACTGCTACACCAGCAAATATTGCCCAGGCTATATGCGACAATAAGGGGCCGGGTTGCGGGACGTGGGGGACTTCTTCATTTGGCATCATAGACCAGTACGGGCAGACAACCACGATCTATTTCTTCCTGCCGACCTACGAGGCCATCGATGTGGTGATCCCGATCACGCAGTTAACCGGGTATACGACGCAGACGCTGGCGAATATCCGGACCGCTGTTTACAACTATCTGAACAGTATCGCCATTGGAAAGAGTCTGCAGAACTCCGCAATATGGGCGACGGCGATGGGTCAGTGTGGGTCGATTACCAGTCCCTTGTTCGCGGTAAGCACGGTTACTGATGCCCTGCATGGGGGATCCCAGGGGACTGCGGTGATCGTAATGGCCTTCAATCAGGTCACCCAGGGGAACCTTTTGTATATCATAATTACCCCGATGGTAACTGGGGTGTCACCTGTTACGGGATCGCATACCGGGGGGACCGCGGTAACTTTGACAGGGGCCGGGTTTACCGGGGCTTCTGCGGTTAAGTTTGGGAGCGCCAGCGCGACTTCTGTGGTGGTGGTTTCCGATACGCAGATCACCTGCGTCTCGCCGGCTGTTTCAGCGGGGACGGTCGATGTGACGGTGATTAACGTGGCCGGGACATCGCCGGTGAGTAGCGCGGATCAGTTTATTTACACATAGGGGTGATTTCATTTGTCCAATATTACCCAATATCTCAATCTGATAACCAGTCAACATCGCCCTAAGCCCAACTTCATGGCCACTGTCAGTTCAATGCTCAGCCACGCTGACGACACCACAACCTGCGCCGCAGGCCTGAATGATGCCTTCGACATCGACCAGGCCGTGGGGGCGCAACTTGATATTCTGGGACAAATCCTAGGCGTCTCACGGGTAGTGAATTTTCAGCCCACAGACGCGTTCGGGCCTGTCTCGGGCACATTTACCAGGGCATCCGTTGCCTACGATTACCTGACTGGCGCACAGGTTCTGTCAGGTGTGCCCCGGTATGATGCGGCTATGTTTAATCAGGGGATCATGTTCGAGGAGACTACGGTCAACCTCTTAACGGCAAACCAATCCAATATAGAGAACGGAACAACAGGATTTACCGGCAATCATGGGGATGAAACGCTTACCCAAGATAATACTTATGCGTGGCAGGGTTCCCATAGCTTAAAAGTGGTAACTCCTGGCACATATAGCCGAGAGGGGGCAATGATAAACCCTGCCTCTATATCAGGGAATACATATACCTTTTCGGTATGGGTAAGGGGATCAGGAACAGTAGATCTAATCACTACAAGTCCAGCATTATATAGTAATACAATTACTCTTACCTCTATATGGACGAGGTATTCTTTGACAACAACAGCCGCAGGATCGAGCATGTGGATAGGGGTAGTTACCTCAACTGCACAGGCAATTACTTTCTGGATTGATGGCCTCCAGTTTGAGCAGAAAGCCTACGCTACAAGTTGGACGCTTGGAAGTACCACCCGCGCAACTGAATCCCTGACCATCCCCACGGCAGGCGTGTTTACGCCGGGAAGTTGGGCGGTAGAGACGATCTATATACCAACTGATACTCTGTCAATTGCATCACAAGGTTTATGGCTTTTACAGAATGATAGTGGTGACTACTATTGGCTATTTGCAGATAATAAGCAGATATTCTTACAGGTAGCTTCAAGCGGAGCCACAATCGTTATACATAGTAATCAAATTTTTAATGTTGGACAATCATACGCGATCATGATAGCAGGAAATGGATCTGTAATGCGTTTGTGCGTCAATGGAGTCCAGATAGGTTCTGACATAGCTTATGTAGAACCAGCAGGGATACTAGCAGCATCTATGATGTTAAACGCAGGTGGATCTAGCGGAGTAAACGGCATCATCGACGATCTCCGCATTTCATCTAGGGCGAGGACGCTGGTGGAGCACCAGGCGTATGTGAATGGGGGAGTAGCGCAGGTCGTAGACTCAGCTACCACGCTCTTGCTTCCGTTTGATGGCAGCACCAGTTATTACGTTTCCACCTCTCCAATTCTGGATGACGCAACCTACCAACTTGTTTTAAAGGCAAGGATAGCGCAGAACATGTGGGACGGCACTACGCCAGGCATCTACTCGCTATTTGCTTCGCTGTTCCCTGATTCGGTTTATTTGATTTTGACGGACAACCAGAATATGACGTGCGATGTTTTGGTGATCGGGTTAAGCTCGGTGCTGCAGCAGAATCTAATTTCCAATGGGTTCATCATCCCCAGGCCGGAAGGAGTTCAATATCTTTACTATTACCCGGTTAATCCTGTGTTCGCTTACGGGGAAGAAAACGCGGTATTCCAAGGCTATGGGCAGGGCTATTGGGTCGAGCCTGCTTAGGATCTCTGAAAGGGGTGCTTTTTATTTAGGAAGGAGGGCTTTGATTGGCCAGCACCAATTTTGTAACTTTTAATCCATCCCTAATTAACGCCGAATCCGATGCAACCTATCAATCCGATTCTTCAGTTACTGGTGGTCTTTCAAACGGGATGGCTTCTCCGCAGATGCACGATAAACTGTTCCACCAGGCGACAATCATGGTTAAGGCTCTGGCCAACATCATGGTCGCCCAGGGGCAATCTGCGCTGGATACAAGTGAATCTGCTTTAACCGCGGCACTGACGGCGACGATTCAATCCATGATCATACCGGCGGGCATATCCAGCCCAACATATTGGGTCTAAAGCATATCAGATAGGAGGAACCACCCTTGGCATATTTAAACTCGGCAATTGCAAGCCCCAGGAGGATGTACATTGGGCAGCCCAGCACAGGGGGATCTACTCTCTACACGGCGCCTGCTTACGACTCAAACGTGACTACTCCTTCTGCTACGGCGGTTGTCAAAGAGATTATTTTGTGCAACACTACCGGGCTGGCGGCGATTGTCACACTAGGTATCAACGGAGTCGCCGCGGCTAATCAGTTTATCGGAACATTGACTATAGCGGCCAACGACTTCAAGGTTATCAGCGGCCTCGACACCATGCTATCGGCGGCAGACATGATCCAGGGGTTGCAGGGGACAGCAAATGCGATCACGGTGACAATCTCCGGAGTGGAAGTCCAATAGGGGGTGACGTGATGATCAGGGATGGCGTTCAGTTAGGTTTTAAAGGCCGCACGATCACGCCCGGGACGGTCAATATTGTTCTGCCGCCCAGCCGGTACGATGCCATATTGACTATTTTGGGTGATCCCGATCTGGTGACAGGGAATATCAAGTCTGGGATCAACATTTTTGGGGTCAATGGTAAAGCCTCAGTCGTCGATACGGCCGGCGCTACGGCCACAGCAGCCAATATCAGAAATGTAGGCGGCGCCAACAGCACTACTGCTTTTGTCAACGGCGTATTAGTGATCGGCACTATGCCTGACAACCCCAGCCCGGCAGCGACGATTTCCACCCAGGGTGGTCAAGTCACTGTTCCTGCCGGGTATAACCCTGGGGGCACGATCACAGCGTCGTTACCTGCTGAGGGATCCATATCGTCTTTATCTCCAGGCTCTGCTGGGGGTACCGGATATTATACAGCCGGCACGGTGGCGAATCAGGGGCATGGGGCACAAGCGTTTACTTCCGGAGGCACATTCACTGTCCCTGCTGGAGTAAATGAGATCTATGCTACTATTGTCGGCGGCGGCGGCGGCGGGGCTGCTACGGGCGGCGGCGGCGGCGGCGGCGGTGGATCGATACTGACATCCATCGCTGTGTCTCCAGGGCAACAGTACGCGATTGCCGTAGGCGCTGGCGGCGCTTATGGATCGGGCTCATCCGCTGGCGGCACGGGCGGGGCATCGTCAATAGTAGGCAACGGTGTAGCGATCTATGCCACTGGCGGCGGCGGCGGCGCAAGCGGGGTGACCTATCCCTACATGGGTGCTGGCGGGACGCCCGGCACAGTAAGCAACACCGGCGGCACGACTCTGGCCTCTATTAGCGCACCTGGGGGGCCAGGCTACTACTCGTCGGTGCAGATGGGCGGGAGCGGCGGCGGTTCCATGCTAGGCGCTGGGGGAGTAAACGGACAGGGGTTTAGCGCTGCCTCGGGCTATGGCGGCGGCGGCGGCGGCTACTATGGAGCGGGTTCTGGCGCGGCAGGCACAGCCGGAGAGGTCATCATTGTTTGGTAATAAAGCGAGGTGATGTCATCATAGAACGGTGACAGATCCCGCCCCAGCGAGGCGGCATTTTTATTAGGAGAGGCGGTGGAATATGCCTGAAGAGACCCACGAGGAAATTGTTGCCCGTGCGATAGCGGATGCCGCCAAAGCTACGGCGCTGGCAGTCGCGGAAGCAGCGCAGGCAACGGCGCAGGTGCTGGCCAAGGAAAACTCCGCAACAGCGATCGCTGTACTACAGACGAGAACGGCCGCGCTCGAATGCCAGCAGACGTCGCTTGAGAAAGCAATGAACGATCGAACAGACAAGCTTGAAAAAACGATGAATGACCGGATGGACAACCTCAATCCCAAATTCGAGACGATCTTTACCAAACTTGATCAGATTTCGACAGGGCGCCCGACCTGGGCAGTGACTGTGCTGATCGCGGCCCTGTTTTCCCTGAGCGTGGGATTGACAGTCGCCTTTTTGGTTCACATGTAGGGGTGATGCGAGCGAATAGGGGAAATGTGATGCTCACCAGATTCAATGACCTAATCGCTGATCTCCTGGCAAATACGTTATCTACGATGGCCTGTTTTTGGATCATCACGTCCATGGTCGTCGTCGTCCTCTTCTGGCAGCGACCAGTGTCCCTAGTGGGCTGGGTGACGTACTTCTCTACGGCTGTATTTCAGGCTTCAGCTTTGCCGGTTTTAGCCTTTGTGAGCAAGAAAGAGGGCGCCGCTCAGCAGGCATTGCTCCAGGAGACCCACGACTGCACGATGAATGAACTGAGATTGATCAGTGAATCCCACGACGATCTCCGGGAGTTGGTTAGCCAGATACATATCAAAGTCGGAGCAAATGAGGTTGAAGTTACCGTGACCGAGGAAGCGCCAGGAGAATAGTTCGAATAATGGGGGTGATCCCCGTGCTGCGGGTAAAAAATGGTTAGCGCAACTTCATTTACTGAGGAGGCGGCCTATGACCATAGCGGAAATTATCGAACAGGCGGAATACGGGGGCGCATACCAATTAGGCCCGTGTGCTCTATGCGAAAAGGAGACCTTTGCCTGCGTCCGAATACCCCGGGCAGACGGCAGATACGGGATACGCACCATTTATCTGTGCTTCAGGGAGCACCGGAACCCGGCGGGACTACGGACAGCGCTTGAGAAGGAAGGGGATGATGGCTGATGGACGTGTGGATCTGTGGTTACTGCGATTGTCCAGACTGCGCCCACTGCGACAAAATGTGGAATTACACCGTTGAGGGGGCTTGATCGCTGATGCCGATACCATGCCGCATAGTTGACCATAACGCAGCCAAAAAGCCGGGGGATATGTTTTTCGCTCCCTGGCTGGTCGAAGGCGAAGACGCTGCCTACTATCTGAAAAATTATCTTTCCCTGGAGTACAAGCGGGACCACATGGGCAAGCGACCGCCGATCATAGTGGTGCTGCCTACGGGCACCGATTTCTGTGTGGACTGCGTCTGCGGCGGCTCACAGGATGGACACGGCTGGATAGTGACCGGTGAGGCGCCTGGGATTACAGTGTCGCCGTCGATCAACCACTGGGCAGGGGAAGCCGAGGGCTGGCACGGGTATCTGAGGGATGGCGAGTTGAGCGATGATCTGGAAGGGAGGAAATACGGTAAATGAGAGTGCCTGAAATTGGCGAGATTGTGATTTTCAACGACCCGAATGGAGTTAAGAAGCCAATGATTGTAACGGGATCTCACCCTGACAAGTCCGGCAGGATTGCTGGCTGGGCGTTCAATAGCCCAGCAGTCGAAAATCAGGCAATTCGCGGCGTGGAGTATTGTGACCACGGTGGCCTGCCGGGCGAATGGGAGTGGCCAAAGAAAGATGCGTGACCCAGCGAAAGACCCCTGCAAGCATTGTCCTGCTCCGCTACCTGGCCTGAGTTGCCAACGGTTCTGCGAGGACTTCAAGAAGTGGAAACGAGGTGAGAACCATGAGAGACAGCAACGAGAAGGGCAGCCAGGAGCCTAATGAGCGAAACTAAATTAAGAGAAACATTACAATTAGTGAAATCCCTGCCCCGGTGCTCAATGTTTGAAAAAGCGGAGCATGCGATCGAATATGCGCTTAGTGAGGAGAGACACAAAATGGCGACAACCAGAACAGCACGAAACGGCAGGATGGTAACGGCGACTGCTCCCTCTACCGGGATCGGGGCACCTATCCATGCCGCGGCAGCAGATATAATCAATGCCCTGGGCATCTGGCCACCAACGGGGGGGAATGGTTTACCCCTGGATGCCTGGATCATCGGTGAGCAGGGCTGGAATGACGTGCTGAACAACAACCCGATGAACACAACTTTTGCGATGGTTCCTGATCACAACGTGAACAGCGCTGGCGTGAAGGAATATGAAACCCTGGCTGAAGGCGTCGTGGCAACGGTTGAAACTTTGCGGAACGGCCTGTATCCCACGCTGCTGCAGGCTTTGCTAACAGCGAACGCTACGCTGTTCTTTAGTGCGGCTGGGCAAAAAGAGCTTTCGCTCTGGGGCACAGGAGGCGATTTTGTCCACGAAATATATCAGGGAGTATTATCAATTAGCTAACAAAAATGCTATAATTAATATGTGGGATAGGGTTCGCGGCCTGAAAGCATAGTTTCCCGACTATGTTTCCCACATAAACAAATTCGGGAGACACTACGGGGGGTGTATTTATTTTGGCCATTGGCGTTTATCTAATTGAACTAAATGGTAAAAAGTATGTGGGAAGTGCAGCGCACAGCATTGCGGAACGATTAAGCGATCATTTGAGAACTCTTCGGCACGGTATCCACGGAAATTCACGTCTTCAAAATGCCTATAACAAATACGGAGAAAGTACACTATGTTTTAAAATTCTTGAAACCGTAGAACTTCCAGAAGAATGTGTCCCAATGGAGCAGAAATATATCGACAAACTAAAGCCAGAATACAATATCTGTCTTACTGCTGGCAGTTCTCTTGGGATAAAACGTTCCATGGAATATCGGAAAAAACTTAGTATCGCGCATTTAGGGCAATCTAAGCCACACACAGAAGAGTCGAAGAGAAAAATATCTATTGCGCATATGGGAAAAATACTTTCTGATGAGCACAGGGCAAAATTATCGGCTGCCCACCGTGGAAAAACGCTTACCAAAGAACACTGCGAAAAAATAACTGCTGCCCTGTTGGGCCGTTGTGTTTCTGAGGAAACAAGGGCAAAAATTTCATTAGCCAGGATGGGCATATGCTTTTCTGAAGAACATATACAAAAACTACGGGATGCTTGGGTAGTAAGAAAAAAACGTCAACCGTCTACAGAAGCAACAAGCGTTTCAGTAATAAATCTAGACACTGGAATGGTGTTTATTAGCATAGCTAAAGCAAGAGAATCCAGTGGTCAAAACTGCCATATTCATATTACTGAGGTTTGTCGAGGAAAACGGAAAACGGCGGGTGGCTATCGCTGGGCTTATTATGAAAAGTAGCAACTAAAAGTAAACAATGGTTTCACGAGGATTGCACATGGGCAGTCCTTTTTTGATCCCCAACAACACTCACAGAGAGGAGCACCAATGCGTCTAAGAAACGGAATGCACCTAGGCAAACTTCCCCCCGTAATCGACCCCCGCACCCTCCCATTCAGCAAATACCGCACCGGCCCCCTCCCGATTCCCCCGGACGACATCGGGGATGAAAATCTAGTCTCAGCCTGGCCAATGGGGGGCAATGGCCCGGACCCTACCGTGGAGCCCGGCTTCGGGGGAGCCGGCGACTGCGTATTTGCCGGTGGTGACAACGAGACCCTGCTCTGGACGACGGCAGCCTCCGACCCGGCAACATTCAACGGTAAAACCGCCATCTCTGATTACTCCGCGGTGACCGGGTACATTATAAACGATCCCAGCACCGACAACGGCACGGACATTTTGACTGCCCTGAATTACCGGCGCAAGACCGGCCTGATCGACGTCAACGGGGTTCGGCACAAAATCGGCGCTTTCGTGGCGCTTGACGTGTCCAAGATCAAGGCCGGTGATTTCTCCGAGCTGTACGAGGCCCTGTACCTATTTGAGGCCGTGGCGATCGGAATTGAGTTCCCCGCTTCGGCCATGACCCAGTTCGACGCCGGAGAGCCCTGGGACGTCGTAGAGGATGACGGCGGCATTGAGGGCGGGCATTACATCCCGGCGGTCAAGAAATATGCCACGCTCGTTATGGACGTTGTTACCTGGACGCGGGCACAGAAGATGACCAAGGCATTCCTTCAGAAGTATTGCGACGAACTGTACGCGATTCTGTCTCCGGAGATGCTCAAAAACGGGGCTTCGCTGGAAGGTTACGACCTGGCTTCGCTGCAGACGGATCTGGCGGAGATCGACAATGCGCCACCGACACCGCCACCGACACCGACACCGACACCGACACCTACACCTACACCGCCACCTACTTTGACCATAGTTGTTACTCCGGCGACTGCCAGTATCCCGGTAGGCTCAACGGTTCAACTGGCCGCGACTGATCAGAATGGCAACGACATTACCTCATTAGTTAACTGGCAATCCGCAAATGAAGATATGGCCACTGTCAGTCAGGGGCTGGTCACGGCGATTGCCCCGGGGGTGCTCAATATTCTGGCCATTGACGGAAATGCCAGTGGGGAGGCGATTGTTACCGTGACTGCAATTACTACGGATACCGTCGTCGTCATGCAGGTAGGCAACAAGAATATGATCGACAACGGAGTAACCATATTGATGGATGAGGCGCCGGTCATCGTCGATTCCGGCTCCGATGGCAGGATGATGGTGCCAGTCCACTTTGTCGCCCAGGCGATCAAGGCAGCCCTGGTTTACGACACTCCGACCAAAACGGCCACGATGACGGTCACGGATGGGACTGCTGCGGAGTTGGAAGCGACGCAGAGTGAACTGGCGACTACGCGGGCAGAACTGGCGACTACGCAGGGCATTCTCTCGCAGACTCAATTGAAGCTGGCCGACCTCGAAGCGAAGTTGACGGACATAGTAGCAAATTTTCCCGGTTAAAATCTGAGAAGGAGGAAAACATCATGAACAACATACTCGACAACGTGACCTTCGTTGACATCGCTGCTTTTCTGTTCGCCTTGCTGATCCTGGCGTATATCCTAGTCAGTGAATTCTTCGGGCATACCGTTGACACATCGTGGATCACGATATTCCTGACGCTGATCGGCTATCTGGGTATCGGCAATCTGGCGAAGCAGATACCTTCAGCCGCACAGTCCAAGCAGATCGATGCAGCAATGACAGTTATCGGTACCCTGGCGCCCCCGCCGGTTATTACGACTTCTGCAACCGGTAAGCACGGGTTGACGGCATCCACGAAGACTTACAACAGCGAATCAACCGATCCGGCCGCGATCATGTCCGGTCGGGTTCAACCGATGTAAATAAAGAAATCCCGGTCCTCCGGGGTTCTCCTCTCAAGCCGCCGGGCCGCGCAGCGATGCGTTGGTTCGGCGGCTTTTTATTTTGTCTATTTTCAGATAATATAGGACGTTTGGGCATACTTATAACATTATGATTTACTCGGTAAATCAGATGATCTATAATAGGATCAAGAGGAAGAAGGGGGTTTTCAAAGTGACGAAGGACGAAATGAAGAATGAAATCACGGATCTGGATGCTGAGTTGATAAATTGCAAACGGATTCTGGAAGAAAATCCAGCGAACGAAAAGACAATCAAGCGGATTGCGAAGCGTGAGACCAGGAGAGCAGAACTTGTCGAGTTAATAGGCGAAAAAGGGAAAAAATATTGGAACACGTTTTCGCAGTCTTACCTGACATACTAGCCAGGGAGAAAACCGGTCAACCCGGTAGAGGGAGACAACAAAATGGGACAGATTTCAATCAGTTATTGCTCTGATGACATTAGGGATTTGGTAGGGGATAATTTTGACCATGATGCCTATGCTACGGCGATTAAGGATATAGCCACCCATGTCCTGGACGGAAAATATAGGAGCACCAAGGTTCCTGTTTCGGACATTTTGGTTGCTGGGAATGGCCGAGATGGCGTAGCGGTATCATGGCAAAATCCTCCTGATGGGCTCGATAATTATAGCATCAGTTCTATGGGATTCACAGATTGGCGCGATATCGAGGACGAGATCAAAGAGGCCGTAGAGGGTATATCCATCTATGGTGGCCGATTTAACCTCAGCAGCAACAAAAGAATGGGACAAAAATAGACATGATTTTGCCGGTTGCCCCGGCAGAAGGAGGTCTCGAAAGATGCAAATCATCTGCAAAGAGTGCGGCAAGGCATGGAGTGATGGTATCAATGCCCTGGATATCCTGGGTATCACCTATCCGGAGAGCGATTCCGATCTGTGCCCTGATTGCCAGGCAAAGCACAATGCGCCTACGGAGTACACTGTGCGGCCAGGCGACAATCAGGATGGCTACCTGTATGATCCTGTCCGAAAACGCAATATAGAGGTTTTCGAGGACGATCCGGCCACCTACGGCATCGACCTGCAGACAATGCAGGTGATAGCGATGCAGCGCATCAAATACACCGACAACGTTAGCACCCGCATCATGTATGCTCCTTTCCTGCGCAGCGAATTCAAAATCATCGACGGCGCTCCTGCTGACCGGGCGCTGAATGTTCAAAGGTTCGTCAACCAGGCTGAAGATATCCACCTGTCAGATGAATTTGTGAAGACGGTGGCCGGTGCCGATGCCAAGGCATACCTGAATGACTACCTCGCCGGGCAGTGCTCTGGGGCGTTCAGGTTACTCGCGAACATGCGATGGGAATTAAAATAGGGGTGATCATCGATGGCAAAATACTCCGTTACCCGCTCCTGCGGCCACGAAGAGACCGTTGCCCTAATAGGCCCAACCAGGGATCGTGACTGGCGACTGGAGCACGTCGAATCAAACAAGATGTGCTATGCGTGCTGGCAGACGGATCTTGTCCGGCAGCGGGAAAAGGAAAACCAGGAGGCCGCCGAGGTGGCAAAGGAGCGGGGTCTGCCTCCCCTCACCGGGTCTGAGAAGCAGGTTGCCTGGGCAGAGACGGTTAGGCAGCAACTGCTTACCAACATCGATGATTTTATCTACCGGTATGCCATGAAACAGCGAAACAGCCCTAAACTGGTCGAATCCGTAGAACGAATTAGCAATAAAACCAATGCTCACTGGTGGATCGACCACCGGAATCTGAGTATGTCGCAGGGAATTGAGCAGCTGCTCGAAGAAGCAGCCAGGAATATCCAGGCAGAACAGATGGCACCCCCGCCGGAGATCATCGCCGATGCCAAGGCAGAGGCCACGATTAGGCCGGAACATTCTATAACCGAGACGGTGGCCGAGATCCGCGTCCTCGAAAACTCGATTGAAATCTCTTTCCCGGAGCGCCGGGATGACTTCCGAGAATTGGTCAAAGAAAAACTGAAGATGGTGTGGAAAGATCGGTGGGTCCGCGTTCTGAAACCACGGAATGGAACTCCGGCAGATCGGGCGGCAGAGGCTGGACATCGGCTATTAGCGGCAGGATTCCCTATACGGATCTACGACGAGGCAATCAGAGAGAAGGCCATCGCCGGGGAGTATGAGCCTGAGCGCACCCGGTGGGTAATGGGCATGGTCAAAGGCGAATACAAGGGTTGGTTCTCCATCTCCTGGAGCCGGGATGAAGATTTCTACCAAGCGGCCAGAAAGATCTCTGGAAGCCGCTACGATAAGCCCAATGTTGTAGTGCCGGCAGAACGGTTCGAGGATGTACTCGACTTCGCCAAGATGTACGATTTCAAGGTGTCGGAAACGGCGCAAGGGTTTGCCGATGCTGCCCAGATAAGCAGGGAGAATATGCTGGTGGTCAAGGTTGGTCCTGGCCCGGAACAGGAGCACGTTACCCCGCTAGGCAAACCGCCTATACTGGAGGTCCCGGAACATGTCGCTATCGCCGATGAATTTAAGGACTAATCTCATGCCTCACCAGGCCGATGCCGTGAACAAGGTATCTCCATCCCGGATCGGCGGCCTCCTAATGGACGTAGGAACTGGCAAGTCGCGGACGGCTATTGAGCTCGTGAGCCGGCGCCTACCCAAGATCGATCATGCGCTGTGGTTCTGCCCTGTGTCGGTCAAAGAAACGATCCGGCGGGAGATCCTAAAGCACACTGACTGCTCTGATGCTGACATCTGCGTATTCGATGACAAAACAAACGAGAGGAACCTGCCAAACGTGCTCTGGTATATCGTCGGCATCGAGTCTATGAGCACCAGCACCCGGGTAACGTTGGCAGTCAACGAATTGGTCACTGAAGAGACAATGGCCATTCTGGACGAGTCCAGTTACATCAAGGGACATAATTCTATGCGGACGCTGCGGATTACCGAGATCTGCAAGCGGGCACGCTACCGGATGATCCTAACCGGTACAATATTAAGTCAGGGCGTAGTGGATCTGTTTGGTCAGATGCGTTTCCTCAGCCCGAAAATCCTGGGCTACGATTCGTTCTACTCCTTCGCTGCCAACCATTTGGAGTATTCAGAGAAGTACCCCGGTCGCATAGTCCGGAGTCACAACGTCAATTATCTGGCGGCTAAGATTCAACCTTACATCTATCAAGTGACGAAAGAGGAGTGCCTAGATCTGCCGGATAAATTCTACGAAACCCGGTATTTCTGGATGACCGATGAGCAGATGCACTATTATGGATTGGCCAAAGATGAATTGCTGGAAAACTTAGAGGAAATTGATTCGATCTCTATTTTCCGGCTGTTTTCGGTATTGCAATCGATTACCTGCGGATTTTGGAACCGGCGCACCAAAAAGGGTTTTACGCTGCTTGAGTTCAACCATCATCGGATCGAGGTGCTGCTCGACACTATTACTAGCATCCCGGCAGATAAGAAAGTGATCATTTGGTGCAAATATCAATACGACATCAAGGGAATAAGCGCTGCGCTGACAAAACTATACGGTCAGGACTCCATCGCTCTATTCCACGGCGGGATTAAGGAAAAGGAAAGAAACCGGCAGGAAAAACGATTTCACGATGATGAGGCTAAATTTTTTCTAGCGACTCAGAGTTGCGGCGGTCATGGTCTGACGCTGAATGAGGCGCATCATACAATTTTTTATAATGATGGCTTCAAATTTAGTGATAGGTTGCAAGCAGAAGGCCGTAATTATCGGAGAGGGCAGGAATACCAAGTTTTATATACCAGTCTCCAATGTACTCCCAGTATTGATGACCGGATCGCCAAAAACTTAGCTAAAAAAGGCAATTTAGTAAGCGAATTTAAGAATGAGGTTGACAAAGTGAAAGATAAGAAGGGGAAACTCAGGGAGATGATCAAGTCGCTATGAGTGAGAAAAAGTATCTGAAACAGAACGTTTACGACGCTTTCCAAGACCGGCTGGCATTTATCTTTAGTGAGTTTGACAACGTTTATATTTCTTTCAGCGGCGGCAAGGACAGCGGACTGCTGCTCAACCTGGTCTTAGATTTCAAGCGCAGGAACGGCATAGCCAAAAAGATCGGCCTGTTTCACCAGGATTTCGAAGCTCAATACCAGGCAACAACCGATTATGTGACCAGAATGTTCGCAGATAATCTTGACGACATTGACCCCTATTGGACATGCCTGCCTATGGCATCCAAGACACCCCTGAGCAACGAGGAGATCTACTGGTATCCCTGGGATGATGCCAAAAAGGATATCTGGGTCCGGGATATGCCGGCAATGCCCTATGTGATCAACCTTGAGAATAATCCATTCGATTTTTACAAGCACAAGATGAACCAGGAAGATATATTCAAGCAGTTTGGGCGCTGGTACAAAAACAAAATGGGCGGCACTACCATAGGGCTGCTGGGCCTCAGGGCTGATGAGTCGCTGAGCCGGTATAGCGCTGTAATAAACAAGCGCCATCCCTATCAGGGTAAGAATTGGATCACCGCCGGCTTCAAGGATGTCTGGAGCGCATCACCTCTGTATGATTGGCGGGTGGAGGACGTTTGGACGGCTAACGGGAAATTCGGGTACGATTACAACAAGCTGTATGATCTCTATTACAAGGCCGGGCTGACAATCGATCAGATGCGTGTGGCGTCCCCCTTCAACGAGTGGGCGATGGAATCACTAAATATGTACCGGGTGCTTGAACCCGAGACCTGGGCCAAACTAGTGGGCAGAGTCAAAGGGGCGAACTTCGGCGCCATCTACGGCGGTACCAAGGCGATGGGCTACCGGAACATGACACTACCGGAAGGGCACACTTGGAAAAGCTATACTGAGTTTTTGCTGAGCACATTGCCGGAGAGAATCCGGGAGAACTATCTGGAGAAATTCAAGACATCTGCTGAGTTCTGGGCAAAGACTGGGGGAGGGTTCGCTGAAGATGTGATAAGAGAAATAGAAGCGTGCGGCTACGGAATACAGCGCAACGGTGTTTCCAATTTCACCAAGGATGGAAAAAGTAAGATAGTTTTTGAAGGAGAGATGGCCGACGATACCGACAATGTAAGGGGTACCATTGATATTCCAAGTTGGAAGCGAATGTGCGCTTGCATCCTGAAAAACGACCATATGTGCAGGTTTATGGGGTTCGGCCCCAACAAGGAGCAGCAGTCAAGGATCAACGCGATAAAAGAAAAATACAGAGATATTTGAGAGGGTGATAACATGTTTAAAAGCCCTGCTTACAATGTGATATCAGTGCCAATTGGAAAGATAAAGGCCAATTCCTGGAATCCCAATGCCGTTGCTCCCCCGGAGATGGAACTGCTCTACTGGAGCATCAAAGAGGACGGCTACACGATGCCTATCGTCTGCTATTATGACCCTGAAACCGACACCTATGAGATCGTGGATGGCTTCCACCGTTACACTGTAATGCTGAAGCATAAAGACATCTTCGAGCGGGAAAACGGTTGTTTGCCGGTGTCTGTGATTGATAAACCTATGGCCGACAGAATAGCCAGCACGATCAGGCATAACCGCGCCAGAGGTAGCCATGACATCGACCTGATGAGCAACATTGTTGCGGAACTGCACGATCTCGGCCGGAGCGACACCTGGATCGCCAAGCATCTGGGCATGGATGCCGAGGAGGTGCTGCGGCTGAAACAGATCACCGGCCTGGCAGCGCTGTTTAAGGATCGCGAATTTTCCCGAGCGTGGGAAGGCAACTAAAATTGCAGGAGGGCAATATGCGCAAAAGTCTAGAAGACATCGCCCACATGGTTCAAAATCGGCCATATCCCGGTTTGCCGGAAGAGTTGAAACCGTATCATTATTACATCCTGGACTCCGGCCATTCGATCATGTGCGTCCTGGAGATGCACCTAGAAGAGGCCAAAGGAAATATGGACGATTACGAAGTGCCTGTCCCGGTTAAGTACGTGCTGGAGAAGGGGTATAGATTCGTTGACGGGTATGTGGTTGTCGAGGCTGACTACAGCAGCGAATTGGGGTTGCTGACAGATGATCAATACGACGAATACTAGGGAGGAATTACCTTGAAAATTCCTGAGCATATCCTACAGGCACCCCTCAGTTACCTTGACGAAAATATGATCACCGGATTCAGGCTTATGGGCTTCGGCTGCATCCCTACCTGGACCAATACCGGTTGCGCCCTCTTCACCCATGTTGATGCTAAGACTATTAGGGATTGTCAGAACGCGGTCCACAGTGTCAAACTGGAGCTGCACGAAGTGGACGGCTGCCCTCTGATTCGGCTGGACGTGAAGGTTTATGACCGGCCTGGTGATCCGCTTCACATGGACGCCTTCCTTAATATCAACCGGCCAGACCGGGATCATGAGCCGGCCATCGAGGCCCTGGCTGAGCAGGAATGGATGGTGTTCCACTGGTATGACGAGAATCTGAAGTATGTCCGGTCATCAGGGATACATTGGGAACAACTGCAGCGAGACACGGCTAAAGAGATCATCGAAAAAGCAAAGGCAATTATAGCCCGTACCGGCGGCGGAGATTTTGACCTGGTCAAGGCTAAATTCATATCGGAGAATCCATTATGAGCGATACGACGAATATTAGAGAGCCGATGCTCGGGGTGGCAGCAGCGGCCGCTGTCCTGGGATGGAAAAAGCAACAGGTAGCGGAATACATCAAACGGGGTGTGTTCCCGCCGGCGGATGAACAGATCGATAAAAGCAATGGGAAGATGCAACCGGTGTGGCTACGAACGACGATTGAGCAGTACAAAGCATGCAGAGACCCCGACAAATGACCGGGGGCTTTGCATTTCCCGCGTAAAATATTCCCCGAAATATTCCATCCTCTTGCTAACTTTATCCAACCTACACGAAGGCTAAATCAATACCCTCATATTTTGCGATTCTAGGGGGGTGTAGCATCCCCATAGGTAGAATCACACGTAGGAGCCGCCGATCGCGCAACCTGGGGCAAATCCTGTCTGATTCTGTCCTATCAGAACGCACCCGAGCCTTAAATGCCCAGAAACAGAGAAGGGGTGATACTTTTTGGCATCACCCCTTCTAGCTGGAAAACCAACTTACGCCATGGTCAAAATATATCATAAATTTTAAGGGTGTCAATCTGCAAAGTGGCGCATGACGAAAACATGTTCTTAGTTTATATTCGGTTCAACCGTGGACAAGCTTTATCAGCCAACCCTCACTCGTTTTTTTCTAGCTTGCGAAAAATCCTTCCACAAACACACCCGTAGGAACATTCGTCAAATCCTTCCGGCTGATTCTCTCTAATCGAGAGTATTGCCACCTTGGAATCATCTCCATAAATAGGTGCCTCGCAGGAAGGACATCTCCGATCCCCCGAAATCCAATCGATCCCTTCCACCACCGCGAACTTTTTCCCGGTCGCCCTCACCGAAAATGTATCCAACTGTAACCTTGGAATGCCGTACTGATTCAAAATGTATCTGATCGATCTCGCCATCATGTCGCGGGCCGGGCCGTTCCTGCTTTTGAGAAACAATGAGACGCAGGTACGGATCACATGAATGTCTTCTTCTGCCAATTTAGTTATTTCCATGTGAAATCACCTCCAGTCCGATGCCGATCACGCCGGCGGCGATGCCGGAACCGAGCAGGGTGGAGACGCTGATTAGGGCTAGCGGTAGGCCGATAGACAGAAAGCCGGAGATTATTAATCCTGCTGACATGGCCAGGGCAGTATTTCTCACGCTTCTTAACATGTTCACATTCCCCCTTGTGCGATTTTATTTATTTATATGAGCAGGAATGTTAAAATGTGTGTAGTAAAATATGGAAGGTGAGGAATAATGAGACAGCCACAACTATCTGTCTGGATGCCGGACGACAAGAAGCAGGCGTTCAAGGTTTATTGCGCGCAGCAGGGAGTGACGATGCATGACGTGATCAATGCCCTGGTGGATGAAGTTTTAGAAGGGAAACAGGATGATCTGATCGAGCGGGTGAAGCGGAGGAAACAGTCGTTGTAGGCTAGAGTTTTTCAGGTGCTAAAACAGGTGCTAATCAGCACCCGAAAGCACCTATAAAGCGCCTTAAAAAGCCAGAACTAGAGACATGAAACGCTTGGTATATCAGGGTTGCATCAACGGTAATCACAACAGTAGCATGGTGCTCGTCGCCTTGGTAAGGCGGAGGTCTCCGGTTCGAGCCCGGATGTGGGCTCCAGCAGAAAGCAAGCCCCGCAAGCGATTGCGGGGTTTTTGATTGTCCATTATCGGGCGTTAAACTCAAAAAGGTGCTAAAATAGGTGCTATTTCTTCCTGACCAGTTTCATTCTGATTTTTTTCTTTGTCTTATACAAGTCCTTTTCAACAATTAGCGAAACCTCATCTTGCTGATCGGGCTGGAGATGCGTATAGATTTTCTCTGTTAGCACCTCACCCCTTCCTGCTCTGTCGGCAATCAACTTGTTCCTTACGCCTAGTCTTGCCAGAAGGCTATCGTGGGAGTGCCGGCAACCGTGGAAGGTGATCGGCAACTTCTTCCTCTTAAACGTGAGGGTTATAAGATCGGGGGCGACCGGACATCCCTTGGTATTCAGGCATATATATTCTTCGCCGTGAAGACCGAGATCGTCCCCATTAAAGCGAGCCATGTATTCTTTCTTTAAAATTTCTACAACTGTTGGTGGCAAAACAACCGACCTTATTTTGTCATTTTTTGTGTATGGTTTTAACTTCAACCCTTCGCCTGTGATCCGCTGCAAACTGCGCCTGACCCAAAGCCTTCTGGTTTCCCACTCCATATCTCGCCATTGCAACCCGCATACCTCGCCACGCCTTAAACTTCCAGTGGTTGAAATCAATACCGGCAGATATAGCGTCGTACCCGGCTCGAAGGATTCTTGGAACTCTACTATAGCTTTGCCGTTTGGCAAGATTGGCACATCATATTTTTCTTTGACTGTTGGCGGGCTAACTTTATCAACGGGGTTGCCGGGTATGAGTTCCCACTTAAATGCCTGCTTAAAAGCTGCATGGAGCAAATTGTAATGTTTCAAGGCTGTGCTGGCTTTAAGCCCTGGTCCATCATTTTCCGTCTGCTGTGTCCGATCAAGATGTTCTTGGATTTCCAATGGTTTAAGCTGGGATATTTTGATGATTCCCAGCGCCGGTAAGAAATAATTATCAATAATTCCTTTATTGCGGACATACGTTTTGTATTCCCACGCGTTAGTGCTTTCTATGTGCTGCAGCCACTTGTCAAAGTAGGCGGACACAGACATGTTCGAAGATTCCTGGTAGAGACCTTTTTCTATCTCTTCAGCCAACCTATCCGCATATCTTTCTGCTTCCTTCTGAGTTTTCAAGATGCTCTTTTTGATGTTTTTAAGTGTGCGTTTGGGCTTTGTGTTGATTATGATTCGCCATGCATTGCCGCGGTCTTCAACGTGACTGCTGAACGTAGGGATCACCTCACAATAATTCTTATGTAGGGCTAAAAACCTGGTTAATGTCGAATATGGTCGTAACCTGTCGAATGCTTTATTAGATACAGAAACCGCCGTTAGGCGGTCTGTTCAGGATGTCTCTCCATTTTAGTTTGTTCCCTCGTTCTCGTTCATCCAACCGGATAAATCCTATCTTTGCTCGAACAAACCAATCTGTGACATAGAAATATTCAGCTAGCAGGGAAACGCTATCGTAACCATTCTTGATCGCCGTCCAAACCTGCTCTGTTGGCAAAAGCAGGTTAGTGCCATATTTCATAGCTTTCTGCTCGTCTTGGCTCGTAGTTATATCCTGGTTGAAGTCACTCCGGTGAAAGGCAATAATTCTAGATCGAGGCGGGAAAAAATGATGTCCCAACTCATGCGCCAGAATACACCTATGAAGTCTATAACCGTAAAATAAAGAGTTGTCCAAGAGAATGATCCCCTTATTTTTACAATTGATATATAACCCCAAAAGGGGGCCCGCCGATCTCAAATCCTTATACGCCAGATAGATATTTTCCCTGTGGACAATTTCGAGGAGACTATCCATGGCTATCTTCCTCTTCTGTCGGATTCAAAGGCCTCCATGATAGTTTCTTTGACAATTTTTCTCAATACCTTAACGTCAACACTCCCCAATTCCTTAGCGGCGGCCAGGGCAGCGTCATCCACCTCTTTTTCGGAAACAGAAGCAGATTGAATAGCACTCCGAACATCGGTACGCCCAAGAAAATAGTCTGTTGATACATGAAAATAATCGGCTATCTTGGTTAGAGTTTCGTAATCAGGGTTTCTTCGGCCAATTTCGTATTGAGCGTACGTATCTCTTGAGATGTATAGTTTATCTGCCAACTGTTGTTGGGTCAGACCAACCTCTTTTCTTAATTTAGTGAGCCTGTTGCCTAGCATAAAATCACCGCCTTTATCTTATTATATCGTTGCGCTCTGCAACTTAAAATATTTGTGGCGATTCTCAACAAGACCTATTGACATGTTGCGTAGCGCACCATTATAATAAGGATGCAAAGGTTGCGTAACGCCACAATAGAGGTGATAATGTTGCAGAGGGTTTGGCTCACAACACTCAGAGGAAATAAGACGCATCAGGAAACTGCCGATTTAGCAGGAATTGACCGCTCTTTTTATACCCAGATAGAATCTGGGATAAGAAGCCCAAGCGTAGAGACTGCAAAGAAAATTGCTGATGTCCTTAGCTTTGACTGGACCATTTTTTTTAACCAAGAAAGTGGCGGTACGCCACAGCTAAATGCTACAGGCACGGACGGAGACTAACCAGCGATCTGCTTTTTCCCAATGTAAAGAACCATCGCACAGTAAGTGAACTCGCTTCCATCTGTTACAAAATCCGTCTTCAATATTCGCTCAGGTTTCTCCTCAAGCAACCAGGCATTCAACTTAGTTTTAAGCGATTCGTGATCGTTGTCGGCTATCAACTGAAACTTGTACTGCACCATTGCACACACCCCTTTTTCGGGTAGTGTGCCCGGAAATCAAGATTTTACAAGGAGCACCCATGGCAGAACTGAACATGAGCATCACGGAAACTTCAAAACGCACTGGATGGAGCAAGGATCTCATTTATAGCATGGTCAGAAACCATCAGATACCTTTCGTGCGAGCTGGCAATCGCAAACTCTCCATTCCGAAGGAAACCTTTGAAAAATGGCTAGCCGAGACGGCGCTGAACAATTTGCAATCTGCTCTCAGGGAACCGCTGCGGATACAAGCCAGAGTGCCATCCCAGATGCAATGGAAACCGAAGCCCGGCTGCGGACGGAAGCATAGAGAGGAAGCGGTAGCACGATGAACATTCAGCCGATTGATGAATTCGGAGTAACCGAGTACAAGGGGATCCCAGTTGTGGGTAGTCGCTACGTGGCTGAGAAATTTAAGAAAAGACACGACATCGTACTTAGGGCAATCGACAACTGCGAGTGCAGTGAAGATTTTAGACAACGCAATTTTGTGGAGTCCTCATACAAAAACTCTCAGAACAAAAAGCAGCCGGAATATCTGTTAACCAGAGATGGATTCGCCTTCACGGTAATGGGTTTTACTGGCAAGAAGGCCGCTCAGTTCAAGGAAGCCTATATCAATAGTTTCAACAACATGGAAACCTTCATCAAAAACCTTTACGAGGCGAAGGCCGATTTCCCCGAATTTACCCAGGCGATCATGCTGACCCATGAGGAGCCGAAACATTATCACTTTTCCAATGAGCTCGACATGATCAATCGCATAGTGCTGGGTGTGTCATCAAAGCAATTCCGGGAAGCACATCGGATAGAAAAAGTGCCGTCTATTCGCCCCTACCTGTCACCGGAACAAATCGCATCAGTCAGATCGCTCCAGAGAATTGACATCGGCTTAATCATGGCAATCCCGGATTTCCAGGAGAGAAAACGTGTTCTAACAGATTCATACCAGCGCCGAGCAATGAAGGCCATTGCGTCATGATGCAAGACTTACTGGTCATCCTCTGCTGCCTCATCGGTATCATTGAATCCGCTTATTGTCAAATAGCAGAAAGGCTAGGCATCCCGACATGACTACAGTAGACCGCAAATACGCCAAAGAAAGCTTTGGAACCCTGACCATCACCACCGACGACCCTGATTACTCGGTCATCATCAAGATTGCCCTGCGGGACCTGCTACAAAAATACCAGGACAATGCCCAACATCTAGATCAGCACCCGGTCCCCGAGGAACCCAATCTGGCAGACTGGTATGCCGACCAGATCCTAAAGATCAAAGCATTGCTTCAGCACTTATAATTCCGGGTTACGGCATAGCCCGGAGTACATCCCTTCCCATATAGCTTCGTTTTTGGCCTGGCCATCGGGCCGGTATGACCTGGTGGCCAAGGCAAAGATGAAGAAATTGTCAAAGACCAAAAAGTGAGGTGGGCAAATGGGCAAATGGTTGCGGAAGCTGTTTCACAGAAAATTGACCACAGTTGAAAAATTGTTGAAAGCATCGGGTCATATCAGGTGACCCAAATTCCCTGCCGCCACAAATATAACAGAGAGGAGTGTCACAAAAAGTGACAATCGCAAAATTCAAGGTAGCCAGTTTGCAAATGTACATGAGACTGGCGAGAGAAGCGGCGGACAGCGGCAGGGGATGCAGTCAGCTAGCAGCGTCAATGAGGATCCACATCTGCGAGAGACAACTGAAACGCTACGAGTCCGGAGAGGTCATGCCAAAGGAACACATACTCCGGTTAATGGAGCAGGCGTACGGCATTGATGGGCTGGTGGATTACTTCTACAACGAGCAGGAAAAGGAGGAGGCAGCTTGAGCGGCTTGAGTGGCATTGGTTTCGCAGGCACGGCTAGGGGCTTCAGGGAATATGTGCTGCCGGCATTGAAGAAAGCGGCCATGTTGGGGCTCTCGCTGAAAGACGATCAGAAGAAGGTTCAGCGAATGATGCGCCAGGCCAAGGCCAAGGATGCGCTGCTACAGATTCACGGCTCTAACGGATCGTTGCCGGCAGCGTAGATCGCGTAAAAAAGAAAAAAGCCTTCGTTGAAAGGCTTAGAAAGGAACATCTACCAATGAGTATACAGGCAACGTCAGACAAAGTCAATAATTCTATCCCCAAAATTCCCCTTAACCTGCGTCTCGAAACCGTGGACGCAGCCAGTAAAGCCTATTTCCATACCACTTCAACCATAATACGGACCGAAATGCTCCTGGTCATCGAGACGGCGTTACCCGCGGACTATGCGAAATACACCACATCTCAGGGGATCGTGGTCGAGCGAGTAAGCGGGTCGGATCCCCGGTTTCCCACTGAAAAGAGTCTGCTTCCCCATATTTGCTTGCACGTCGAACAGCGCTGCGGTCCGGATCACCGCTGCCCCAGTTGCAAACTTGATCTGCTGAACGAGGATCACGGGGAGATCGTGGACTCGTATGGATGCGACGGGGGTCTGGCGCTGGTAGCGATGTGCCGGCACTGTTGGCAGTTCTGGGTAATAAGGAAATGACGCCTTACCAGCCGTATTACCAGGCGTACCTGCAAACATTCGGCTATGACGCCAGCAATCCTCCGCCACATGCACGCTTTGGGTATATCCATTGGATCAGCGGGAGACATCAGGAGTTCAGGAAACTGCACAATATTCCGCGGGATTGCCTGTATAGCCGGGAGCAGATGGCACAGTTTGGAGAATTCATCAACCCCGAGAGGAAATAAAAATTAGCTTACGAGAGGAGATCCCAAAATGATATTTTCCCAGGAAATCACCAAGGCGCTCCAAGATTCAGCGAAACAGTTGATCATCGACTTCGGTCTGTCCGACATTGAAACCAGGCTGATGGGACTGCCGGACAGGATCAAGGAGAAGCAGGACCAGATCACGGCAAATCAAGCGGCTATTGAGGCCTTGAAACGCTCCGCTGAGGAGTACAAGGCGGCGGCCGGCGACATCAAGGCGGTCACTGAGGCCGAGGTCACGGTCGAGCCTAACGGAGACGGCAAACCGCGTTTCAGCAACGACAAACTACGGAGCGCCGAGACTACCCGGCGGCTGGCGGCAAGCGAGGAATATCAGGCGGCCAGGGAAGAGGCCCAGGGATATGAGGAACAGATTTCTACCGAATATCTGGACATCGGTCTGGCGAAGAATGAGGTCTCCAAACTGGAAAGCACAATGGCAAATTACCGGGCGATCCTGTCGTCGAGAGCAGCGCAATTAACCGCCATATTCGGCGGGACAGTGTAAGACAAATTCGAAGGGATGCCAACAGCAAAATGACTTTTGCGGAAATGCTTAACCATGAGTGGTGCTACAAACAAGGAATCGACGACAGGTGGTATATCTATCATCTCGATCCTTCCAACGGACGGTGGAGCGACTATAACAGTGAAAATACTCTAGGAGATGCAATCAGATTTATTAAAGGCGAAGTAAACAAGTAAAACCTTACGATCAGCAATTCGATTTAAGAATTCGAAGGGAGACAAAAACAATGGCAGTACCGATGATAGCAAGCGCCCCAACAGAAGAACAGAAAAAGATGCTCCTCGTCAACGTGGACACCGCGGGCATGACGCCGCAGGACATCGACGAGTACACCCTGGTGCTCTGGCAGGACTGGCAGAACAGTGCCGTAGGTGTGACATTCAAGCTGCAGCAGATCAAGATCAACAAGGACCTCCAGAAGTTTGTCGATCCCATGAATGCCATCTCCGACGAGGTCCGGGGCGTCCTGATCGCCAAGCAAGCGACCAAGGGACTGTGGATCAAGGGTGGTCCGGACAAGATCCCGATGTGCACGTCTAAGGATGCGCTGGTCGGCAAGATGCGCTCCGATGATGATGGACACCTGCTGCAAGTGTTTGACCATCAGGTCTGCGGAGTCTGCCTGCACTTCGGCAAATGCAATCGTTTCCGGGACGCAGGCGTTGTCTGGCCGTTCAGCACCCATCCGGTGCTCAACTGGAAAGCATTCAACGGCGCTGACGCTGAGAAGTTGGAAGAAATGGTCCTATCCGAAGGCGCGACAAGGATGCTGGAACTGCACAAGGCCGTGCTGGCGCACCGCGATGACACTTACTGCGAGGACATGGTTCCGCTCTGTGCCCTGTGCGAGAAGAACGAATGGGGCACCAGCGTGGACGAGAAGGGAGATCCCAGCAAGGGCAAGGCGTGCAAGGAAATGAGAAGGCTGCACATGATGCTGCCAATCTCCGAGTTCCCGTTCTTCGTCTCCCTGTCGCCCAAGTCAATTAAAATCTGGGATACGTTCATCTCCGGTCGCCTGGCCTGTGGCTATACCGATCTCAAGGCTGAGGTCATCCTGGGGCTGGATAAGGCGACTGCTGGAGGATTTACCTTCGCAGTGATCAAGCCTCGCAACGGGGCAGTGCTGAAGCCGCTGGAGACGATGAAATACAAGAAAAAGCAGGACGAATACCGGGACATCTGCCTGCAGCAGGAAGTCGAAGCAGATGATTACTTCAACGAGGACGATGAAGGGTCGGGCGGGGTAGTGGATGCTGGCGGTGCTGAAGGGCAGACGACGGTGACGACAACGCAGAAGGTCTACACAGGCAAGGCCGAGGTTCTGCCCGAGGAACCCATCATTTAGCCTATCTGACGTAAAAATAACCTTTCCGGTTGCCCCCGCTTCCGGAAACTGGCCGCCTCGTCTGTTCCAGCCAACGGCGGGGCGGCAATAAATCTTAAAGAATAATTCTTGAAAATTAAGGCAGGTGGTTACCATGCGGATGCGGCGGAGGTAAAGCTACCTTGGGCGCAGAGTAACACCTCAAATACAACTTTATAGCCGCCTCGCCCAACCCGGTCCACGAGGCGGCGCTACGAAATCAATCACATTGACATAGAAGGTTGCGGGGCGGTGGCGGAATAGGGTAGACGCTTAGCTAAGCCGGGCGAGGCTGTCTTGAAGGTTCAAATCCTTGGCTCATGTAGTCAGAAAGCGGCAGAGGCTAGACAGTCATGCAGGGTACGAATCCCTGCCCGTCCCCGCAGCATTTTTTAAAGGAGAGAGAGCAATGCATTGTTCTTGGTGCTATAAGAAGTGCGACGAAGCTAACTCTCAGGTTTATGAAATAAAGAACAAGAGTGAATCCATAAATAGAATAGCTAGTTTATTTGATCACATTGGGCATTTAAATATTCAAAAGATTGGCGATAAAGATGCCTACATAATTCATAACGATTGCTTGGAACAAATGTGCTGTCAAATAGAAAAAAGACAAGTATGGAATCAAAATCCCGGTGGCTGTACCTTCAGGGGTGTATCGCATCAAAGTTTGCTAATGCCATAAAAATACATCGAACCTTAATCCCAATAGTAGAAGGGGTGACATGATGCCCAGATACACAAAATGCCGACTATGCGGCCACAAGGTAATATCACGGAACCTCGATAAGCACAAATTCAGAGTCCACGTATTGCCGGGTAATGACCGCCACGCCGTTGTCGGCACGAGCCAGCACGAAGAGGCGGAGTCCCGGGTAGTCAAGGCAATCAAATATAGGGGCGAACGGATCGCCACGTTGGGGTACGGGTTTGGCGGGTACTAAAGAAAACGATTAGAAGGGGGACAAGGAAAATGGGTTGCGATATACACCTCTGCGTAGAACAAAAGATTGATGGCAAGTGGGTTGCGGTCAAACGCCCCAGCGAGGATACATGGGACTATGGAAAATCCACGCTTTTCTGGCTGGCAGGACAACGATCCTACAACTTGTTCTCTATTTTGGCTAATGTCCGCAATGAACAAGATGTTGATGGCTGCAATTCAGATAAACGATTTAGCCCCATAGCCATGCCAAAGGGTTTACCTACTGATATGTCTCCTGACGTCCAGGCCAACTCCGATGACTGGGGTTGCGATGGGCATAGCCACAGCTTCCATCTCTTGCAAGACCTGCTTGACTATGATTGGACGCAAACGGTCACACTGCGGGGTTGGTTGTCGCTCAAAGAATACTGGCAATGGTCTCGCTACGACAAGAGCCACGGGGAAGGCCCTGATAGCTATTGTGGCGGCATAGGCGGCGGCAACATCGAGCATATAACGCAAGAAGAATTAGAGGCCATCGTCAAACCGATCCGGGAAAACGGCAACACCTATGCCAATCAGGAGCAGGAGTTGGATGAAATCGGGCGGAGTTACTACGGTCTGTGCACGTGGGAACAGCCATACTACAAAACCTGCCGGGCATTTCTCTCTGACTCCATTCCTCAGTTACTCCGCTTGGGCAAACCCGAGGACGTGCGTATCGTGTTCTGGTTCGACAATTAGGAAAGTCGAGGTGAAACCAAGTGAAAGGTGAAGTAAAAATCAGGGAATTAGCCCTGGAAAGAGACGTGCTGAAAGTTAAAGTAAGCTTTCTGCAGAAGGAGAACGCGGGTCTGGTGCAGGCATCGGAGAATATGCGCTTTCTTGTTGGGGCGCTCAAGGACGAAGTGGAGACCAAGAAGCTGCTGCTGGCCGCCTGCAAGGATGCCCGGGACTATATCGGGGTCTGCGATGAACCGGCGCTGACCAGGATGCTGCAGGAAGCCATTGACGTGGCCGAAGGGGAGAAGCCGGTGAAGAAGGATGAAGTGGGCGATGGAGCGGAGCAGGGCGAAACCGTGACCAGCGCTGACGACGATGGGCAGGGCGAAACTGAGGCCATCGCCACTGATGAACAAGTAGATGGGGGCGATCCCGTTGCCGGATAAAGACGGGTGGCAGTTTGTCGAGTACGATGACACTCACATTTTCGCTCTCTGCCAGTTCTGCGCCCACAGACAGGATATCGCCCTGTTTATGCCTTGCTGCGACTGTGTAGCAATCAAGAAGAGCGATTCTCACCTTTATTTCAGGCCGAAGTCTGCAGGGAAACAGGAATTGCCCATGTTTAGGAAAGAGACTCCATCCCTGACTGACCGGGAATTCTTCGTCCAAAAAGTTGGCGGAGAATCTCACAATGTCGGCCAGTTCGTCCGGGCTGTCATGGCAATCGACAACGAAGAGGACGCAACCAGGTTCTACAACGGCCTGATCGAGTGGGGCAAGGATAACTATTCTGCTGGATGCCCGGTAGAAGATACATCCAAAGCAAATATCGGTTTCTGCTTCGGGGAAAGCATGAAGCCTGAACCGATCGAAATGTGGATGAAAGTTTGCAGCGCCTACCATCCGTGGGGAATCGGGGTGCCATTATGAAAACAGTTTACAAGTATGTCCTAGAAGTAGTCGATGACCAAACGCTATCCCTGCCCATAGGTAGCCAGGTTCTATCAGTTGCCACCCAAGATGATGACATAGTTCTGTATGCCCTGGTTGACCCCGATCAGCCAACCACTATAAGGTACGGCATTAGAATCCACGGCACTGGTCATCCTATTTCAAATATCGACGGTCACGCCTTCTTGGGAACTGTGAATTTATACGGTGGACGCCTGATGTTTCATGTGTTTTGGAAAGGAGCGACCCTATGAGCCTCCCGGCAAGCAACCTCATTGACCTATCAGACAGACTCGCGGCGCGCTCCCCCGAACTGGTGAAAAAGCATCTCTCCCCGGTAGAAGCAATTCTCCGGGGAACGCTGCCCCGCGAAATTCCTGGATACGAGATCCGAGAGCCTCAAATCGAGATGGCCCTGATGATCGAATCTGCCCTAACAGAGCAGCGACACGGCTTCTTCGAGGCTGGCACGGGGACTGGGAAGTCGATTGCTTACCTGGCCCCCCTGCACGAACACTTGAAGGCTACAGGGGGCCGCGCCGTCGTTTCTACCGGGACGATTGCCTTGCAGGAACAGCTAATTAGTAAAGACATCCCGCTACTGGAAAACATATTAAAAGAATCGTTTCACGCCCGGCTGGCCAAGGGGAAAAGCAACTATCTATGCCGGGTACGCCTAGAATCTGAACTCACCCAACTGGGCGGCATGTTCCACGACAAAGAAGCGCAGGAACTGATCGAGATAGAGGAATGGGCGCACAGCACAAAATCAGGGGACCGCGCCGATCTGAAAGTTGAACCCTCTTCCCTATGGGCAAAAATCTGCGTAGACGACAACTGCCCCGGCCGCAAATGTCTATCGTACTCTAACTGCTTTTTAGCTAAGGCCAAGGCGCTGCTGAACGATGCCCAACTGATAATAACGAACCACAACCTGCTCATGCTCGACCTGGTCATCAAGGACAAGACAGACGGGAATGCGTCGCTCCTGCCAGACTATACCATTGTGGTGCTGGATGAAGGCCACAAACTGTCAAGCATTGCCCAGTCAGCGCTCAGTACCCAGTGCTCCAATTACCGGCTACCACTTTTATTGAAGCAGGCCAGAAAAGTCCCAGGCGTCGATTTCAACCTATGCGAGGACGCCTTGCTGCAGAATGAGGCTTTTTTCAACCTAGTCGCAGGTACCCCAGACGGCAAAGACCGGTTCTGCCTCATACCGACCGACGAATTAATCATCCAGGGCAACAAAGTGCTGGAACTGGTCGAGAGTATTGCTAAAACAGAGTCAGATGGCATGTCTGACCATGACACCATCGTTTTAAGTAACGTGGGCAAATATTTCGACGATTTAGTTTACATCCTATCGGCCGACAACCAGAAAAGCAATGTTTACTGGGTCGAAAAAAGCAAAACATCACGAGGCGGACAGAAGATAGTGCTCCACGGAACGCCCATTGACGTGTCTGAAATGTTGTCTGAGATGCTGTTTAGCAAGATGAACTCAGTAATTTTAACCTCTGCCACTTTATCCACTGGCGGCAGCTTTTCTTACCTGAAAGGGCAAATTGGGTGCCCGGCCGCAGAAGAATTAATCGTAAAATCTCCATTCGACTTTTCGCAGCAATGCTTACTATACCTGCCGCAAGATTTGCCGGAACCGAACTCACCGAGTTTCCACCAGGGGATTGTTAAAACGATTTATGACCTGCTGGCGGTTACCCAGGGCCGTGCCTTATGTCTGTTCACGTCCTACAGGGGGATGAACGAGGTCTATCAGCGGTTAGAAGGTAAGTTGCCCTACCAGGTCTACAAGCAGAGTGACATGCCCAAGAGAGCACTGCTGGACGCATTCAGGGACGACGTGCATTCTGTGCTGTTCGCCACTTCGAGCTTTTGGGAAGGGGTTTCCATCGATGGCGAATCTCTCTCCTGCGTCATTATTGACCGGCTGCCCTTCGCGGTCCCGGACGAACCTATTTCTCGGGCCAGAGTTGATCGGCTCAAAAAGCAGGGGAAGAACGATTATCAGATCTTCAATGCTTTGACCCTGCCCGAAGCCATCCTGTCATTGAAGCAGGGGTTTGGGCGCCTAATTCGGACGAGATCCGATCGGGGAGTGGTTTGTATCTTGGACAACCGGGTTACGACGAAGAGGTACGGGGCGACCGTACTGAAGTCGCTGCCGGGGGCTTCGATTGTACGGTCGTTGGGGGAAGTTGAACGATTTATGGGGGAGGAACGATAGGAGATGCCTGAAAAAACCGAAGTGAGCGAGATCACAAAGACGTTTCAATGCCCAGAATGTCATGAAAGTTCCACGACAGAGCAATGGGACACGGCAACTGCCCAGCGTTTTGGCGACGGATGCATATCAATCGATGATGCTGCGAACAGAGATGAATGCAGCTATGTTTGCCCCGGGTGCAACCGGGAAATAGGGGGTAGTGCGGTTGTTGAGGGGGTGATCGCCAATGCCTAAGCTCAAATTCAAGGTTGGTGACACGCTTAATTTCACAGGCAAAATCATTGAGGTGGATAAAGATGACGATGATCTACCTTATCTAGTGAAAACGGGCGAGAATGAAACGTGGGTGCCAGCGGAAAGTATTACTTCCAGTTTGCCTGATCTTCCCGCTGCGCTGACGCCGATGGGCATTGATGACCTGATTGCTGCCTTGCAAAGGTTCAAGGAAATGCAGAAGCCCGAGATCAATGAACAATTGAAAGACTGAGAGGGTTGGTAGCCATGAACGAGATCAGCAAGATCACAATAAAAAACTTCCAATCACACAGTGACACCGAGATCATCCCGGCCCCGTCAGGATTTTTGACTGTTTTGGTCGGGGCGTCCGATCAAGGCAAAACATCTATCTTGAGGGCGCTGCGCCACGTTTACTACAACCTGCCCACGGGTACTGATTTCATCCAGGTCGGATCGAATTCCTCCGTGGTGAGAATTGACTACGCTGATGGTCACTCAGTAACAAGAACGAAAAGTCACAAGGGGCTTAACCGCTACGAAGTTATTTACCCGGACAAGGCGCCAGAGAAATTTGAAGGCTTCGGGTTAAATGTTCCATTAGAAGTGCAGACAATAACTGGCGTGAGGCCGGTCGAGATCGGCGACATGACTTTACTTATTAATCTGGCCGATCAGCTTCAGGGGCCATTCCTTGGGTCCGCGGTGTCTGCCCCGGCCCGCGCCAAAGTCCTGGGCAAACTGGCCGGCACCGAGGAAGTGGACTACGCCGCGAAAACTGCAGGGACAGACCTGTACCGACGCAGGCAGGACAAGGAGAGGCACCAAAATGATGAGATCAGGCTGACAAAAAGCATTGAAGGATATGCCTACCTCGAAGAATTAGCAACCAAAATACAAGTGGCAGAGATCCTGTTGGCCTCGATCAAAGAAAAAAGTGAGCGGCTGAACCAATTGAAACGCCTCCAAGACCAACTGATGCAAGTCATGGAGAACCAGGAAGAGACAATTTACCAGATTGCCTACCTTGACGGCATCGTCAACGTCGCTGAGCCTATCCTGGCCGGAGCCGCGCAGAAGCTTGACCGCTATCAGAGGCTGCAGGCGCTGAATACCAATTGGGAGATGGCCATCGGGCAGATAAGCAAAGTACAGGACATCCTGGACCACACCCAGCACATTGACGAGGCCGCTACCCTGCACGCCCAGGCGACTGCAAAGGCTGATAGGCTCACAAATTTGCAAAATGCCCGGCACGAATACGCGGTGATCGGCGGCAAGCTTGCCAACGAGGAATGTACCCTGCTCCGGACTCAGACTATTGGCGAGGCCGAGATCATCCTCTCCTGCGCAGTTAAGCATGAAGCTAGACGTTCCTATCTGCAAGGCCGCAGGGAAGCCTTAAACATGGTCAACTTCCATCTGCAAAACGCTCAAAAGACGCTAGATGCTACACAGGGCATTGACCATGCCATATTGGTAGGCAAGACGATACAGGACAACTTAGTGAAGCTGCGAGCGCTCAGAAACGCTTCTGAGAGATACGACAACTGCGCCAATGCGATCATCATGCAGGACATGAAACTGAGTAAACTGGCCGGGATCGACGAAGCCGAAACTATCCTGGACACAGTTAGGGCAAAGGCAATCAAGGCCGACCGGCTTCAGCATTTAGGAATGCAGCATGGAGCAGTAGAAGGCGAGATCGGAGACTGCAGCAGGGCGATTGACACGTTCACCATTAGGGAACAAAGCGCAATCGCAGACTACAAGAACACTTTACTTGCCGCCGGGGTCTGCCCGGTGTGCGGGTCGGAGATAACACCAAAAATTCTGAGGGAGGCTGTATAAAAATGTCAGAGAATTACACCCCAAAGCTGGAGTCCCTGAAAGTCTCCATTGACAAGGCCAAGACCGATCGCATCAAAGCGCAAACGACCAAGGAATCGCTGGAGAAGCAGCAGGAAGGAATCGTTGGTGAAATAAGAGCGCAGGGCGTGGAGCCTGACCAGTTGGACCAGGTGATCCTGGAACTGAGGACGGGGATTGATGAGGACTTTTTGAGGCTCGATGATTTGATTCCTGCGGAATATAAGGTCGGATAGGGGGGCCGAAGCAATGTTCGATCTTTATGATTCCTGTCTCGCCAAAATGCGCAAAGACTACAACACCGGCAAGGGTCAGCGTGACCTGCTGCAGTCCCAGCTTCAAACCGCCCAGACCGGGCTGACCATGGCCAAAGGGGATATCGCCACCTGGGAAATGTCGCAGCTTCTATTAGGCAAAGTCAGTGATTTCGCCAAAGTTCAAATGGTATCGCACGTAGAAGGAATCGTCTCTGCTGCCCTATTTGCAGTCTTTGGTGAAGGCTACACATTCAAGATCAACCTGAAAACTATTGGCAACCAGGCCGCTGCGGAGTGGCAGGTAATAACGAATTATGGCGGCGTAGAGGTAGCGGCAGACCCTGAGAGCTCTCACGGTGGCGGGCTGGTCGATGTGATTTCCATTGCGCTAAGGCTGGCCATGCTGGAAATTTTACGGCCGCATGTAGACGGGCCCCTGCTCTGCGACGAGCCGGGGAAACATTTATCGTCCGAGTATGCGCCTAACCTGGCCTACTTTCTGAAGCAGTACGCCGCCAAAACGGGCAGGCAGGTGATCATGGTTTCACATAGTGCTCAGCTGATCGAGGCCGCGGATAGGAGCTACGAAGTGATCCAGACGGACGGGATCTCGGAGGTGAAACAACTTGGCTAACCCCGGTGGGCTATGCAAGTGTGGCTGCGGGCAGAAAACAAAAATAGCTCCATACAATAATAAATCCCGTAACTGGGTTAAAGGACAGCCATTTGATTATATTCATGGTCATCAAAGAAAAGGAGCACACTTAAGCCCTGAAACTAAAGAAAAAATAAGACAATGTCACATAGGAAAGCCACTAACTGAAGGGCACAAAGAAGCTGTTAGGCGTGGGGCAAAACGCGGCACAGAGAGTCATTCCTATAATGGTGGGCTCTGGGTTGATAACACAAACGATGGGCGTTGCTATATCAACCCCCGAGATGGTCGTCATTATGTACTTTATTATAGGGCGGTAATGGAATGTATCTTAAAGCGCCCGTTACTTAGTACAGAAATAGTACATCACATCAATGAAGATCCAACAGATGACCGCCCAGAAAATCTGCAATTAGTTCCTTGGGGGAAGCATAGCTCTTTTAGCAATATTAAATACAGCAAAGAAGAAATGCTGAACGCACTCAAAAATTATGTAATCGTCCATGGGAAAAAGCCAACGTTAATTGCCTGGGATCATGCTAGGCTTCTCCCCAACATTAAAACTATTAAGGCTCGTTTCGGTACTTGGAATAACGCTTTAGGAGAGGCGGGATTACTGTGCGCAAGCTAACTTTCATCGAAACCAACGACATTCACTGGCGGCTGGCCAACCCCCGAGCCAGATTAGACAATTACAACGATGCAATGGCAGAGAAGATCAGGGAAATCTTCGCCATGGCACAAGTCTATCACGCTGTCGCCATCCTGATCCCCGGGGACATCACGGACACCCCCGGGCTCAGTCTGAATGCCATCACGGAACTGGCCGCTCTGCTGGATCAGTCTCCCTGCCCGATCCTGGCCATCGCGGGCCAGCATGACCAGTGGGAACATAACCCGGAGACGCTTTACCGGACACCATTTGGACTCCTGAGACGGCTTGGGTACATCCAGGATGTGGACAACAACGAGGCCTGGTTTTCCATCGGGGACAAGCAGGTTAGGATCAGCGGACGGCACTACGACACAGACGCCGATGGGGGCGACAACGGCTATTACAATACTCCGCCGACCGAGGATGGCATTATTACTATCCACCTGGCGCACGGTCTGGTGATGGAGAGCAAACCAGGCTTCGACATCCGATGCACGCCCTTATCTGATCTGAAAACCGATGCCGACGTGCTCTGCGTAGGCGACTACCACCCGGGGATCGGGTACAGGCAGATAGGCAAGAGCATGATCATCAATCCAGGCGCCCTGGGGCGGTTGTCTGCGGGGATAGGGGACATGACCAGGACGGTACAGGTATCCAAGATCGAGGTATATGAGGATGGAGAAATCAAGATGGAGTTGCTACCACTTGAATGTGCCCGGCCAGGCTCAGAGGTACTATCTCGTGACTACCTGACGCAGGAGTTGGAGCGGGAGGACCGCACCGCGAATTTCCTTTCCCTGTTAGCAAGCGAGGGCGAATCCCGCTTCCTGTCAACGCGGGAGATCGTCGAGGACATCGCGAGAAGAGATGCGCTGCCGTTGCCGGTGATACAGGACTCTCTACGACGGATTAGTGAGGCACGCGAAGCATTGCAAGGGAGGGTTGCCTAAATGAACAAATCAGAAAACTTAACAGAATTCGACGAAATGCTGCTCATAGCCGACAGCGGTAGCAAGATCATCCCGCCTCACACCTGCGAGGTCAAGATCGGCAAAATCCTGGCCCACTATGATTCCTTCGCCACGGTCGGATTCACGGACGTCGGCGCAACATTACCTGATGTCAAAGTTCTAGCGGCCTGCAACCCAGCTGAACTGGTGCTGGGAACCAAGGTGCTGCTCGATGACACGATCAAAATGATCAAGGCGATGCCGGACGAAGAGGACAGGGTTGCCCTGAAGATGGCGCTGCGGGAGATGGTGACCGGATGCCTGAAAGAATTGTAGACAACCACCAAAACATTCGTCTCTACTGTCTCAACTACGAGAGAGAACAACTGGAGAAGCAACTGGCCAAGAAGATCGAGCAACACAAAAGCCTGACAGCACCGGAAGTGGTGGGGTGCAGCGAAGTTTTAGACCGGGTGATCGTGGCGATCTGCAGGGAAGAAGCAAAGGAGGCGGGGTAACAAAGTTGCCACAGAAATTCATCACGTTTGAGGGCCCAGACGGAGCGGGCAAGACAACGGTTATGAAGGAAATTGCCCAGCAGTTAACCGACAGAGGGTTCAGCGTCGTCTGCACCAGGGACCCAGGAGGCACCAAGCTAGCCGAAGACATCAGGCAGATACTGTTGAACCCTGCATCCAAGATCGAACCATGCGCCGAAGCCCTGCTCTATGCGGCAGCCAGAGCGCAACTTGTAGCAGAGGTTATCCTGCCGGCACTGCTCCAGGGCAAAGTGGTGCTATGTGACCGCTTCGTGGGATCCAGCTACGCTTACCAGGGAGATGCCAGGGGGCTTGGGGCAGAGTACATCGAGGCAATCAATAAACCGGCTATCGAGAAAGCCGGCTCCTTCTTCACGATCTTGCTTCATATAAACCCTGAAATCGGAGCTAAAAGGTCTGCAGGCAAAGACCGGATCGAGCAAGAGGGGCTTCGATTTAGGCAGGGCGTTGAATTTGGTTACTGGCGATACTGGGCGCGGAACTCCAAGAATATTTACCCGATTGACGCATTATGCCCGATTGAAAAGGTTTGCGAGGAAGCACTGAACGCCGTGCTTGATTACCTGAAAGGGGAAAAACAACATGCTTAAACCAACAGTGCTTCAAGTATTTGACCTCCCGGAATTGTGGTTCCGGGCGCTATATGAACTCTGGCACCAACATTCAGGAAACAGCCGGGAGTACATGGTACAGCAGGGCAGCTTTGCCGGGATGCACCAGCGCAGGGAGTTCGACTACTTCCAGGCCTATGTGACCAACCCAGGCAACAGGCCATTTGTGCCAATCATCCCGGAGTATTTGAACATCGCTCCGACGACCGACATGGAGCGCATTGAACAATACTTCGCCAACTACATCATGGGCACGACTGTGGCACCCAACGAGACGTATACCTATGGTTGCCGGATCAATCAAAGTCTTGATCTGGTGATCAAGATGCTAAAAGAAGGCCCGAACACCAATCAGGCCATTATCGAGATCGGGCAACCCGGTGACATTATGATCAGTGACCCGCCGTGCCTGCGCCACATCGACTGCCGTATCAAAGACGGTCAACTGCACTTCATAGTCTACTTCCGGTCATGGGATCTCTGGGCTGGCTTGCCGGAAAACCTTGGGGGGTTGCAACTGCTAAAAGAATATATGGCCGAAGAGATTGGGGTACAGGACGGCGGAATGATCGTATCCAGCAAGGGGCTCCACGTCTATGACTATGTTTGGGAACAGGTAGGGCAGCTAGTCAGAAAGGCGGGGTAACGATGCCACAGATTAATATTTATGTATCCAATAGAATATTCATACAGATCCCCACGGACGTTCTCACGCCTGATCTCGATGCTTTCCTGTCCAAAATCAGAGAGGAGAATACGCTCTCCAACCCTGCCTTCGCCGAAGCGGAAAAAAGGGGACGGTGGACCGGCAGAATTTCACCGGTGATCCCACTAGTCCGGGCAGAAAAAGGTGGTATCTCGCTACCCAGGGGCTACGCCTCACGAGTGCTGGGGTGGGCGAAACGATACGGGATCGAATACACGTTTGAGGATTTGCGCAGGGAACTGCCGATGGTGACATTCGAAAGCCAGATCGAACTACGTATCTATCAGGAGCCGGCCATCACGGCCATGCTGAGGGGCACCCAGGGAGTTTTGGAAGCGCCGGCCCGTAGTGGCAAGACAGAATGCGGCCTGGAAATCATCGCCAGGGTAGGTCAACCAGCGCTATGGGTCACACACACTAAAGACCTGGCCGGGCAGACCATGGATCGGATTGAAGAGAGGCTTGGCATCCCAGGAGGCGAGATCGGCCTGATCGCCGGGAAGAAACGACGCATAGGAAGCAGGATCACTATCGGCATGGTGCAGACGTTAGCCGCTATGGGCACGGAAGAATTTGACGAGATCGCCGGGTTATTCGGTTTAGTTGCACTCGATGAATGCCATCATGTGCCCGCGGCTACGTTTAGTAATGTGATTGACCGGCTACCTGCGCGGTGGCGCTACGGCCTAAGCGTAGGAGGAGATTCATGGATTATCGTCGAGTATAAAGGAACAATCGAACATCTCAAAATCAGTGAACTGGCTAATAGATTCAATGTAGAACCAAACGCAATTGTTGCCACTCCAAACTATAAAATATGGGGCTATAACACAAATGTCAGAGCGTATGAATGGTTGAATCTTGAGCATATTCATAAATATCTTAATACAAAACAAACATTTAAGGTAAAGACAACCCATGGACGTGAATTAACCATAACTGAAGATCATTCAATCTTTAAGGTTGAACGATCAACGAAAATAAATACGGAGGTGCGTGGCATTAAGTATGAACCAAAATTGTCTTTGGCAATTGGCAAAGAACTAAAAATCGGAGATTATTTATTACTGGAAGATCAGGCGTTCTCTTGTACAAAAATACAAGAAACCTTAGACGTTACATCTCTATTGGATGAAAACAATTTATATATAACCGGAGCATGGAAAACTATCATTCCACAAATAATAAATGGTAGCGGAGCAAAAAACCGAGGCAAAAGATACGAATATAAAACTGGAGTATATGGACCTTATTTACCCTTAGATTTTTTCAAATTTCATCGTAATAGTTTTCCATTAGATAAAGAATCGCGCATCTACACTGAAGGCGCAAATGGCCATTGGATAAAAGCATTGTTGCCGGTAACCAGGATTGCACGCCTAATCGGAATCCTTATTGGAGATGGTGCAATTTCCAAAGATCAAATTCGCATTTTTGTCGCAAATCATCAAGTTGATGAAATGATAACTTTTCTCGAAAGCTTTTCAGACTTAATTCATATGAAGATAAGGATCATAGAGCCTACAAGAGGGAAAAATTCAAAAGAAATTATTCTCCTCTGTATGCCGCTGCTTAATTTAATTCAAACAATTATGGGTGGACGACCAAAATCCTATGAAAAGCGCATTCCATCTATAGTTTGGTCATGGCCGATTGAAGCAATCAGGGAAATGATCGATGGCTTACTCGTAACAGATGGCAGCCTTTGCAAAGCCACAAGAAATCGTAATCGCTATTGCTACACAACAACATCTGAAGGGTTAGCCAATGATCTTCTACATTGTTTAAGCCATTGCGGAGTAATTGGTAGTCTTTATCGGAACGAACCCCGTCAAGGAGGTATTGTAGAGGGAAATCGTCAGATTGTTGGACGACATTGGCGTTACGATGTTACTTGGTCTCAAGCGTCTTACAATGGAAATACAAGCGGATATTTTGGACATCACTCTATATTTATGAGCAACTCCATAGAAGGGCATCCAATAAAGATACGATCTATAGAAGAAGTCTCAGAGAAATATGTTTACGATGTTTCAGTTGATCAATCTGTTGAAACTTTCATTGCTAACGGTTTTTTAGTCCATAACACGGCCACAAAAGAGCGGGCTGATGGACTCACGGACATGATTGACCGGTTCATTGGCCCAACATTAGCCAAGATAGACCGATCCGCGGTTCAGGCATCCGGCAAAATAATGATTCCGAGCCTTCGTACTATCCACGTATCAACGGTTTCGGAGAGTTTCGTCAAGCATGAGGAACGTATAAAAGAATGGGAAAAAAAGTGCGAAGAAGCCCGGTTGAACCTGGTCAAAGAGCCCAGGCCGCCACAAATGAACTATACGGCAATCCTGAATGATATTTTATGCGATCAGGAAAGGAATCACCTGATCGTCCAAACCTTGATCCAGGAGTGCCCCGGGCATTATTCGCTAGTCCTATCAGAAAAGATAGACCATATTCAGACGCTGGCGAACATGCTCTATGCTAGCGACGCAGGATTGAAATGCGCTGTAACATATGGCGAATTACCCGATCGCAAGAGGGAAGAGATTTTGAAGGCGATGAAGGACGGACACCTTGACATCCTGTTCGCCGTTAACCTGGCCCGCGAAGGCCTTGATATCTCAAGGTTTGACAGGCTGTTCCTGGTAGCGGGGTGCAACAGCAAGGCAAAAATAGAGCAAGAGGTTGGACGGATTCAAGGGGTTTGCTGGGGAAAACGGGATTGCATGGTGTTCGACTTTATCGACGAAGTTCCGGTGCTGGCGGCGCAATTCTGGGCCAGGAGAAGCGTATACGCGAAGTTGGGGATGTTCGGAAATCAAGTTAGGAGGGCAATGTAGGCGAGATTCGTTGAAAGGAGCGATTGAGGGATGAGCAACGTTGGAATTCGTATTTTGCAATCTCCAGCAGCCTATAAAGAATTAATTGCAGAATGTGAATATGAGCAGGCAGAAGTCAATAAGAAGATTGACGAACACCTGGCTGATGTTACAAAGTTAAACTCTCGTTATCACTATTTCCAACTGTTAAAAATTTCAGCGGAAGCTATGATCTCAGCATTAACGAAGGATGACCACCACGAAAATGATTAATTAGGAATTCCAATAGGGTGAGGTGAATCCTAAATGCTTTGTGCCTGCGGCTGCGGCCAGGAAACCAAATCAGGTAACAAACATATCCAGTACCATGGCAACACAAAAGCCGGGTTAAAAGGTAGCCTCGCAAGCCCATGGCGGAATGACCCTAATTTGTGCCGGCAAAGTCAAAATGTGAACCCTGCTGACCTGGAGACGATGCGGCGGAATCAGGAAATCAGAAAGAAGAAGGGGCCGGGGAATCAGTATTCGGGGTCGGGGAGACTAGGGTACTTTGATACTTAGAGGAATGCGAGATAAAACCAATGTACGCTTCACGTCCCATTCATTAATAGGAGGCAACATGAAATTCACCGTTTCACAATCGTCTTTCCAATCAGCATTGTCGTCAGTCTCCCGGCTAACATCGGGCAAAATAACCTATCCGCAATTAGCCGCCGTCAAAATCGAAGCAGACAACAATCTGACGCTCTCCACTACAGATCTGGAAACCTATATGCAAATAACTATCCCCTGCCAAATAGAGGAACCGGGCATCGTTTGCGTCCAGGCCAAATCCTTGCTTAACCTGGTCAAAAAGTTGCAAGGCGAAATTCAAATCGATCAACAAGACGACTTATTGCATATCCGCTACGGCAACAAAGGCAACGTCAAATTAACCACAATCGACGCCGCCGAATACCCGGTCATCCCAGAAGTGGATGGCGACAATTTTACACTGCCTGGAGATGCCTGGAAGTCGCACATCTCAAAAGTGCTGTTTGCTGCCGCACCACAGGAGATCAGACCGAATTGCGCCGGGGTCTACGCAGAAATACTGCCAGATCGCGTCAGGATCACTGCAACCGACTCCTATCGGCTCTGCCACGACAGAATCGATCTTGAAACAGATTGCGAAGCGAATCTGCTGATCCCCGGCAAGCTTTTGCAGGAAGTTAACCGGATGGTTGACGATGAACCCCTGACCGTAGTCTGGCAGGACAGTATGATCAAATTTTCAACGAGTTCTTGGGAAATTATTGGTCGATTGATGGACTCTGCTTTCCCCGATTATCGCAGGGTAATCCCGCCCGAAGTTGACCACCCGCTGGTGATCGACCGGGACGCACTGAAAAAGACTTTGAGCAGGGCGGCATTGTTCTCTGACGGAACGCAGCAGGCCGTAGTGACGTTTAATGCGTCGGGGAATGAATTGGTGATCGACGCCGAAAACAGGGGGGAATCGCTACGCGAAGTGCTGGCGATTGAAGAAATCCCGGAGAGTGTAAGCGGGATGTTCACGGTAGCCTATTTGTTGGAGCCACTGGGATGTTTGGGACAGAAGGCGCGGTTGGACGTGGCGGGGGAGAAGCCGGGAGTATACCGGGATGGATGTTTTCTGGGGCTCGTGCTACCAGTTAGGAGAATAGGGACAGAACAATCTTAGAATCTTAGCAGAACAATCTTAGCAGAGGTAACTTCCAATGACCGCTCAACAAATCGCAAATTTCGCAGTCCAAAACTTGTATCCCGGCTATGATTTCGTCACTGCCGAGATGGGGCCCTACCACTCTTCTATCAGGTTCGACGTTGTGGGTATCAGAAGAAGTAAGCGCATCTCCAGAATAATTGAGATCAAAATATCAAGAAGTGACTTTTTAGCGGATAAAAAGTGGCAAAAATATCTCCCATACGCGACGCATCTTTATTTCCTTAGTCCTAAAGGGATTATTAAGCCGGAAGAGCTGGACCCAAGAGTGGGGCTGATCGAATTAACGCCGGTGGGCAAAGACTACTTTCGGTACGAGTTTACGAAAAGGTGCCGAAGGTTGCAGGATCTATCGGTGGATTGCTACATCCAGTTGATCGAAGCGATAGCTTGGCGGGAATGGCGGGGGAAAACGGGGTAAAACTTTTACCTTGAGGGGAAAATGAACATACCTTTAAAAAGAGAGGAAACGCAAATGCGAAATCTGAGCGAGATCGTCGAAGAAGTAAAATCTGGTGGTAAACCTGACTATGAGGAATTGCGTTACGCATTGTTGGTCTTAGATTTCCTGTCGAACATGGATCATCATACCCTGACAATGGACATCCAGCCGGATACCAAACCTTTTATTCTGAAAATGTATCAGGAAGAGTCATTCAGGCGGCTTAAAACGGCCTTGCAACAAGACCCGAAGGAATATATCGGGTGGAACAACGATCCTGACAATCCAGGGTATCAGAAGTGCAGGGAACTGGAAATCAAGGTCTATGAGAAACTTGTTAATAAAACGAAATAAATAAGCCATAAAAAGAACCGCCCCTCTCGGAACAGCTCACCCAGTTTTATGGTCCCCGGAAGCAAACGATTCTATACTACGATTTTGAGAGGAGATGATCACGCATTGAAAACCATGGACAAAGTATTCCGGCGCATTCTCGTAGACCGCTCACTGATTCAAAACAAGATGAACTTGCCGCAGAAACAGGAATGCCATCACTGCCACAGCAAGAAGTCGGATAAGCACATGTCCAATAAGCGTCTGTGCAAGGAATGCGCCGATAAATTGAACCGGTTAGAAAAGCGGCGAAAGAGGCAGGCGGATAACACGGAAAGACGTGGCGTGTGGCTGCGGCAGCAAGCGGCTCATCGGGTGTGGCTAGCTGATAGGAAGAAGAAACGGAGCGCATAGGGGTTGCGGGGCGGCGGTGAGGTAGCACAGGGTAAGGGCTTGGAGATCATGAACCCCTACTGCCGCGGGTTCGGGATAGTGCTGAAGGAGCAGGGTGGGGAATCCTGCCCGCCCCGCACAATTTTGAAAGGAGAGATCGCTTTGACCGAAACATTAGTCACGTTATCCACGAAAGAAAATGCACATATGGCTTCGATCAATGGTTGTTTAGTTGCAGCGCAAGGCCATTTTGAGACCATGCGACTCATGCATGGACAGTCATGGGATGAGATCATAAAAAAGTATAACCTGCCAAATGTGTCATTAAGACTCGATCAGGATACAGGAGCAATCACGTACATTGACAACGATGCTCAACAGAGAGCCATGACCGACTTCGCCCTCCGCCTTAGCCGTCTCCGCATTGGCATCCTGCCGCTGCTCTTCCTGCCGGTGACAGCGTTGTTCGTGAGATGGGGGGTGGCCGTAGATGAGCGACGATAAAAAACTGACTGCCTATGAACAGGCCGGCTTGGATAGCATGGACGTGGGTATCCGCGACATCGTTTATTTGCTGAGAAAAAATGGGGTGGATACTTTCGGGTCCTGCGAAGGAAGCCCCGGACATGGTTATTACTGGCCAACGGTCAGTTTCCGTGGATCGCAGGAAGAGGGAATGAGGGCTCTTTCTGTGGCGATAGACAATAAACTACCTGTTTGGCAACTTAACCGGACATGGCTTGTCTCCAATGGTTGCGTAAACACCCACGTTGACTGGGAAATGATTTTTGAGCCTCCGGAAGACTGGCCAGGATGGAAAGCTAGAAATTCAAGTTTGAAATATGTGGAAATGGAAACTTCGATAGCGCCAGGGCTGGAAACAGCGGGGGAGATGTGATAACTCAAGGACCGTGGATGGTCACAGCATTCGACGAAAGTACGCTGACCATTATTGGAGCGCCTGGATACCGTGGCGACATGGATGATAGCCGTGTTGTCGCAGATATAACCCTAACATTGGGATATACGGAAGAAGAGGCGCATGAAGATCGGGATAATGCCAGCCTCATAGTTGCGGCACCCGATCTGCTGAAAGCCCTGAAAGCCATTGTTGACGATATCCCGGTGACCAGTAAGGAAGGCAGACCTGATTACGGCTCAACAGTGACGAGCGACAAGATAGCAGCGGCAAGGAAAGTTATCGCCAAGGCTGAGGGGAGAGATATCTAAATGTTAACTCCAGGACCGTGGGTAGCCCGGCAACAGACAAACAGCAGAACAGGCAGAAATATGGGCTGGATCATCGAGACCGAAAACGGAAGCCGTATTGGTTGGAGCGACTATGCGGATGCCATTACCAATCAGGGCGATCAACCGCCTTATGAGCAATCAGGAGAGAACGCCAAGGCAATGGCGGCGGCGCCTGATCTGCTCCGTATCCTGTCCCGGATCATCGACGATCTGCCGACAAAACGTGACTGGCTCGATCCGGATCTGGAGAAACAGGCCAAGGAGATCATTGCAAGGCTGAGAGGAGATGCGAAGGATGTCTAAATATCTGGTAGTCAAACAGGGCGACATCAATAAAACGCTTACAGAATCAAGGCTTAATACGCTATACAACATACTTGACGAAATAACTGATTACCGCAAGCAAGAGGGCAAGCAACCGAATAACCACTACCTCGTGCTCAACATCGACGAGCCCTACGCCGCCGAGGTCTACGCCATCATGCACAAGCACGGGCACACGCCCTGCGCCGACTGCCATAAATGCGTCAGCGGATCATGCCCGACTTATTACAAGGAATGTCCGTGGTTCTCACTATGGGCATCAGGCATAGCACATGCGCCCAAGGCCGAGGGGAAGCCATGCGGCGGGTAGCGCTGGCCATGCTGCTTCTGGTGATCTGGCCGCGCTCCGTCGCCGTTGACCATATCGGTGACACCAACAAAATGATCGCCAGCCGCCAGGCCGCACCAGACAGGGTGATCGAATGCGAGGTGACCGCCTACACCTCGACCGATGCCGACTGCGGGAAACATGACGGCATCACGGCCACAGGAAGTAAGGCAGGCCCGGGAACTGTAGCAGCCGACTGGCATACACTCCCGCCGGGGACGAGGCTCGAAATACCCGGTTATGGCCCAGCGGTGGTTGCGGATAGGGGTGGCGGAATAACCAATGATCGTTTGGATGTTTGGATGCACGATGAACAATCAGCCCGAAAATTCGGGAGAAAAAAGCTACAAGTGAGGATCTTACCATGACTCCAATAATCGCAGATCTAGACGGTGGTATCCGCTGGCTGTGGCCTCAATCAATAAGCTTCTGGTCACAGAGAAGCCAGACTCAGGCCATCGTTAAAGTTGAAGGCTGCCATGTCCGGCTAGTAGGCGACTGGGGAACGGTGACCGGCGTTGACATCGGCACGTTTGCGACACCGGGGATGGCGGCAGAGGCGAAGGGACGGATCGAGAAATATGTGGTCTGCCCTGATGGGGAGTACCAACGGGTGAAAACAGTGGAAATCGAACAATAGGAGGAACCCATAGATGAGCACAAGACTTGACGATTGGTGCGAAACATATACTGGCAAGCATTTTTGGCCATTAGACCCGAAGCCCGAAGAGGTTTCAATCGACGACATTGCTCACGCTCTATCATTGACCTGCCGCTACAACGGCCATTGCAAGCATTTCTACTGCCCCACAGTTGATGAACGCATCTTGACGGCAGATTTAAGATGGGTGCGCGCTGGCGAGCTTGTTGCTGGGGATAGAATATTAGGTTTCGATGAATACGCTATTGGCGATATGAAACGCAAAAAACGCAAGCTAAGACCAGCGTTTATTGTTGAAGCTGCACCGTTTATGGGTAGGACGATAAGGTTAGAAATGTCTGATGGTTCAACAATAAAGTCTTCGCCTGAGCACCCTTGGCTTGTTGCAACAAAGGTAAGCCGCAACCAAAAGTGGGTTACTGCCAGCCAAATAGCGCAAGACATATCCCTTGGTAGAAAAAGATATATACACAGATTCTTGGTGCCGTGGGACACAGATAGCAGCTATAACTCTGGTTGGTTAGCAGGGATTTGCGATGGAGAGGGTTCTATTTCATTCAAAAATAGACAGGGGTTCCAGTGCGGAGTCTCCCAAAAACAAGGACATATTCTCGATAGAATGCGAACGATGCTAGACCATTTTGGTTTTCAGTACGGGCAATCTTTTGCGGGGCATCATCTTGAAGGGGCAGGGGTTGTTAACTTGCAGATACAGGGTGGTTGGCGTGAAATTCTACGGCTCTTGGGTACCGTTCGCCCAATAAGGTTGTTGGACAACTTTCAAGAAGGGTTGGCATACGGAGGAAAAGAGCTTGCTGGTTTGGGTGAACCCATAGAAATTGTGGGGGCATACGACGATGGAGTACAAGATCTTATGGGGATAGAAACATCAACGCACACCTATATCTGCGAGGGATATGGGGCGCACAACTCCGTAGGTCAGCACTCTATCCTTTGTGCAATTCTGGCCAGGATCAACCACTTTAATCCTCGGATTCAACTGCTGGCCCTTCTTCATGATGCTGGAGAAGCCTACGTTTCTGACGTCACACGCCCGATCAAGCCCTATCTCAAAGGCTATCAAGATATGGAAGATCGGATTCACCGCACGATCCTTTGTGCTCTGGACATCCCGGGCGCTTACCCGATCGAGGCTGATTGCATCAATGAAATTGACAATGAAATGCTGACCACGGAAGCCAAGATCCTGATGCCCTACGTTGGATGGAGCAACCTTGGATATGACCCACGAACGGACATCCCGATCGTGGAGAGGCGACCGGCTGCAGTCGAGGAAGAGTTCAAGGTGTTTCTGGAACAATTAATGCGGGATGCCCGCGACGTGATGCCCGCGGATGGCTATAGCGCTTGTCTGATGCCCATTTAGATGCCATATAGGTTGCATTACGCGCCCCAAAATCCCATCGACCCCCGCCTGAGAGATCAGTCCTGCCGGGTGCTGGTGTGGAGCCGCAAGAACGTCCTGGTGCAGACGGGGATCGGGCTGGTGGTAGTAGTACCAAGACGGAACGTGAGGAAGGTGAAAACAGATGCCTGAGGATATAAAAATATGGCGCTACTGCATCCCTACCGAGGACGGCCTCTCCGGCTGGGGCATCTTCCTCCTGGATTCCACCGGCATGTTTGCAGCGGTAACTGACTACGGCAACTATGCTTTCAAATGGAGCAACTGGGGGCCGGGGGATTTCCGGAAGTTCGTGATCGGGCTGAGTCCTGGCTACCTACTGGGGAAAGTGGCAAAGGTGGAGCACGACGGAGAGGCGACCCTAAAGAGCGTTAAAGAATATATCCTGGAGTGCCGCCGAGATGGCGAATGGTCGAAGGAAGAGGCCCGGGAAGAATGGGATCTACTCGCTGAATGTGACGGCCTGGACAGCATACCTGCCTGCACTAGGTGGTATGACGCCACAAAAATTAGCGACGCCGGGGAGTTCATGAGCGAGGGCTACGATATGGACGCCCGGATGTTTGCTGAAAAATTGATGCCCAGGTTGGCCGAGGCGCTGAAACAAGAACTGGAGAAGCAGAGCGAGGTGCCCAAATGAAACACATAATCTGGCTCTGCCCAGCCGCTATGCTGGCGCTTGCCATCTTCCTATTCGTCGTGAGCCTGCCCATGCTACGACTTACCCCGTTCAACTGTGCGCTATTTTTATTAGGTGAAGGCTTCCTGTGCGCTTCAGCGATCTGTATGGTCAGAAACATCGTTTATTTGTACCGGGAAGGGATGATGAAGTGATGAAGGCAATAACCGTGCTGTTCCCGTACCCCTGGCTACTGGCGTTAAATAAGAAGCCTCATGAGACTCGCCCGTGGAATTTCCCATCAAACTATCGCGGCCCTCTCGCCATTCACGTGAGCAAGTCTCGCAAGCCGTGGCACATGAATTTGTCTCACGAGGAACCGTTCTACTCGGCATTGGAGGCGCTGCATGGGGATGCCATATTGAACAACGGGAAGTGCTCCATACTGACGCCGGGAATGGGCTGTATCATCGCCGTCTGCGAACTAGCGGACGTGCTGCGGATAGAAGAGGGCGGATTGTACCAGCGGGTTAAACTGCCGGGTATGGTGAGCGGATCCGAGGAGATGGAAGTACGAATAGCCCCGCTGCCGGGAGAGCCGGAGCGATCGTTCGGGGACTACTCAAGTGGACGCAAAGCTTTGGTGTTGCAAAGTATGCGGGTGCTAGAGACACCGGTTCCGTGCCGTGGGCAGCAGGGACTGTGGAACGTACCCGAGGAGATCGAGGAGATGATCAAAATTGCCTAAAATCCGTTCAAGTTGCTGCTGCTTCGGAAGCGCCAAGTTGAACACTGGCAAATCAGTGAGGATCGAGGAAGTCCATATCGCTCTCGGTTCATGCCCGATTCAGCGATTATATGGCCAAAGGGAAGAGGATGTTACCTGCGTCTATCGTGGTCCGGATGGTCTAATAGTGGCTCCTTGCCAGTTCTATGGGGGTACGCGGAAGAACCAGAAAAAAGAGTATATGGTGACGTGCAACTGGCCGGATGCCGTGAAGGAGATGATCAACCATGCAAAGGATTAAATTGACCGTGACCTACACGATTGAGTATAAGCCTGATCCAAATGACTATAAGCCAGATCGCACCATTGAAGAGATGGCAAAGATGGATCTGACTAACTTCGAAAGCAATCCAAGAGAATGGGTAGATTCGGCAGAAGGAATTGGCGACGTAGAAGCAGGCTATGAAATCCTAGATAGGGAGTGAATACCAATGCCAACTGAGATCATGGCGAACCAATGTGAGTGCTGCTACTGCGGAAGATCGTTCTACGCTGAAGACAAGGATGTCGAGCATATCAAGGTTTGTCCGTTCTGCGGAGAGGACTTCACCCTCGGAGAGATCGTTCTGGACGAGGGAACGATCAAACCATGAAAACCTACTCACGGCCAATAATGGAGCGCTTGCGGCAAAGAGAAGGTCTCAAGCCTAATGATACGTCAGTGGATGAAGAAATCATGAAGTATAACAAAAATCACGTCCTCAACGAATGTCTGCACTGGGAAGGAATCATCGGGTGGAGCGCCTGGATTATCGGTCTGGTTGAAGAAATATGGGGAGTCGATTTGAAGGAGTGAAGTGAAATGATAACCATAATCTTTGAGTGCTACGAAAACATGAACCAGTCTGAAGAAGAAATGGAATTTGAAGACGATGCCACCGATGAGGAAATCGAAGAAGAATGGAAGCAGTGGGTATGGGAACAGGTTGGTGAGCAATATGGCTGGCGCAAAAAGCAATAAAGGGGAGATCAAAAATGGATGATTGGCTGAAATCACTGAAAGCCGGGGATGAAGTCTGCTACAAAGTCGGATACAACTTCGAATCATACATCACGGCCACAATCACGAAGATCACGCCATCGGGGATCATACGGACGAGCAGGGACTTATCTTTCAACCCTGATGGCAGATCGATAGGAGACGGTTACTATGCCCGGCTGGTGCTCTACGATGACAACCTGAAGGCGAGATTGCACAAGGAAAACCTCATGAGCATGATCGGTAGATGGGTAAACAACAGTGGTCTGAATGGGCTAACCGTCGAACAGCTTGAGGCAATATGCGAGATCGTGGGTATTTCGGAAACGTGCAAAGAGAAGGAGCGGTCCTAATGCCAACTTATAACTTCGCTTCAGAATCAATCATGGATAAGGTATTCGAGACCGTAACATCTCCCTGCCACTTCTGCCCTGTCAAGCAGGGATGCGCGTATAGCCAGGACAGTACGAAGTGCATCGAGCGAGTAACGGAGTATTTCGAGGAGAGAGGCTGAGACGATGCAAGAGTTCACCATTTTACATATGTTCTGCGGCCTGGGCGGCGCCGCTCTAGGTTTCCAGCAGGCGGCCGGAGAGTTCCGGGGCGTAGTCGCCAAGTTCCGGACCATCGCGGGTATCGACTGCGATCCCGAGGCCTGCCAGGACTTCGAGATGTTAACCGGCGCGCCGGCCGTCCAGATGGATCTATTCTCGAGGGAAGATTACGTAGCATTCCACGGCAGCGAACCTCCGGCCGGGTGGCAGGAAGTCACGGCCGAAGACATCCGGCGAATCTGCGGATACAAGACTCCCGACACTGTTTTCTTTTCGGCACCCTGCCTACCAGGATATGAAAAAGTTCTGGCGATCGATGGCCCACGGCGTATTGATGCCATTCGACACGGCGATATGGTACTCACCCACAGGGGACGGTATCGGCAAGTTAATAAGGTGGGCACTGAACTGTATCAAGGTAACATGGTTGAGATCCGTCTTAATGGAGACGTTGATTTTCGAGATCTTACTGCTGATCACCCAATCTGGCGAAGAAAGGTTATTCGTTGCAAAGCAACCAACAGAAAAAGAGCACTGGGAAAACCGGAATTTGTGGCAGCAAATAAAATAAAAGTAGGCGACAGAATAGGATTTCCGGTAATCAATGAATCTCCTGGTTGTGCAAGAAAGTTTGTTGAATCATTCGGAGATCCACAGGTTGTCCAGAAAAACGGCGAAAAAAATGCTTCCCACACAGCCAGAATATCAAAAATCATAGATCTCAATCCCTATGCTGAAGATATTGATCTCTGGTTTCTTATCGGTGCTTATCTTGGGGATGGTTATCGCCGCCATGATCGATATGGAACTAACTTCTGCATTGGAGATTCAAAAAGTGACTTAGCAGTCAGGATTCGCTCAATCCTGCAACATCTCGGTTTGAATTGGAACGAAGATGCTTCGAACGGAGAAAATAATATCAAGATCCGTCTCGATTCACGTCATCTTAGCATGATAATGGGTGCCTTCGGAGATGGAGCGGAAAACAAAAATATCCCATGGAGTCTCATGGAACTAGAAACACCGCTCATTAAAGCATTATTCGATGGCTATATGGCTACAGATGGCAGCATACAACCCCGGTGCCAAGCAAATAATGAGCTTCAGGCGCGGTGGAAACTACCATCAGTATCTCTGCAACTTCTCAAGAGTCTACAGATCCTCATGCTTCGTTTAGGATTATATGGAGGCATTAATAACTGTTGGCCAGGCGGAAAACAAACGATTATGGGCAGAGATGTCCAGACAAAGCAACGATGGGAACTAGCTTTTCGATTTGATCCAAAAAAGAGGCCTGTTCATGAATTTATTGATGGAGCAATTTGGGTAAGAGTTAAAGAAATTAAGTCATATCAAACAATCGCACAGGTCTGGAATCTTGAAGTTGACGAAGATAATACCTTCTGTGTACCAATGATGGCTACCCATAACTGCAAGGGCTTCAGCGGGTTGCTGCCCAAGAAAGCGGCGGAGAGCCCGAAGTATCAGGCGTTGAACAAACTGGCATACCGGGGGCTCAGTCTGGTTGTTGAGGCTTTCGAGGATGACCCGCCGGCTGTGCTTCTATTCGAGAACGTGCCCAAGATCACATCTCGAGGAAAAGCCCTACTCGACCAGATCAAAAAGATGCTGGGCGCCCATGGCTACGAATTCGACGAAAACTCCTATGACTGCGGCGAGATCGGCGGACTGGGACAGCACAGGACACGGTATCTGCTGATCGCCCGGAACAAAGAGAAGATGCCGAACCACATCTACCTGCCTCCGAAGCGCCGGGTAAAGTCTATTGGCGAGATCATCGGCCCGTTGGCGTTGCCGGGAGATCCTTCGCTTGGCCCCATGCACCGACTGCCAAATCTGCAGTGGAAGACGTGGGTCAGGTTGGCGCTGATTCCGGCCGGGGGTGATTGGCGGGACCTCGAGAAGATCGGAGACTCGTTTAAAAACTCCTACCGGATCGTGCCCTGGGACGAAGCGGCCGGGACGGTTACGAGTGGACATTCTCCATCCAACGGCGCCACCAGCGTTGCAGATCCGAGGCTCGGGCATGAACCACGGGCTGGAGTGTTCCAGGTTGCAGATTGGAATGAACCGAGTAAGGCAGTTGTTGGGCATGCCCGGACAGGTGGAAGTAATGGAGTGGCTGCAGTGTCCGATCCCCGGGTGAGCGGACAAACATTCTCTAATTGCCATCAGGTACAGGCCTGGGATGAACCGTCCTATGTGGTGACCGGAGCGACCCGGCCGATAGCGGGATCACTTTCTGTATCCGATCCCCGGCTCAATCCCCGGGACGGCCGGTATCCTTCCGTCTACCAGGTGATCAAGTTCGATGATCCAGCGCCATGCGTGACCGGGACCAGGTTCGGCAGCGGGGCCCCGGGCGTGGCCGATCCGAGATTGCCACAGGTTAAGACTCGCTTCCACAACAAGTATCAACTGTGCGCCTTCGACGAACCGGCTGCCTGCGTGACAGGGATTGCCGACGTTCAGGCCGGAGCGCCTTCGATTGCCGATCCTCGCATCGGGTGTAACTCGAGACCGAACCTCATGGGCGTGGCCGACTGGGGCAAGCCAGCAAAAACCGTGACTGGCAGCGTCACGGTCAGCAGTTCCAATGGGGTTGCTACTGTGGCCGACCCTCGCTATAACCTTAACCCAAATGCAATGCCCAATATTTTGCAGGTTGGTCAATGGGACACTCCGGCCAAGGTAGTGACCGGAGCCGCAGGGCCAACGAACGGGGCGCCATCAGTTGCCGATCCCCGCAAGCGCAATGGTATCTACGGTGTCATGGACTGGGACAAATCAGGCGTTACCGTCTGCGGCGCCGCTGACATTCATTCCGGAACCAATGCGATAGCCGACCCGAGAGTTCCGGCCGACAACGAGACCGGAGCTTACTTGATTATTGCCCTGGACGGGACCTGGCACCGGCCCCTCACAACATTGGAATTGGCAGTTTTGCAGGGGATGGAGCCAACCATGCCGGACGGATCGCCCCTGGTGCTGGCCGGGAAATCGGACTCCCGCCATAGAGAACGCATCGGCAATGCTGTTCCTGTTGCCTCAGCTAGAGCAATGGGTGAAGAAATCTTGACTGCTTTATTGGTAGCTAGTATGGACGAATGGACGCTCGGTAGCACTGGAGTATGGGTAATCAAAAACCCAAATAGTCCAGAATGGATCGAGGTACGGTGATGTCAAGCAAACCATGGACACCCCAAGAAGATACTTGGATTCGTGAAGTCTACCCGAATCTTGGCTGGAATGAAGGTTTCTTACCTGAGCGTACCCACAATGCCATCAAGCATCGAGCGTCCCGGTTAAAAGTTAAAAAGCGACCAGAAATCTTCGCCAAAATCAAGTCACAGATCAATTCCGGACGAACAAGGACACCGGAGAACCGGGCTAAAATTGCTCAATCGTTAACGGGCATCAAACAGAGCGAAGCGACAAAGCAGAAACGTTCTGAGACGCATAAAGCAATAGCAAAATTCGGCCCGGAGAACTCCAACTGGAAAGAGTCCATAACGGCTGCTGAATCCAGGTGGAGGGCAAGGCATCTGCTTCCACCGGGGCCATGCGCTCAGTGTGACCATAACGGGGTAGACGTGCATCACAAAGATGAGGACCCCTTCAACAATGAACCATCGAACCTAGTCAGGTTGTGCAGAAAACATCACGGCAGAGAACACGCCCGGCTGGATCGGCTCAAGAAACAGCCGGAATTGGAGAGTGTTGCTCAATGAGAAATAACATGGTTCCTACTAAAAGTGCCCAGGCGATGGGCGAGGAGATCCTGACATCGCTGCTAGTAGCTGCTGCAGGCGAGTGGGTGCTGGGATGCACGGGAGTGTGGGTGAGCGGACAGAATGAGGCGCCGGAATGGATCGAGGTGCAGTAATGAACCGATGCCCCGATCCCACAAACAACATCCCCCACAAGAGCACCTGGGAGCAAAAGTGCTACATGGCTGAAGCCCGCGCCGGCAGATATTTGAACCTGCTACGGCAGAGGATCGCCGAGTGCAAGCGGCTAGAAGCCAGGGTGAGGGAGTTGGAGAGATGAGCCTGATCGAGCATACCCTATTCGGCGACGTCGATAAAATAGCTAATTCCATCGCAGCCCTGCGCCATTTTGAGCCGCCAGAAGGTTACTACTTCGCCAATTCCGGGAGCAAGGATTCAACCGTCGTCCGCGATCTGCTTATTCGCTCTGGCGTCAAGTTCGATGCCCACTACCACATTACCACCGTTGACCCGCCGGAGCTGGTGCATTTCATCCGGGATAATCACCCGGAGACGATTAGGGAGAGGCCAACAATCAGTATGTGGCGGCTGATTGAGAAGAAAATGATTCCACCTACCCATATCATGCGTTATTGCTGCGCTTACCTGAAAGAGCGTGGTGGTGCTGGCCGCTTTGTTGTAACAGGCGTGAGGAAATGGGAGAGCACCAAACGCCGCAAAAGGCAGCAGGTAGAGGCCTGTTATAACGACAATTCCAAGCGGTTTCTGCACCCGATCTTTGATTGGACAGAGGCAGATGTTTGGGAATATATCCACAAACACAGCATTCCATATTGCAACCTTTACGACATTCGTACTGAGTGGCCTTCGTCCAGCGGGGGAGAAGCGCCACGGGCTTTCAAGCGATTGGGCTGTATCATGTGTCCCCAGCAATCACCCCATGCCATCAAAAAAGACATGGCATATTGGCCGAAAGTAGCCGACCAGTATAAACGACTTGCAACAAAGCATATGCCCATCTGATAGAAAAGAAAGGCAAATTGGCAGACTCTTGCTGGCAATCAGGTGAAGACATGTTCAACTGGTGGATCAGCGGAAAAGCAGCACCAAAAGAGTTCAAGGATCAATTGAGGATGACAGACGAAAGCGGGGTGCTCTTCTTTGAACCTTGACGATACCACCACCGTCCGCGCCCGATTCACCTCCTGCGCCGAGGTGAGATCATTCTTCGTCGAGAAGGGAGTAATTCCACATGAATCATATCTGCCAGCAATGCGGTAAGCAATTTATTAGCTATAATTCGAAAGCAAAATGCTGCTCAAGGCAATGCACTGTAAAAGCGCGAATGTACCCGATTTCTTTTGAAGACGTTAAGAGGCTATACGAATCAGGCATGACTCAATCAGAAGTTGGTGCAGCCCTGGGAACAACGCAAACGGTTATACTCAAAACATTTCGGCGCAATCAATACAAGCCAAGAATAGAGATTAAAAGAGATATTGGTCGTAAAAAATCATGGAAAGGTTCAAATTCTTGTTATGTTGCTTTGCACAAGAGGCTATATGCGCTTTATGGCAAACCGCAAAAATGCGAAATATGCGGAACAACAGATCCAAGCAAAGGATATGATTGGGCAAATCTCACCGGTAATTATGAAGATCCCGCTGATTATAAGCGAATGTGCCGATCCTGCCATTCTAAATATGATGGCAAGATAAAAAGCATAAAGCATATGCAGGAGTATATCTATGACAGTCAATGAATACAAAGAGTTCATCAAAAACCGATATGATGAAGAACCGAGCGAATCAATGATCAAACGTTTTTGCGAAATCAACGATATCCCCTATGGCATGCCGATCAACGAGCGAATGGCGGCCAAAACCTGCGAGAATCACGGCCTGAGCTACACGCCGCCGCTCGACTGCGTGAGGTATCCAGCACCAGAGTTTGAACAGTTTTGGGGGTGTGAGGTATGAGTCTGGCCGTCGTTCCAGTCACGCTGAAAGAGGCCAACGCCTTCATCGTTGCCTATCATCGGCACCACAAACCGATCAACAATGGATACCGTTTCTGCCTTGGCGTGGCTGACGATGGAAGACTCTGTGGCGTGGCGATTGGCGGGAATCCGCTCTCTCAATACCTGAAAAATGGCCTGACAGCACAGGTGTGGCTCTTTTCTTGGTCAGAGAATCCAATGGAGATCGGTCTGACAGCGGAAGTCCGACGAACCTGCACGGACGGCACCAGGAACGCCAACAGTATGCTGTACGGAGCTTGTCAGCGGGCAGCAAAGGCCATGGGGTTCAAACGGCTGATCACCTACACCTTCAAGGAGGAATCAGGCGCATCACTCCGGGCGGTCGGGTGGATCAACGAGGGGTTGCACGGCGGCGGTAGTTGGGACGTTGACGGTAGGCATCGGCAACCCAGTTTGTTCGTGGAGAAAAAGTGGAGATGGAGCGTGGCAATATGAACCAAGACTACATCGCAGGCACAGTCATTTGCCACATGGGACGCGTATTCGCAGCCAGCAGGGAGACGGCGGTCGAGAAGATCGAAAAGAAGCACCCGGGGCTGATCAGACTGAGGGTGTCCGAGATCGAGCAGCGAGGGACTTGGGAGTACTACGGGACAGAGAGCGACAGTGCAGTATGCACAAAGGGGGTGGCGGAGGCATGAAAATCTACAAGGTCATAGCCGATAGCAGGCCGGAATGCTGCTTCCTGTGCCCGCTGAGAGGAAGCACGATCAAGTTGACCCTCGACTGCGGCAAAGTAGGGCAACGGGATATTGGCGGTGGGTGGACCAGCAGTAGCCGTTACCCAGACGACAGATGTTTATTCGAAGGGGTGGCAGAGGCATGAACATCGCGCCAGTGCTTAGATGGCCGGGGAGCAAATGGACTCTCGCTCAGTGGATCATTGACCAAATGCCCGAACATGTGCATTACCTGGAGCCGTTCTTCGGAAGCGGCGCGGTGTTCTTCTGCAAACAACCCTCGAAGTTTGAGACGATCAACGACTTGGATAGTGATGTTACAAACCTGTTCCGAGTGATCCGGACTCGCAAAGATGAACTAGCTGCCGCAGTTGAAATGACTCCCTGGAGCCGCGAAGAATACGATGCCAGTTTTACGCACGCCGGCGATGAGCTAGAAGATGCCCGGAGATTTCTCGTAAGGTGTTGGCAATCCTTTGGTGCAAAGTTCAACGATGAAACAGGCTGGGCGCACTCCATATCATCCAGAGGCCGCTATTGTACTCAGAACTGGAGAGCATTGCCGAAGAGAATCGCGGTTGTTGCTGACCGTTTGCTACATGCCCAGATCGAAAATCAACCAGGGGTCAAAGTTATTAAGCGGTACAGCAATCCTGAAGTGCTTATCTACTGCGATCCGCCCTACGTTCAGAAAATACGAGGCGACAGATGGAGCGGAGAAATGTACAGCGCCGAATTGACCGACGCCGATCACGCTGAATTACTCGATGTCTTAGATGCTCACCCGGGCCCGGTCATCCTCTCCGGCTACGCCTGTCCGCTCTACGATGACAGGCTGAAACACTGGACACGGTTGACCCATGATGCCACGGCGGAACGAGGAAAGAAGCGGACGGAAATTTTGTGGATGAACCCGGAATGTGTGAGGCGGCAGGGGAGGCTGTTCGATTGAATAGATCAATTCTATCAAGTGATAAGCAGGACTGGGAGACACCGTGGACACTATTCAACCCGCTTGACAATGCGTTTCACTTTGATATCGACGTATGCGCCAATGACACTAATACCAAGTGTCCACACTTTATCTACAACGGCAGCCTAGAAACCGGTTGGAAGGAAAAGTTTGAAGAAAGAGAAGGAGATTACGCTCCGGTTTGTTGGTGCAACCCGCCCTACAACCAGGCAGAGAAATGGCTCAAGAAAGCCTATGAGGAAGCCCTGAAAGGTTGCACCGTTGTCTGCCTGGTCGCGGCCCGGCCAGATACCAAAGCGTGGCAGAATGTAATCTTTCCCCATGCTCAGGCGATCTGCTTCATCCGGGGACGGATCAAATTCGTGGGGGCGAAAGACCCGGCCATGTTCCCCAGCGCGCTGGTAGTGTTCAAGGATGGACCGTTATGGCAAGAGCAGACTGATGCGCTAGAAAAGTTTGGCCATGTCGTTCGCTAGGGAGTGACCCATGACCAACGAGAACACCAAGAAACTGGTCCAACGCAACGCCGATCTAAGCCGTGAGCTCAGCGAGATGAAGCGGGTGGCGAACAAGGAATACTACGCCATCGTCTGCAAATGCGGCAAGACGTTTCTCATCCGGAAGGCTGAGGCCAAACAGGTGCAGGTGTGCCCGTTTTGCGGGGAACGACCGTGGAAAGCAGTGCAGCAACAACTTTTTGAGGATGAATAATTATGCATTCTGAGGAGGAGCGAACCTATGCGAAACCTGGACGATCTGACCATGACTATCAACGAGATGATCAGCGCATTAGACGGGGCTGCTGGGCGGTTGCTGGTCGCCAGCATGAAAGACCCGGTAGTCAGGAAAGCGATGGAGATGATTACCGAAGTCTCTATTGCACTTGGAGAAATGGGGCAGGAGGCTGCTAACCTGTGAAATTATGGCAGCTAGATGACGAGGATGGTTGTTCTTGTATTGCTCCCGGAGAGACGGAAGATGAAGCCAAGCAGAACACTAGATGCCGCTTTGCACAAACAGTGTGCGATGCCAACGAGATCGAGACCGTCACCGACAAAGATGGCAACGCGTACCGCCCTATTCTGCTGCCATTGTACAAATTGTACGAGGCGAAACTAAGTTGGGGATACCAGTCAGATTTGATGGGCAGAAGTGGCACAAACAACGTATTTCGACGCTGAGGGAAACGTGATTGCTGATTACAGGGAGGCGAAAATCGATGGACAGTAAAGCAATACAAAACTGGCGAAATAACCTGCTAAAACACCCCGAATATGATCCTGTTCGCGTTGTCCGGGGAGATATGTTTCAGTTGCTGGACGCGGCAGAGAGCTTCGCCAAAGGTTGTGTGACCTGCACGTATGGGCATGAGCAGTTTAACATGCTCTCTGAGACCGCTTTGTCCTGGCACAACGAGGGGCAGGCGTTTCAGGAGCAGTTGAGGGTGCTGGCCGACGATGTAGAAATGTGGGAGAAGGCCGCTAATTATTGGAAAGCGCATTATGCCCAGTTAACTGCCGATAGCGCAAAGACTCTGGAAGCCGAGTTGCGGCTGAGGGAGAAGATGGATGAGGAGATCGAGGATCTCCGGGAGCAGGTCAGCTCACTTAGCAACCTAGACGACGGGAGGAAGTTTGCTGGATGACACCACAGGAGATTAAGGATCTTCGGGAACTGGAGAAGTGGAACAGAGGATTTTACCCTACGCAACAAACCCTTAAGAAAGCGTGGGGTGCCCTGCCTGATCTGCTGGACGCGGCAGAACAGTATAACGGGACAACTCTACGATCTGCCATAAAATTTGTCGAGATTGCTGAGGCTCATATGGAGACTGCAAGGGTGTTGGCCGACGAGAACGCCGAACTGCAGAAGCGAAATGACGTCCTCGACAAAGCTCTACTCCGGCGGGAAAAGAATGCCATTAATGCGATAGTGCATGAAGCTACACAGAACAGGCAGATCAGGCAGTTACAGCAAGAGATAGCCGCCAAGGATGCCGAGATCTCGGAGCTTAAAATCGACCTGGCTGAAAACGCTCGACAGGTCGATCAGGCAGTCGAGGAGATGAACATCGAACACGACTGTGAAAAAGGCAGTTGGATGGGATTAGCCGCTGATAAAGAAGAGGAGATCGCCACCCTCACCGACCGGGTATCTGCGGTAGAGGAAGAAAACATCGGCCTACGCAAGGAAATAACATGTGTCAATCGGCAAACCTATGATTCGGGGCGTACATTGCTAGGCCTGGAAAATTACCAACTTCGGACAAATCTTGCCGCCAAAGACAAAGAGATCGAAG